CGCGGATTGTGACCGTATCGCCAGGCTGAAATTTGTGAGGATAAGACGGCATAGGTTAAGCACCACCTTGAAGTAAATCATCAAAGGAAACGGAAGGGGGAGGAGTAGGCACGGGGGAGGATTCAATAAGAGATTGGTAGGCGGCATAAATTTTTGAAGCGTAATACAGTTTGCCGTCCTGAGTTGTGAACCCAAAGAAATTTTTATTGCAGACACCTGTGGCAGTGACGATTTGGGGGGAATCAAAATCACCGCGGGAAACGGCGGTAACGTCAGAAACAGGAATGAAACCGAAACGAACCCAAGTTGATAAGTTCATATAACGAGCGATGGATCGTTTGCGTAGATCAGAGCTTTGGCGAAAATCATCATAGAGAGCTTTACATTGAGCGAAGGAGGGGAAGAAAATTTTTTGGTTAGGAAGGATGGTGGGGTAAAAAAGATCGGTTGTTTCGGGGATCAAAAGAAGTCACCACCTTGGAGAAGAGAATCAAAAGAGAGAGAAGAGGGCGGAACGGATTGGAGTTTGGATTGTTCAAACATAGGGGAAGAAAAAACCACGGAAGTACCGTCGAAAAAATAAGAATCAAATTTTGGAGATGGATAGCGGTTTACATGAACAATGGAAAGTGTTTGTCCGCAATATTTTTTCATAAACTTTGTGAAAGTTTTTGGGACTTTGATTCCACCATATTCGTCCAAACCAAATTCGGATTCCATATCATCCCACTGACGGATGGTAACTTTATCTCCAACGTTGTAGGTAGGATAATCGGCAGGGTTAAGAGGTTTCATTGAGGGAGTTCACCTCCGGCAAGGAGTTGGTCAAAAGAGATGGCGGGAGGAATGACGGAAGAGGATTCGTTAAGAGGGGCGAGCATGGCGGGTGAGAGGAGCCAGCGGCTGAATCCAATTGTAGAGGGGGTGCCATGAAAGAGAGAGAGAATAGGATCATCAAACTGGAAGATATCGGAAGAAAGATAACGTTTATCTCTGTCAAAATAGGAAGGTTCGTTTACGATGGTGAGAGTGGCACCGCAAAGGTATTTCATTTCGCTATTAAAGAATGAGTTGTCCGGCAAGTAAATACCATAGGCACTATCATGATGGCTGATGGAATTGAGTTCATCCCAGGAGAGGATGCGGACGCGCTGGCCGAGGTAGAGGTCTTGGAAGGTCACAGAAAATCACCTCATTGAACAGTATGAGCGCCATAACAAGCAGCGTCAGGGACGATAGGACTCGGCATAGGGGTGGGGCTGCCGGATTTGGACTGGGGTTCGGGTGCCCAGGAATGGGGCTGGCCATCCAGGATTTGCATTTCCTTGGCGATGGAAGCGATAACGAAATCAAGAGAGATGGGCTGACCGGTGGTCTGGCGGCCCCAGTAGGACTTGCCCCAGCAATCAAGAACAACTTCACCGCGGGCTTTGAGCTTTTCACCGAACCAGTTGGAGACTGCCCACCATTCAAAGATTTCGGGCGGGGTGGTGTCGAGGTCATCGTATTCATCGTCGCTGTAGACAGCACCGCAACACTGGCAAACACGAACGGTTTCGGACTCGCAGCAGGCACGGGCTTGGGCGAGAGTAGGGTAGGTGAGGCCACAGACGGGGCAGATATAGGGGGCAACAGCTTCCGGGACGTCAGAATCATAATCCGGGTTTTGGAATTTGGAATCATCGAGGTCCGTGACGTCAACTTCATCAAAGTAGCTGGAATTACCGCACTCGGAGCAGGTTTGGGAGGAGGCATCACAGATAGCGGATTCGTAATCGGATTCATCGAAAGGAGGATTTTCCGGGATGCTGGCGTTATAAGCGAGGGCGGAGAGGATAAAATCCATTTCCTGGTTCATATTGCAGAAGACTTCACGGTTGATGAGCTGGTCGAGAATTTTTTGGTTGGGGGTGGAATCGGAAGAATATTCGTGACCGTTGACGGTGTAAAGCATAAGATCAACTTCCTTTTTTTGTATGTAGGGGGGGGTTCAGGATTCAAAATCGGGGTGGTCGAGGGCGGTGGCGTTGGAAAAGAAGACATCAACCATATCCTGATCGGATTCGATGTTATAGCAGCCGCCGCAGGAACCGTTTACTTCCCACTCATTGGAATCGGGGTTATATTGATAGAGGGTGAGAGCTTTTGCTTCGCCGTTGAGATACTGCTGATAGAGTTCAAGCTCACTCTTGATCACGTTCTCAGCACGGGAGCGCCAGTCCGGGGTGGAGTAGCCGAGGTCGGCCACGTCCTGGCGGGTGCAGACGGCGAAACCGGCAAGGCCGGAATCAAAATCATCATGGAACGGAGTGGTGGAGAGAGCGATGGCGGAGTGAACGTAGGCATAGATAGGAAGCTTGACGTACTCGGATTCAATGCCGGCTTTGACATCAGGGACAAAAGCGCTGACAGGTATATCACCGGAGAAATAACGGTTGGGGGCGATATAGAATGTGGAGTAGCAATCCCAATCCGTGCGGGGGTTGGGAGGGAAGAGGTCGGGTTCTTCGGAGATAAAATAAAGATCATTGCCGGACTTGGCGTAGGTGCCGGTGAGGGTTTGTTTGGTTTGAACAGGGATGGTGAGGGTGGACATATTTCAAGCCTCCTTCTTGGATGCGGATTCAACTTCCGGCTTGGATGCGGCGTTAATATAAGTGTTGACGGCGGCATTGAAGCGATCAAACAGGACACCGCTGTACATGACAAGGGTTTTGAGCTGCTGGGCGGTACGGTTATAGCGGTTGCGGAACTGGATGTGAGCTTCGTTCCAATCGGTGTTCATGATTTTATAGACGTTGCGGTAGGTGACGGAGAAGTTGCAGGAGGTATCATAATAGATAGTAGCGGCCTTGGCAATGGCAGCATTGATGGCGGCAGCACGTTCATCCAAAAGGGACTGAGAGGGGGCGGGCTTGGGCTGCTTTGCGGATTCATCCGGCAGGGGAGCGGGGACGGGCTGTTCATCCAGAACGGAGGTGGCCGGAGATTTGATGATGCAGGGTTCGTCTTTGATGAGGCCGAGTTCCCGCTGGACACCGAGGGGAAGCTGAGAGTTGGGGTTGGAATCGTTTTTGCGGACGTGCTTGATGATGGCATCGTTATAGAGATCGTTCAAAATAGAATCGAAGATTTCGCGGTAGGTAGTGGAGGATTCGATAATTTGGATGGTGGAGAGATAGGAGGTGCAGGCATGGACTTTGCGGTAGTTGATGCGCTCCTGCTCCTGGACAAAGCCGTAATCGCGTTTCATTTTGGCGTAGATCTGGCTGAGGATATCGCGGACGGGAAGAGAGACGGGGAAATCAGCAGCGGCAATAATTTCATCGTAGAGGGTGACGATACGCTTTGCCAGGCCGGTTTTGGTGGTGAGGAACCAGTCGTCCTGGGTTTTGAGCTGGCGGATGGCGGCGTCAAGAGCTTTTTCGGAAGTGATTTTTCTTTCAAAGTCAGTCATGGTAGATTTCCTTTCTTGGCTTAGAGTTTAATGGGTAAAAGAAAAAAGCCTTGCGGGTGGGCAGGGCTTTTATAGTGGAGTGATTTAATTAGAGGCTGAGCTGGGTCGGGTCTTCATCGGCGATTTGAAGGGCGCGATAGAGAATATTGGAGATGGCTTTATTGGTGAGAGCCAGCAACTTTAAGGTCTCGGTATCGCTGGTGCAGGCAAAGGCTTCAAAGTGGGAATTGAGATAGTCAACATAAGAGCTGAGAAGAAGAGAATCGGTTTCGTCGTGGTAGGCTGTTGCGGTATCGGCAAGGATGCGGGTACGGGCAAGGGCAGAGATGACAGGGGTGTCACGGAAGTTGATAGGATTATAGCGGTCGGTCACATGATGAACGGTCCATTTTTCTTTGCCGGTACATTCAAGGATGAAAAGGCGGGCGGTACTGTACTCCAAGTCGGTATCAATATCGTTCTGGACAGCATCAATCTTATCAGGGGCAGGGTCGAGATTATAAATGCTCTGGCCGGAAAGTTTTGAGATGAGAAGCAGGCGGGGATGACTGGAGGAAAAACCTTCACGGCTGCCGTTGTTGATGTTGGAAAGATAAGCGGAGGTCATGAGAAGGTCCTCACGGGAAGCGGGGATGGGGTAAGCGAATTCATAGAGGAAAGTGGTGAGCTGCTGAAAATCCATAGGATCGCGGTTGACCTGGATGACCATATAGGGTTCATTGTCGGAACGGAATTGTGTGGCCGGAGGGGTGAAGGTGCGGAGCTGGGAGAGGGTGATGTGATGAATCATGGTTAGTCCTCCGTGTCATCGTTTTGAACAAGGTATACAAGTCTGGATTTGACAACGTTTAATCTATCTATAAGAGTTTTGCGCGTTCTATTCAGCTCTTCAAAACTAGAACTTTCAACAAATTTCGAATAGAATCCAGGTCTAGGGAAGCAATCTTCATACGATTTTATAAACAGAACTTTATCTTCAACGCTGTATTCGTCTAGTGTTGGTGGGGTAGGCGTATCCGAAACCTGATAAAAATTATAGGTAAACTTTTCATTTTTGCTTTTACCATCCTCCCGCTCGATAAGAAAAATACGATTGGGATTATGCTCCAAGTTGAGTTCAACATCTCCTTGACGGTCATCCCAAGAAGGAACGGCAGATAAAATACAAGAGTAAACACGATATTCATGAGAGATGATAAGCCAACGGGTTGCTTGTGAATTTTTATTGTGAGGCTGGGTACAGATATCACCTGTGATAAAAGCAATATCAGCACGAGTTCTGACAGTGGGGGCCGTAAACTTATCAAGGTATCTAATAATATCATAATAGGACACAGCAGACTTATTGACCTTGGTAAAATATATCGTTCCGTCCGGTTCTCCATTGCAATCGACAACAAGGCTTTTGGGGATTTCGGCTAAGGCTTGAAGCTGCTTGACGTTAAGCCAGGTAATCATGATTGATATATCCTTTCGTTATAAGATTCAAACGGGAATGCCGGTGATTTCTTCAAAGATATCAGGGTCAAAATTGGGGATGGAGCGAACAACTTCACGCTCTTTGGGAGTTAAGGTATGGTTCCACCAGTGGATACGGTCTGCCACAGAATAGCGTTTGGATTTCATGATGCAGCCTGTGACTTCACATTCGGGGTGCTCGGCTTTTTCTTTAGAATCAACGTATTTTTCATCAATAACACGAGTGCCATTGCCCGGCATACTTTGCAAAATTCGAAAAGCATGACTATCACGCCATTGCTGGAGAGTAAGGCTAGAGGGTTTATTGAAGATCATAATGCAGGGCTGTTCTGTACAGAACACACCACTGGAAAAAGAAGTTTTATTCCAGTCACCAGAGTTATTGTTGCCGATATTATAGAAACCAGAATTTCCATGACCGTTATTATCACCGCCAGAATTATAGTTTCCGATGTTGCCTCCGCCGGAGTTGCAATCGCCGGTATTTCGGTTGCCAGTATTTTCATCACCGATATTTCTCCAGCCAGAATTTTGATTACCAACGTTGTTGTTGCCGTTATTCATATGGCCGAAATTGAAATCCTGAATATTATAGCTACCATAGTTGCAGTCGCCAATATTGCCATCGCCTTTATTAAAGTTGCCAATGTTCATAATGCCGGTGCTGGAATTGCTGATATTGGCAAACAGTTTTAATTCTTTCTCGGAAAGTTCTTTGACAATGCAGAAGTGGTTTGTGGCACCGAATTTATCGCACAGAAGAATCTTATCAAGAGCGACGATTTCAACAAAGGAATAATTTTCCAGATGATCATTGATTTCATCCAGGCCAGGAATAAACCAATACGCGAGGTTAGAAAAGAAACGGAACGAACTCCAGAGGTCCAACGATTCATTTAGATAATAATCTTCGCCGCAGCAGTAAGGCGTTTCACGGCTGTGCATTCGACCATTAGGGCTTGACAGAATTTGTGTTCGACTTTTGTTAAGGACCATATAACCTTTCTGGGGACCGGATACTTCTTTGGGCTGAACCTGATTCCATTTATCGAAAATAGACATGATAGTAATTCCTTTCTTGAATCACTTTTTGGTTCGGTTAATGCACAGCAGCGAGGACGGGGGCGGCGGCACAGCAGAGGGTTTTGCAGCCGATGACGCGGCCTTGGGTATCGCGGACCATGCAGCAGGGGTAAAAGACATCGGAGCGGGTAGGAACGCGAGAGGCGACAAGAGCACTGACAATGTAAATCGTATTGGGCATGGGGTTTGGCAGGTTTTCGACATCGCCATAGTAAGAGTGGGAGATAGGGATGGTTGTACCGGAAGCGGTGGTGAATTCGCCATCGGAGATGGATTCAACATAGACGCGGGCAACCACGCCGAAGGGCTTGATGGAGGCGGTGCCAATGTTGATTTCGTGCGGGGTGAGGTTGAGAATTTGGGTAGACATGGGGCGGTACTTCCTTTCATGCTGCGCAGCTTTGTGGCTTGCGGATTCGTTTTTGAATTTACAATTTGTTCACTATATTTTTTAAGATGGTAAAATTTATGCAGATTTTTACTTGAAAAGTTTGGTGGAAACGGAGAAATAATTTTGTTTTGCGGGTTGGCTTATGATTGGATTATACAACCAAACGTTGTAACACGCTAGTACAAAAGGTTGGACATCAATAATGATAGCGGCGTTTCAAATCATATTCGCCGTTGGGGGTGAGGCCGTTGGGGGCGGACCAATCGCAGGCATCCTCTTCGTTTTCGGCAGAGGGGTGGATGATGGGCCAAGTGACGACATAGCACGGGGCGGTGAAATCCTTGGCGATTTCATTGGGACAGATGGCTGTGGCAACGTACTGGGCGATACCGTGGTAACAATCATAGGAGCAGTAGGCTTGTTCCAGAAGGATGAGGAGCTTACCATCGTAAGAGCAGGCACCGTTGAGTTCCAGGCGGGAAAGTTCGGACTGGAGGTTTGAACTGCACCCCATTTGTTAGACAGTATGATATACTATCTAACAAGTGGGGTGTTTTGCTATGCCAAAAGGAGTACCAAACAAGCGATATACGCCAGAATTCAAAAAACTGGTGATTGAAACCATGCAGAAAGAGAAATTGAGTTACAGCGAAACCTGTCGTAGATTTGGGGTAAACAGCAGAGATCGGATCAAATCATGGGAGCGAATCTATCTGGAGGAAGGGCCGGAAGGCTTTGCCGTCGAACGGCGTGGCCGCGGCAGCACTGGTCGGCCAAAGAAACTGCCAAAGGATGTAGAAGAAGATCTGCTGGCCGAAGTGCAGCGATTGCGTGCGGAGAACGATTACCTAAAAAATTTGCAAGCCTTGGTTTTGGAAGACGAGCGACGCCAGCGCGGAAAACGCTGGTAGTTCAGAAACTAAGGCAAAAATATTCTCTCAATCTTCTGCTCTCAATCGCTCAACTGCCCCGTGCAACTTTCTACTATCATTTGAAGCAGATGCAGAAAGAAGACAAATATGCATCTGTTAAGGAAGAAATCACAACGATTTACCACGAAAACAGGGGTCGGTACGGCTATCGCCGGATCGCGGCAGAACTTCGCAAGCGTACATTCTCTGTGAACCACAAGACTGTCCAGCGGCTTATGAAAGAGTTGGGTTTAGTTTGCCGTGTCAGAATGAAGAAGTATCGCTCTTATAAGGGAGAAGTGGGCAAAATCGCATCAAATCTGCTAAATCGGGATTTCCATGCCGAAAAGCCGAATCAGAAATGGGTCACGGATGTGACGGAGTTCAGCCTGTTTGGAGAAAAGCTCTATCTGTCCCCGATTCTCGATCTGCACAGTAGCGATCTGGTCAGTTACACCATATCGGATCGTCCTGTACTCAGCATGGTAACCACCATGCTTGACGAGGCGTTTGCAAAGATCCCGGCCGGAACAAGCCTGATTCTCCACTCTGATCAGGGTTGGCAATATCAGCACAAGCAGTACCAGCGGATGCTCCGCGAGAAGGGTATCCGACAGAGCATGAGCCGCAAGGGAAACTGTCTGGACAATGCTGTGATAGAAAATTTCTTCGGACTGCTCAAAAGTGAACTGTTATATCTGCAAGAATTTCAGTCCATGGAACACTTCAAACAGGAACTGATCGAATACCTGGATTACTACAACAACCGCAGGATCAAGGCAAAGCTAAAGGGCTTGCCGCCTGCAATTCACAGACAGCAAGCCCTTTCGGCTGCTTGAATAATTTTTACTTCAAAATATTGTCTAACTTTTGGGGGTCACTTCAGTTGAAGGGGCGGCGGGTTTTGGTTTTCATTTTGGTTCGACCTTTCTTTAGCAGACTGTGTTGTTATGAATGGGGGAGCGGCGTTTGCGGATCATGGGGCAGATGTGTTCATTTTCAATGTAAGCTTCGCGGTCGGCTTTGGCTTCCCGCATTGTGCTGCACCGGGTAAGGACTTCAAGGCCGTCGCCATAACCGTAATTGTAAACGACCTCATATACATCCTCAGTTTTACGTTTATAAGCCATGATGGAATTTCCTTTCGTTCTATCAATATATCAGTTGATTTCGGCCAGCATTTCAAGCTGTTCTGCGGTAAAAATCCGCGCAAGGTCGGCATATTCCTTCTGTACGGCAAAATAAGTTCGTACTGCTGCACGGCTATCGGTATTGTAGCCAAATTCCGAACAGAAATCATCAAATGTGCCGGGATCGGACTTTTCGACTGCCGCAAGAATATCATAGGCATTGGGCCTTGCTTCGGTTTTCATTTTCCGCAGCTTTTTGTGTGCTCTGGTCTTTTGGGAGGCGGTCAAGTCCGCGAACGGGGTTTTGTATAGCTTTTCAGCATAGGATTGAATCGTCTCCTGCTGGATGACTGTATTGTTGATAGAATCCCAAAAAGTATCAGTCATGGAACCTTTGGGCGTGGTCAGCTTAAACTGGTACATGGCACGCGGAGTGCTTTCTTTCCAGTTGGTGTTGCTGGCGAAACCAACGAAATCAATTTGCATGGTAGCGTTGGTTTTGGCAAGGAAATCCTGAGCCTGCTGAAGATATTCGTTCATTGAAATCATCCTTTCATGATTATGCAAAAATGATATAGTTGCCGTTGGAAACATGGAGCACGGTAGTACGCTGTTCCAGCTTTTTGACAAGAGCAACGATATAATCATCCTGGTCAAATTCATCATCGGTTTCGATATCGTTGTCGGCTTTGTAGTCTTCGATGGGATAAGCATAACCTTTATCGTTGATAAGGTCATCAAACGAACAGCAAGCACCTTCGCCGTATTCGGTGCAATCGCCGCAGATGGCAACGGCATCAAGCTCCATGTTGGGATCGATATCGTTGTAATAGGCGAGCAGGGCTTCATAGCCTTCCCACGAATAATAATCGCGGCCACAAGCGGCAAAGCGGTTTTGCATGGTGGAAACATCAATAGTGATTTTCATTTTGGTACTTCCTTTCAGCGGAGCTTAGAGATAGTGGGCGGGAAACGCCTGGCCGACTTCTTTATAGGTGGTGAAGATGGGGCCGTGGTGGCAGATAAAATCATGCAGGCCGGCACGCAGGGCACTGAAGATTGCGTCTTCGTTGTAATAAGCGGACGCTTTGTTATAATCGCGCTGCCAGGTGATAAAGTATTCTCGGATTGCTTTGGATTCCCAATCATTTTGGAGGAAGGCGGGAACCTTGCCGGAATCATACTGCTGCCAGGCTTTGGCAAAACGGATATCGCCATAGATGCGGGATGCCATGTTATAGGCGATTTTCTGCTCTGCGGTGCAGACGGACTTATCCACGCCACGGATTTTGTGGTATTGCAGTTTCATTGCGGGACTCCTTTCCATCAGAGAATAATCTGGGTGCCTTCATCCAGGGCCTTGCGGAGGGTATCGGCGGTTGCCTTGAGGTCGGCAGAGCTTTCATTGGGGAGCGGAGAATTGACGGCGCAGCGGGCAAAGGTTTCAAACTGGCTGCGGGTGATGGTGCCGGATTCGGCCAGCTTGGCGAATTCAGCGAGGGAATCGGCGGTGGGTTTGGGCTGATGAAGGGCGAGGGCATCCAGCATTTCCGGCTTGACTTCCGTATAGCCAACGGTTTCAACATGCTCATCCGGGAAGGCCGTTACGATAACCGTACAGTTGGGAATGGTGTGAGAAACGATACGGGAAGCGGAGAGATCTGTGACGGTTTCCATAACGGTGAAGTAGCGGTCGCCGGCTGCGGTTTCATAATAGACGCGGAACGGGGTTGTTTCGGGGTCAGAGAGGTCATCGACAGGCTTAACGCGCAGGTCTACATAGTGCGCGGGGTTCTTTTCGATTGCGGTGCGGCACTGGTCAAGGATGTTCACTGCGGCGTTGGAAAAGCAGTTGAGGCTTTCGACCGACTGGGATTCACCTTTTGGATGTTGGTCATAACCAGGCGGCAGGTGGCGGCGAAAGTTAAGAGGATAAGGCCGAGGGAGAGGAGGAGGGCGGAGAAAATGCGGCGAGGTTTCATTTGGGGGACTTCCTTTCATTGGCAAAGCCGATTCAATTTATCTGTAACGCCAAAGATAGCGCGGCAGGTATGAAAAACGCCCTTGACGGTTGAATCAAAGGCGTGGTGCGGGTCAGACCGGCTGCGGAACGAAACGGAATTCCCAAAGAGCAGGGTTATAGCTTTGCAGACAGGTTTGAATCATCAGAGATTTATACTCGTCCGCTTGCTCTTGGTTATCGGCTTCGTACTTTGTCAGAAGTTCTTTTGGTTCCCCTGGCAGACCGGTCCATAATTCACAAACAACTTTCAAAATATCCCTCCTTTGCTATGTACTGCTTTGGGCGTGCAAAGAGGGGGCTGTTTGTGGTTTTGGCCCACAAGAAAACGCCCTAACCGGAATGGCTAAGGCGTTTGTTCTGGGTCAAAATATTCATGATATTCATGATGGGATGGTGGGATGTCATGCCGCCTTGCGGTGGGTGGCGGTGCGGTGCTTTGCCGCTTTGGGTCTTGCCACTGGTTTGTGAATGGCATACACGGCCAGAATCAAAATGGCGATTGAAACGGCCAACAGAATGAAGGGGTGGCGCTCGGCCAGGGCGGGAAGGCCGAAGAGAATGGCCAGTGTTACAGCGGTAAAGGCCGCGAACCGGGTGAGGTGGGTCAAGAGGGTTTTCATTTTTTCAGCCCTCCAGTTCTGCCTTTGTATAGACGTCGGAGTCGTTTACCCCATAAAACAAGTCCGGTGCTTCGTCTTCGCTATAGACGGAGGCTTCGAACTTATCTGGGTTGCTATTAAAGCAGCACAGAAGGTCCGTGCAAACCTGCTTGCTAAGCTTTGCCACATTGAACAAGTAGCGAAAGTCCTGTTCATACAGAGCATAACTCATGCCCACCTCGATGTCAGAGGCGAACTTTTTGGCTGTTTCGCGGTCGTCGATGTAGGCGATCACTCCACCAAAAGTGGAATCGCCGATATAGTAATTGAACAAAACTGCGTTTTTCATGGCAATACTTCCTTTCAAACGATTCATTTTAGTTACCCCGTAGGGTTGGTGGTAGGATGCTTCCTTCCCCCGGCCTACCAACTCCGGGCATAGGGGTGCTATCAAGCGGCAGGCTGTTCTTCGGCCTTGGGGGTAGCCTTGCTGGCAGCAACATGGGCAGCCCGTTCGGCCTGCTTCGGAGTCTTGCCGCTGAGAAGGGTTACAATTTCTTCCTTCTCTTCCGGCGTGGCATGGCTGGCCATAACAAGAGCCAGAACGGCCTGCATGTTGATGGCACGGGACTTCAGCTCTTTCAATTCGGCCTTGGCAGCTTCGAGTTCATTGCGGGTTTCTTCCGCGGCATCGGCCTTCTGCTTGTTGCTTCCTTGGTTTTGGCAGCTTTTTCCTTCTTGGCCTTGTTATTGGCGGTTTTTGCCGCCTTGAAGTCGGCTTCGGAAACACGTTCCAAGGGCTTGCCCGCAATCAAGCGGCCACAGGAAAGAACCAGATACTCCAGGAAGAACGTTTCGACCTTTTCCCAGTTCGTGCCGGTTTCATCCGCGGCCTTTTTACGGGCAGCTTCGGCATTTTCGCCGATAATGAACAGGTCAGCATCCGTGCAGGAATACAGAGGGCGGGCAGCATCCACCGCACGGCGGCCGGGACGCTGGCCAAACGCTTTGAAGAACGTATTCATCTTCTTGCGAACGTCCGCCGCGGCAGCATCCAGTTCAGCCTTATTTTCCTTTTCCCAGCCAGCGGATTCACGGCAGGACGCCATGAAGTTGGCGGCAAGGTAGATACCACGGGCAGAGTTGAGCAAACCGGCCTTGGATTCAACAACGCCATAGGAACGAAGATTTTCATCCGTGATAGTGGCCAGTTCGTTATCCGGGTCGGCATAGTCCTGGGCAAATTTGCCAAGGGCGGTCAGGGTGAGCTTGTTAGTCTTTTCGGACTTGGGAACCGGGTTCTGGCGGGGTGCCTTGGTGGTTGCGGACTTGGTGGTAGTAGTAGTGTTCTTTTTCATGGTAGTACATCCTTTCATTCTGTTAGATACTTCATTTCATTTTTTGCCCTGTTGGGCATGGTAGTGGGATGCTCTCTGCCCCTGGCCCACCAACTCCAGGTATCGCCCTTACAGGGTGGCAATGAGGGTGCAGTCTACTAACTGCGGGTTAGGGTAGAGGGTGTCCGCAATGGGTTGACCCTCTGTATCGAACGCCAGACAGCGCTTGCAACGGTCGCGGAGTAGGTCGAGTACCTTATTCTCGGCCCCGCCGTTAGAATAGGCAGGGACAAAGCTCTTGAAAATAGCCCCTGATACTAACTGAAAGCGGACTTCCCAAAGTTTCAACATTTCTATACTTCCTTTCTTGACACGGTGTTGACTATGTGATAAACTACAAATAAGAGGACGGAGTGCCGCCGCGTGAACAGCGACACCCCGCTTGCCTAGGAACTAATCAGCTTCTTCCGCTTCCAATTCCCAGCATTCTGTATCATTAACGAACGCAGAAACACCGGAAATCGGCTCGGATATGTACTCTGAATCTGTCCACATTGGCAAGACCCCCCTTTTCTGCCGCCTGGGTACACCATGGGCGGCTTTTTTCTACCCTTTCGGGCAGTGGGGGCGGGCCAAGAAGCAGTGACCCGCTGGGCTGTTATGTACTTGCTATTCCAAACCTTGACTAGATTATTTGATTTGACATTCCAAGGCTTGAAAGTGTAAAGTTTACAAGGTGCAGTCAAGCGTACAGCGCTAACTTTAATCAGACTGCCAGCGCGGAAACTTCCACCGTTTGGGGGACGGCTTTATATTCCGTGGATTTCCTGACTTGCCGCTAACCCGAATAGCGGTAGTTTCTGGAGACTATCCCCGCAGAATGCAGGGCGGCCACATTTTCTTCCAACTGTGACTGTTGGTGCTTTGTTGAACCGGTTTTTGAACCCCACTAGATAGCAAGGTTTGCTTCCGGGTATGGGAAAGCTGTACTTTCCGACTATTCAGTTTTCAAGGTACAAAGAAACAACGTTCCCTTGACGGTCGAATATTGTACACTTTTCGGGCTGAAAACTTGTGCTTACTTGTACCGTGTTTCTCAAACACTTTTACACGCGTTGTTAGGTTGACACCATGCCATTGGAATACCCAAAGGGTACACCTGTAGCTTATGCAAGGCGGCTCTCCACCCCTTGCCATGCGTGTTTTGCGGAAAGATACGTTCAGCGCAAAATTTACAACTAAGACTTTTGCAAGGGCCGTTGTGGTATTGAACGAATGAGTTACACGAATGAAGTGCATACCACGCGGGCCAAAGAAAAACCAGTGTACAATATTCTGTTGCCAAGGTGCAGTTGTTTCCAGTATCTGTATACCGTTGACCGTATCCAGTGTTAGGGCACCAAAGGCGCCCCCGTGAATACGCGGTAAACAGATTATCTACTTGGAACGGGGTGTTTGCTGTGTTCCTTTCGACAATCACATAATACCACAGTAGAATTTTGACCTGATTTTTGCAAGGGTGCCCACGGGGGCGCTTTACGCGTATATAAAGGTACAAATCCGCAAAATATGGCGTGTAAAGCCAGCAAGGCGTACTAAATATGGGGCTGTATAGGGTAAAATTTGACGCTATACCGCTAAAAATCCGCTACTTGCAAACCACCTTCAATAGTTTGCATAGAGGGGTATGTTAAAAAGAAAAAATAACGTGTGAGCGTGAAAAACGGGTCAGTTATCCCCTCTCACTCCAGGCTCCCAAAACACAAACCAGCGTACCTACGTTGCTTCTCCCTCTTCCACCTCCCCACATCCTCTCCTCCTTTCTCCAAACCCCTCTTTTCCTCCACTTTCCTCCCTCGAAACCCCTGTTTCCTTAATCGTTCCCTTTCTCGGAGAAAACCGCATAACAGTCCGCTTTCTAGGCTCCTTTGGGGCCTTATTTTTTTACTCAAAAATGCCATAAAAACGCACAATTTAGCCACTAAAACGCGAAAAAACAGCGCCAAAACGCTAAAAAACACATTATTTCCGCTCGAAAACGCCTCGGAACGACTCTGGCGGAGCTTTTTGATCCCCGAAAACACCCTCTTTGGGCCTTCACCAGGGGCAGATCCATCCATTTTGAGACTAGATCCGGCCAATAACGAGCACCACAGGGATATCACAGGGCGCTCTGATCGCCTGTTGGCCGTTTTCCTACCTATTTATACTGTATAGCTGGTTCTATCCGGTTCTACGAGCAAAAATTGGGTCCCACTGTCGTCAGACAGGGGGAAGATGGGGCCTCGCTGTCGCCAAGTAGACAGGGGGGTAGGTTAATCCCACTGTTGCCAGGTAGAGGGGGTAGATGGGGTCCCACTGTCGTCAGACAGGGGGTATTCTTTCGCCCCATACAGGCGGAGCCTGAAATGCCCCAGGCGCAGCCTGTTACGCTTTCTCCTGAAATTTATTTTTTGCCACTGTTGACTTCTTGTAATTAGCAGTGCTATAATAGAACCATAAGATAAAGCTCCGCAGGATAAAGCTCCGCAGGACACACCACACAGGAGGGAAGCCCACTATGAAAAAAAGAAACAGCGTAGCTCACTTTATTCCCCGCACTGTTACTATGCAGGAAGCCACAGAGGCCAAGGGTGGGTTGGACCTACAAGGTGCTGCAAGCTTACTGATGGCAATGATGCAGGCAAGCGCCGATACTGACGGCCACAACGCCCTGATGGAACAGCTGGCATCCGCCATGGGTTATAAGCTGGTACGCGAAACACCACAGCCGCGCCAGCGGAGCCGCAGTAAGAAAGCCCGTGCCGCCCGCTATGCACAGCCCAAACTGAGCCTGATAAAAACCAATGGTGTGGCAAAACCAACGCCGGCAGAGCCGATCCGCAGCCGCGAGGACTTTAACGCCATGGCCACCTACCTGCACACCCAGGGACGCCCGTATAACAGGCAGCGAAACTATACCTTATTTATATGTGGTGTGACACTGGGCCTGCGTGTGGGCGATCTTTTACGCCTTACCGTTGATGATGTGTGGGATTGTGAGCACAACTGCCCGCGCCACCGCGTAATTATTATCAATGAAAAGACCGGCAAGCGTACCAATGACCTGATTACCCCGCTGGCAGCAGGCGCGATTACCGCCCTGATTGAAGAGATGCGGGGCCGAACCATGAATGTGCTGAAGCCAGGCTGGCCATTGTTCCAGAGTATGCGCAGCCCCAAGGGAGTGCCGCAGCCGCTGGACGAAACCCAGGTGTGGCGGATCTTGAACCAAGCGGCCAAAGAGTGCGGCATTAAAGAGCATATTAGTACCCACAGCCTGCGTAAGACCTATGGCTATGCTGCAAACCACGCCATGACAGAGGCCGGGCTGCCGGCTGGCCAGGTGATGGAAACGCTGCAAAACAAGTTCCACCACAGCAGCCAGAGCATTACGATGCGCTACATTGGCTTGAGCCAGGAGCAGATTGATGCAACGGCAATGGCGGTAGATACAGTGTTGGGAGTGCCGCCGTTGGCTACTATATAACGATGCCCATTAAATTTGGGTGCCTGGCAAGCACCCACTTTTTTACCTTTACTAAATACAAGTTTTCGCAAACGAAGGAGGCAAATAATTTATGGAAAATCACAACACAGGCACCATCAATAGCTCCGCTAGATATTGTTTGGTAAAACCGGGCGACAAGGTGCGAATTACCAAAACACACCGAGCGGGCATACACCAATATGCGGCCTGCGAGGGCGATACGTTCATAATTACCAAAGTAGTGGACGGCCAGATCCCCTATGGGCGGTGGCTGCAGCCGAGCGGTGTGCTGGCGGCCAGTGAGCTGAAGCTTGACCCAAACTGCTGCACGTTAATTACGCCGGAGGAATGTGGAGCACCGGCTGCTACGCCAGAGCCAACCACGCTGCGCAGTGTGACGATTGATGTGAGCGACCCAAAGGGGGCACATAAGGCCGTGGATGATGCGTGCGCAGAGTACCAGAGCAGCCAGACGATCCACTGGAGCACGGCAGAGATATGCAGCGTAAAACTGAGCGCCCGAAGAATGATGGCCCCGCTATGTGAGCAAGGTGTCAGCATGGTTTGGTTTATTGAATCAGATCCAGGCCGCCGGCATGTTTGCTTGGAATGCGACAATGGCACGCCGGACACATGGGCGAAAAGTCATGGCTATTCTACCAACTATGTACAAATCACCTTTAACGAGAACGTAGAGTTCAATGAATGGATTGGCCGTTACGCCTGCCTGTGCGTATTAACGGGCACACATGTTGCCGATGTCGTTATGCGCAGCATCAAGATTGACACTTAAATAATTAACGAAATTTTGGAGGTAAAAAACCAATGAAGAAAATCCCAACCTTATATAAGCGCGAGTTCAGTGGCCACAAGATTGCCGGAATCCGTGACGAGATTACGCCGGGCTGTGAGGCGGCACTGACGGATGAGAGCATTGCCACATTGAAGCTTGACGGTACCTGCTGCGCAATTATTAACGGCGAATTCTACAAGCGCTTTGATGCCAAGCCGGGCAGAGCAGTACCGGAGGGTGCGATCCCGTGTGACAAGCCAGACCCAGTGACTGGCCACTGGCCCCACTGGGTGAAAGTGGCGGCAGATAACCCCGCGGACAAATGGTTTGTGGAGGCGCGAAACAACAGCTGGGATAACCTGCCGAATGCAACTTATGAGGCGATTGGTCCGCACTTCCAGAAGAATCCCTATGGGCTGGACAAGGACGTGCTGGTGCGGCACGGCACGATCAGTATTGATATCCCGAACCTAAGCTTTGAGGGAATCCGGCGCGGGTTGGAGTTGGCCGCCATGGAGGGCATCGTGTTCTGGCATGAAGGAGCGCCGCTGTGCAAAATCAAGCGCAAAGACTTTGGCTTTAAGTGGCCGGTGACGCAAGACGAGCTGAACGCGGAGTTTGGGGCAAATAATCCTGATCCATGCGAGTTGGTGCGGCGGACGGCGGCTATGTACAGCAGGCATGAATTTCCGGCAGATACGACCAAGATGTTTGATGCTGAACATGAAGCCACCAAGGAGGAAGCGAAGGCATGAAAATTATTGACTTTGAACGCAAGGGCAACCTGGTACGGTTCTACCTGGGCAATGATGACTTGGTGGAATGGTACGGTGATGACTGGGATGGTACGCCTTATGAACGCAACGCAGAACAGGTTCATGACGAATATATCAAAGGCTACTGCGATATGACGTTCCCGTTTGACGACCTGGTACTGGAGCCTCGCTGCGGGACCTGCAACAGCGGTTGGTGTAAAGACGATATGGTGGCGCAGAAAGTGCCCTGCATTATTCAGGTGCCGGCTGCAGTACATAATGACAGCTTTGATGAAAGTTTTGACCACTGGGTAGGGGCCAAGGGCGTACATAAATTTTACTTTGGTGACCATATGGAGCCGAGCGCTACAGCTACTACCAATCCTCATTCTTAAATAATAACTTTGAAGATTTTTAACAATGGAACAGACATGCTTTAGATATTCCGTACAGCCACAGACGGAACACATTAAGGATTACACACATACAATCGCCGTAATGTTTGAAGACATGGTAGATTATGCAGACCGCAATGGCCTTGACCGGAACGAGGTAGTAAGCGAGATGCTGCACGACATGAACGCCATGAGCGGTTACTGCGATATGAATAAATACCGGCCGTTGCCGGAATAAAAAAGGTGCGGCATGACGATTGAATTATGGCGAGGCAGCTGAACGTCCGCAAGCAATTTGATTTTGAATAATGGGGTCAAGGACAGTGACACCCATATTTTTACAAGGAGATTTTTTATGGGAAATTTGCAGGTATTTGATATCAAGGAGTTCGTGAACCGTGGCAACGGGCATGCCGGAACCCAGACCCTGATCACACCCAAGGGACGCGAGACGTTCCGGCTGCTGATGGAAGCCGAAGGACTGATTGATATGCCGGACGACGCTGAGGACATGGCCGATGCTGGTTGAAACAATTTATACGGGTATAAAGATTTGCGCTTTGGCTAGTGTGTGCGCCTATGGCTGGCTGAGAGTACAGCAAGAACGCAAAGCTGAGACGGCTAAAGAACAGGCAGAAAAAACTACATGCAAGAATTGCTGTTACTGTAGGATGATTATGACTGATAGCCGGATTGTCTGCGAACTAGAAGAGAAGCCGATAGAACAACCTGCCCATTGCACGCTATTTACAGAATGGCCTGAAGACTACACGTCCAGCTTATGTTTATACTGCAAACACTGCAAAAACTATGGCAAGTTTTTTGTTCGTTGCGATATAAGCGGGTTGCGTGATAAAGCCGAAATTACCTGTATTAACTATGAAAAGCGCCGCAAATACTTCCCAGATCTAGGAGGAATACACTAATGACCAATGAAGAATTTGAAATCCGCAAGAAAGAGGTTGCCAGTAACCTGCAATTATTGCTTGACGAGATGCGGCAGCTGCACGACTGGATTGTGCTTAACCCGGTAAAAGAAGTCACACAGGAAGACTATAAGGACTGGGAGAATTCGTTCGGTGCTCTACTTGACAGTTTCGAGATCCTAGACTGCAACTAATAAGGAGAAACTTTATGTCAAAATTAAAAATTGCCAGCGTTATAACTTACGCTTGCGCTGCAGCCACTGCGGTATTGGCTGTTGGAGCCGCCGTACACTTTGCCCTTTACTTAGAAGCTAAAGCGCCAAAGGCTGTAGATACAACTGCTGTATATACCACGCACAAGATCTCCTACGCATTCCTTGAAACGCGGCCGTATACAAACCGGTATGGCGGCATTTGCGGCGCTGACACATACCTGCACTGCGGCGTGATACAGGATAATGGGAGTATAAAAGAAGAAACCGAGGATGTAGATTACGTCACCATAAAATATTCTGATGAAGATTACAGCTACAAGGCCGACTTTTACGACCGCACCACATACGACAATGAATCGTTCGAAGATCGGTATACCAGCACGGTGTACTACCTGACTGACGAGATGATGCGGGACTTGGGTACTGGAGGCAGCATATGAACGAGGCGTGGGAATCTACAGTGGATGCTATACTGATGATTTACATATATGGACCGCTTTTACTGTTGATGTTAGGGATTAACTGTACGCTGTTGATTTTTAGCGTGTGGAAGATTGTAACAATAGCAAAACACATCGCCAAGAGATATTACGAAAAGTTCATATGTAAAATCTTCATGAACAATAAAAACGAAAAATAAGGTGAAAAAATTTTTATGGCACGACTGATTGATGCGGAGGAGTTTGAGGCGTACTGCATTGAGCGCGACCCGAAGTATTCAGAGGCCGAATGGCAGGCTTACCTGGATGGTGTACAGCGGGTTTTGGAGGCCATTGATGCGGCACCCACCATGACAAAATATGTGCGGTATGAGGATTGCGATAGCTCATTTGAAACTCCTGATTGTCTTTACTGTATGCTATATGGTCGCCAGACAACAAAGGAGGGGTTCTGTGATGAGGGGTATATCAAATAAACGATACAGAGATCTTATGGAGATATCAAATCTGTATCTGCGTGGAGAGAAAACACTGGATGAGGTTGTGGATGCAATCAGGCTGATGCTGGCATATGACATGTTGACAAAAATGTTTGAGGAAGCCGATGTTAAAGTCGATACCATTGGCGGACATGGCCCTGCAAGCCCCTATGACGAGCCTTTGGTGGCGAAAACAAACTATTCAGCCCAGCTAAGATACGAGCTTGAAGCGCCTGTACGGAGGGCTAAGGAGGTGAATAAAGCATATGACAAGGCTTGAAAAATTACAAAGCGCAACGGCGGATGATCTGGCCAGTCTATTTACCATCATGGACGATGAGGGCGAATACCTGCCGCTGTTGATGCCGATGAACCTGGTGAAAGATCCTGACAACCTGGACGAAATTATTCAGAGCCAGAGCGAATGGCTGCAGGGCGAATATTGGCCGGGAGATTTTGGGGTTGGCTGTTTTGACGAGCCGGTAATGCCGGAACCAGAGATCTATTCATAAACCGCGACACCGCACGACATAACATAGCCTGAGACGCGCAGAGAAGCGTTGTGAGCCATGATACAAGGAGATACGACATGCGATACATAAACCAACAGGATGCGTTAAAAGCGCTGGGAGACGAGCCTGCAGTGTGGGACGAAGAAGACCTGGTTGAGATACAGGCATGGCGCGACTGGGACGATCACAACCAAGCAATCAGTGCCGTTACGCCATTACCTTTTGAGCTGCGACCATTATGCCCGGAAGAACTGTTCAGGACAGAAGGAAAGAGCGTGATTTTATCAGCACCGGATCAGCCAGGACTAAATAAACGAGCCGTGACCTGCAACGGCCTGAAAACCAGAGGAACATACCAATGGCTTGACTTGAATGGACAGCGCTACGATCCTGGACTATTTTTGAACCGACACGTTACGGCCTGGGCGATTGTATAAAACTAGGAACGAAAAGAACCAAGGACGCGATTTCCCCAAACCCATGCGCCCACACAGTCATGAGGCGCGGTTACATAAACAAAAAACGCGAAGAACTAAAGGAAGCGATTCAACCAAGCCCTTACTTAAAAAAGGAACGAGACACAACTTTACCGCATTAACTCAAGGACGCGATTGAACCAAACCCTTTGCACCATAACAACCTTTACGCAACTACGAAAGCGGAACGCAGTAACCTGCAGGAACGCAGTAACAACCAAGAGAACGACCTCATGCGCCCACACAAGAACAAACGCCGGGGAAACGAGCCGCTTATAACATTAACGAGAGATTTATAATTACATCCTATTTTCACGCAGTTTTAGGGGGTGGTTTTGAACCTTAGTGCTATCAATGACACGCAATTTTTAGGCCGCTTTCTGAATAAACCCTTCAAAAACAGGGTTTCAGAGCTTTTTAACGCAAGCAATGACACGTAATTTTCAGGGCGATTTTAATGATTAGGAGCGATAAGTAAGAATGTTTATTAAGGAGGATCGGATCAATGATTTTTACATACAGGTGCCCGCTGATCTGATTTTTTTGAAAGATGTAAAAGAAATCCTACCCGTTTATTTGGCGCTTTATATGCGGGCAGTGCCAGTTTACGAGGATGAAGAAGACATCTGGACCATTGCTACAATCGCTGAGATTACAAACACAACAGGCACGTTTGGGGTTGGCAAGAAGAGAAGAGAACAACACAACCGAGTGATTAAGGCGATACAGTATCTTGAAGAGGGTGGAGTAGTGCATACAGAGGATTTTGATCCTAGTAAGCCTTCAGAGCTGTTTCGATACCGTTTCTGCCCGGATATGAAAGATGTGTTTATGACGGGAAATGGAACGTTTAGTTTTGCTCTTCTTGGATGTAAAGAGTACCACGTTTTGCGCAAGCTAGTTCTGGCTGAATGCCCGGATGGGCGTGGGGCGGAAACCTTATTTAGGGTGTATCTTTACTTTAACTACCGCCGTACATTGTGGCAGAAAACTTACATCAACGAAAGCTCAGGCACACTCCCTGTGTGGGTGGGAGTTTTAAGCGGTGTGGCCACAGAACTACGTTATCATACTGGAACGCTAACAAACGCAGTTAAAGATCTTTATAGTTTAGGGTTGGTTACGCCTTGTTACGGCGTGATTCCTGAAGGAATTGGTGTGAAAGGCAAACCCGATATGATGGTTGCTTTGAATCTGCTGTGCGATGAAGAAGGCCCTGCTAAGGCCATCTGGAATGCACAAGGCAGGTACCGTAAAAAACCAGGAAAAGAGCATTCCCGGTGGTATCCCGTTGGTAGCTGTAAGCCGTCAAAGGGAAAAGGTGAAGGTGCTGAGATGACAGAAGAGATGACAACGCCGGAGATTAAAGTATTGAATAATGACGGTCCTAATATTGTTGTGCCAGATGAAAGCAAGCCACATTTAATCTCTAGTATCTTTTTTAATTCAGCGATTTAACCAACAATAAAAATATTTTTTTGGAGGTATAAAACTTTGAACAAGAAAGAAGCTGAAACTTTGTTGATACTGACAAATTTTCTGCATGACCTGTGGCAGGGATTTAAGGCCATGGTGCTGGTTGGAAGCTGCATTGTGGTGATCCGGCTGGCGTTGCAGATGTTGGGCACTATGGCCACGGTTGGAATTTTTGTGGCGCTGCCAGTTTTGTACGCGCTGCTGTGGGCGGCACTTTCCCGTGAAGCGTTTGACAGCGGGCGGGTTAGCATTGAAAAGATTTACAACCTGGAAAAAGCCGAGGACAAAGAGAATGACCCGGATAACAAGGAGGACGAGTAATGTTCGCACCACCACTATATATTGTGCGAAAGTTGAACCTGACCTACATTATCAACCATGACTACAACATCCAGATCAGCCAGGAGGAGGAAGAGCGCTTTTATGTAAAGCAGGGTGACAACATGCTGTTCCGGCAGATCCGGCTGCTTACATATGAAAGCAACGAGTACAACCGGTTTGTTGTGTTTGTGGATTGCGTGGGTGGCCAGAACAAGAAGGCGGCCATGAAGCGGTTGATCCAGCACGGGTTTAAGATTGGAAAGCAAGAGTTTGTGCTGAGTGAACGCAGCGCCAGTATGGTGCGGCAGGGAATCTTGAGCTTTGTGGACAGGCGGTTGGCCCACGACCTTGACGTGAGAATCACAATGGGAATACAAATTCAAGAAACAGTATTGAGTAGTTGTTAAAATTGCTCCTATAGCAAGTAATTGTTATTAGCAAACTCCTTTAATTGCTGGAACGCCTTTAGAGCTTAGTAGGCTACAACACAGTGATGAAACAAGCGCAAGTGTGAGAGCTAGAAAACTACCAAGATTAGGTAATCAGCAGCGAAGCTCCGAACAGGGGAACGTTCATCGACTACCGCGGATGCGGGTAAGGCAAAGCGCCGAGAATGGGGAGCATCCTACTGGGATGAAGATATAGTCAGTGCATCTATGGAAACATAGAGAAATGAGGCTTTGATATATAATTGCAAGCTGAAACTTTTGCGCCTAGCGAACGCAGAAGAACAAACCAGAAATTTTACGCTTATCGCGGCCTGATGTATTCCAGCTGCCACTGCATTGAGAACTGGTATCCGACCATTGTGGTAGTGCCGGACTGCTTTGTGACGATACCAAACCAGAACATTAAATATGTATATGACCGCAAGATCCAGTTCAAAGACCGCAAGACCGGGGCTGACCGTGAGTGGGTGCAGAAAGACATTGCAGAAACTACCCGCGACATTGAGATAAACGCCTTTGATGGCTGCGGGATTGCACACCCCAAGATTATGCAGGAGATACAGCGGCGGTTGGGCAGTGAGACGCCCGTGACCAGTGTGGTGTGGCGTATGCCGTACTTTAAGGGTGTGCTGAACCAGATGGATTATGAGACGTTTTTTGCAGAACGCGGGGTACGATTCATCAAAGACATTTGGGGCGTGGAACACGATGTCAGCCCAGGGGCTGAACCCAAGATTATTGCCTGCGAGAGCATGTACAAGGGGTACAAGTATTTTAAGAAGACCGGCACGATTGCGGACTGGGAGGAATACTGGTACCAGTTCAAGAAGAACAAGCACTGCATTGGCATTGCAAAGTGGCAGTTTGACATTGACACAGAACCGCTATACACCCGCGGTAATTACCAGATTTTGCAGGACCTGGATTTGCCGGTAGACGAGTTTGAGCATCTGGCAGATTACAGCATTGATTGGGTTGAAAAGATTGAGAACGGTGACCCGGTATACACCTACTGCTTTTTGGGCATGCTGGCTGACCGGCACAAACCGCTGAATAATTATTGCGCAGCGATTTTGAAGAACCCGGAGATGCTGAAAGAGGAGGGAGTGCGAAAATACATAACCAATCTGCTTGGAAAATATAAGGATGACATGAAGTGCGGCAAGTTGTGGCTGCGCGGAAGCTTTAAGTTCTTAGTGCCTGACCTGATTATGCTGATGGAACACATTGCCGGCCTACCCTTGAAGGGGGCGCTGGAGGCGGATGAGTTTTACAGTTTTGACAGAACAGGAACAACGCTTGGCGAACGGCTAATTGAACGCAACCCACACATTTGCAAGAGCGAGCATGTGATCCTGAAGGGTGTGACCAACCCGCTGCTGGAAAAATATTGCGGCCAGTTGGTGAACACGTTGATTGTTAATTGCAAGAGTATTACCCCGCAGAGATTAAATGGCGCGGATCGGATGATGGTCCGGGGCTGTGGTAACACAGCATTTGGAACGGTGTGAACCCTTCGTCAGGGGTGTGGCCCATATGGGCTGCTAACAGGGAATGCCTGCCTGAGAGATGGCAGGAGAATCCTGTGGCTGGAAACGGCTGCAACGACTATCTGGGATGAGTGTACCAGAGCAAGGCTGCTATTGACACGCAGTTTGGAGCGCACCGCTGCCGGGAAACCGGTAGAAGATATAGTCTATACCTATAAAAAACAGCGTAGGTATGTACGATGGCGATTTAACTTTGCTTCTTGACAGCCCTTTGATGATGAAGGGTGTGGACAGGAACGCAAAAATTGTAATTGACATTGAAGATAAAGTAACTGCGCTGGCGGAGAAGGACACGATCCAGAACCGCACGGCGTGCATTATGCGCAGCTTGAAGAGTTTGATTGGTGAAATTTCCAATTACGCGAGCTGCTACCACAACAAAACACCAAAAACCGAGAAGCAGAAAGAAATATACGCCCGGTATGTTGACCTGCTCTCCATAACCAACGGTAAAGCCATCGATTTTGCAAAGACCGGTGTGTTGTACCCGGTGCCGCGGCAGATTGCCAAGTATGGCAGACCTTTGCCGTATTTTATGAAGTATGCAAGCCCGTACTATAAGCGGATGAAGCGCCTGAGCTGCGCCCACAGCAACATGAATAAGATGTGTTGGGTTATTGAAAAGTGGGCGGACGGGCTGCGCCACAAAAGGAGTGACGGGTTTGATTACACAATTATGATTGACGCGGAGGTGGAATTTAGCCAGGAGCATTTTGATGCGATTGAAAAAATCTATTTTGAGTTTAATAAAACGGTAGCCGAGCTGGCAGAGACTGAACACCACTGCCGTTACTTTGACCGGTTCAAAGATGAGCTGGAGGCTGAGGGCGTTACAAAGGAGTTTGCCGCCAACTTTGAGGTTGACTGGCAGCTGTACTACAACAAGTTCCGTGCCCGGTGTGCAGAGATTTGCTTTGACCCCAAAGAACTGGCCAACATTGCCGTGATGCTTTGCTACCAGAAATACCCCCGCCGCAGCAAGAAGTTTATGTGGGTGGTGGCCGGCACCGGCATTGTGGAGAATATCCAGCAGGTGAACATTTGCTTGCCGCAGCTGTGCGATGACGGTGAATACGAGTACCTGGGCAAGCGTTATGCCCTGGTGCCGGTTGGCAACGAACTGAACATTGAACCGATTGAAGGAGGAGAGGGGTAATGTATTACAGTTATTATTGCAATGAAAAGATGCTGCTGGATAACTTTGACGATTACAATGAAAGCCCGCGGCTGTTACGGCGGCTGTTGGCGCAAAGTGGGTATGAGCCAGATTTTTGTGCAGATATGCAGCTAGCTCATACAGATCCCAAGTACATAAGGCAGTATGACCGGTTGGACCTAATCCAGCAGTACAAGAAAAAACAGCTGAAGAAGTGTGGACTGCGGCAGGTTGATAAGATCTACCTTTATGAGAGCGACTTAACTTACATCCGGCTGGCGATCCGTACTTATGGGCTGACGCAGCGACAGGTGAAGGTTTTGCTTGGTGTGATTGTTATGTGCCGGCTGAATGGTAGTGACACGTTGGATCTGATGAACCGATACAGGATCAAACAGTTTTGCTCTTGCTTTGGGCGAGATGTAACAGCGATACACATTGATGGCGCGAACTGGTGGGACGGTTATGAAGCGCCGGTGGAGCTGGATGTGCTGAGTGACAAGTGCGGTATATTGAACCGAATTACTTGCAAGCCGGGTCCGGGGCGGATTGGCTGTTTGTATGAGTATCCGTTTTATGATCACAAAAGCGAAGCTGTTTACTGCTGGGATGTGACGGCAGAGAACAACCGGTTGGATATGGATAAATTGTGCGCAAAGATTGGGCTGTTTGACAACCGGTACTGCGAAAAGTGCGGGGAAGAGATTGCGTGGAATGCCAAGACACACTACTGCAAGACCTGCGCGGAATTGGAGAAAAACGCCAAGACATTGGCTCGCGTGACCCGCTACAGAAACAAAAATAATACCTTGTAACGCTTGAAGCTGAAAACCCCCTATATATGATTATAGAGGGTGGAGTGCCCCTGACCATTATGGCCGGGGGTTATTTTTATTCTCAGATTATTTTTTTTATAAGGAGATTTTTGAAGATGATTGTTATTTCTAAGGAAGAAGCAAAAATGTTGCGCAAGAAGTTCCCCGGTGTGCATATGGTTACGACCGTGAACAAAACGATGGTGGACGAGCTGCCGTATGTGCTGCAGGCTTTGCCCAACAACTATTTTGCGCAGGAAGCTTTGGCTGAGATGGAGCGTGACCAGCGCCGCACCGGAATTGTGAACACACGGGGTGACGTGAATGCTTGAACTGCACAAGCTTGCCAAGGAAACTGACAATGAATACATCTACCGCATTTGTGCTGCCAAGGACCAGATTGGCACCTGGGACGATGTGGCGGATGTAATCAATAAAGAGCTGGGCCAGGACAAGGATGAGTGCGTATACCGCAAGAACTGGAAGGCGTTCAACATTCTGGCGCACGCCAGTGAAACTAACCTGAGTGACGCCCAGCAGATTTTGGGCGAGATTAAAGAGCAGCGCCGCGAGCTGGAGAAAGAAAAGGTCAAGCTGCGGGACGAGCGCAATGAAGTGAGCCGCCTGATGCGGGTACAAGCCCGTGGAGAGAGCATGCGAGAGCTGATTGAACGGCGGTTCAGCGCTTATAAGCCGGAAACTTTTGAACACATTGGGGTAGTTAGTACAGAAGCACTGACGACTGACCTGATTGTTCACCTGACCGACCTGCATGCGGGGGTTAAGATTGAGAACCTTTACAACAGCTTTGACCAACAGGTACTGCGTGCCTGGCTGAAGCGTTATGCAGAAAAGGTGTATGTGATCCAGCAGCGCCACAATGGCCAGAATTGTTTTTTGGTGCTGGGCGGAGACCTGGTAAACGGTGAGATCCACCTGAACAACCGGCTGGAAAACAACGAGAATGTGGTGGACCAGGTGATCAGCGCCGGGGAAGCCGTGAGTTGGTTTGTGGCCGAACTGAGCCGTATGTTTGAACGCGTATACATTTATAGTGTGCCGGGTAACCACAGCCGGGTGTTCCCCGCCAAGGAGGATAACCAGCACGGTGAATACCTGGACAAGCTTGTGACTTATATTGTGGGCGCACGCTGCACGGCGCTGGGTAATGTGGAAACCTACCAGAATACGATTGACGAGACGATTGCGGACTTTATGGTACGCGGCCGACTGGTGTATGCAGTGCATGGTGACAAAGACACACCGGGCAGCGTGGTACAGACCTTGACTATGATGACAGGTGATAAGCCTGACATTGTGCTGATGGGACACCGCCACACCAATGCCCTGACGACTGTATACGATACGAAAGTATACGAAAGCGGCTGTGTGGATGGCGCGGACTGCTACTGCATGGATAAGAGATTGCGAAATAAACCAGAGCAGAACGTGCTGGTGGTGAATGCTTACGGCGTGGACTGCTGTTACGATATTACGCTGGATTAGAGCGTGGGATTTTTTGATGAGAGGGGATGGTCTTTAGAGTGGGTGAGTATGAGAAGAAGCAGCCCGAATACTTTTGCAGTTATTCGGCGCGGCTTACGAATTTTTTGAAGGCGTTTGGTTTGAGCTATGAGAGCCGGCAGATGAACCCCATTACCCAGACAAGCTACTGTGTGTTTAAGCGCAGCCAGAAACTGATGGATGTGGTGGAGTTTTGGAACGAGTGCCGGAACAACTTCCGTGATTATGATGAGAACGGGAACCGCGCCGATAAGGCGGGTGACTGAACATGGCCGGAAGACCGAAAGGCTCTAAAAATAAAGCTACAATTTTACGAGAAAACGCAGAAGCGCAGGCCAAGATCCGCCGCATGATGGCAGAGGACGATGGGCCTGCGTATTTTGTTTGCGCCTGTTGCGGCAAGCGGTTCATGCACCAGAAGGATAATTTTTCCCCTGCGCAAAGCGAGCTGTGGCGAGGGAACAACCATTACTTCCCGGTATGCAAAAGCTGCATGGACAAGCTGGTTGACCATTATACCCAGGCGCTTGGCAATGAGGATGAGGCCATGAAGCGGGTGTGCATGCTGTTTGACATTTATTACAGCGAGGGCCTGCTGAAAAGCACGGCAAAGCATGCCCCGAACACAAGCCGGATGACAGCTTGGATCAGACATTGCAACATGACCCAGAACCATGGCAAGACCTTTGATACCTACCTGGAAGAAATCAACGGGCGGGTAATCAATGATGTAAGCGATATCAGCGAGACACGACCAAATGGCGGCAAGGTAAGCCAGCGCATGGTTGGGTTTTGGGGGCCAGGGTTCAACGAGGCCGAGTATGTGCGGCTGGACAATGAGTACAAGGACTGGATTACCCGGTATGAGTGCTCCACCAAGGCGCAGGAAGAATTGTTCAAAGCGATCAGTATGGCGCAGATTATGCTGACCAAGGCATACCAGACGGGTGACACCAAGAAGGTAAAAGAGGCCAGTGATACTTTGCAGAACCTGCTGGGCAGCGCCAATATTAAGCCAAACCAGACGAACGATAATGCGCTGGCAGAGGCAAATACCTTTGGCACTTTGATTAAAAAGTGGGAAGACAAAAAGCCGATCCCGGAAGCTGCACCCGAATGGCGGGATGTGGATGGGATTGGTAAATATTTCCGTACTTGGGTGACAGGACCAATGATGGAACTGTTCAAGATCAAGAACCCATGGCAGAAAGAATACGAGGAAGGCATGGCACCTTATACGGCGCACCGACCTGAATACACCGGCGGAGAAGAGGAAGAGAACGAGAGTATCCGCAACGCTATTTTTGGCACCCCCGGAGAGTGAGGTGGTGCTTAAATGGTGAAGAAAACTGCAAGAGAGGTTACGGAAGATAAGACAAGCCGGATCATGAATGCCGTGGCGCTGTGGGCCAGCTTTTACCGGGCAAACCCGCAGAGGTTTTGCAAGGATTATTTGAACGTAAACCTGAAGATGTTCCAACAGATTTTGATTTATTGCATGGCGCTATGCACAAATTTTTGTTTTATAGCGGCGCGTGGTCAACACTAGGCCCCCAGGTTGGGAAACCAGCTTGAGAGAACCGGACAAAATCGGTAGAGGCTGTAAAATGCTAATACCGAGATAACCTACCTTTTTAATAGAAGGAGGTATTGTAACGCATAGGCAGTGAACCTGTTACTGACAGAATATAATCCGCCCACGAGTGCCCGGCACCCTTAGAGGGTGAAAATGTATGCTGAACTTATGGGAAACCATAAGAACTGCCGGATAAAAAGCCGGTAGGATAACATTATTGCTAGGCAAGACGTTCCTATGTGCAATTTTCTGCTGTTGGAAAGCGATCTTGTACCCAGGCAGCTTGATTGTGATTGCGAGTAAAACGCGAAACCAGGGCAGCTTGGTACTGAAAAAGATTGAGCAGGAGTTGGTGCCGCGAAGCCCATTACTGCGCAGTGAGATAAAAGATATAACAATAAACCAGAGTGTGGCGAAAATAACCTTCCGCAATGACAGTGTGATTGAGGTTGTGACCGCCGCAGACACTGCCCGTGGCGGCCGTGCGAGTTTGCTGATTATTGACGAGTACCGCATGGTTGACAAGGAAGTGCTGGATCTGGTTTTGAAGAAGTTTTTGAACTACATCCGCCACCCCGGCTACATGGACAACCCCAAGTACGCCCATTTGGCGGAACGCAACCAGCAGATGTACCTAAGCTCTGCGTGGTTTGAACAGCACTGGTCATGGGATTTGTGCAAAGATTACTTTGTGAACATGTTTGACACCACGAAAAATTACTATTGTTTCCGATTCCCATACCAGATGAGTATTAAGGAAAACCTGCTGCTGAAGAGCCAGGTAGAAGACGAGATGACAGAATCGACGTTTTCTGACATACGGTTCCGCATGGAAAATGAGGCGCTGTTTATTGGCACGACAGACGGCGGGCTATTTAGCTTTGACGACATTAACAAGCAGCGCAGGATCATAAAAGCGTTCTATGCGCCAAACATGATTTTGAACAATAAGGCGGCTTGCCAGTTGCCGGCCAAGAAGACCGGTGAGAAGCGGATTTTGACTGTTGATATTGCCCTGATGAGTTCTAAGCGCCGCGATAATGACGCCACAAGCATCTTTTTGAACAGTTTGGTGCCAGACAGTACAGGCAAGTGTACCAGCAACATGGTGTACACCGAAAATTGCGAGGGTATTATTACGCAGGATTTGGTGCTGAAGCTACGCCGCTACTTTAAGTATTTTGAGTGTGACTACATTGGCATTGACGCAAAGGGTCTTGGTGCCCCCATTATGGATCTGCTGATGCACGAGTGCTATGACCCAGAGACGGGCGAGACATACCCACCGCTGAACTGCTGCAATAACCCGGATTTTCAGGAGCGGTGCCCCGACAAGACGGCACCCAAGGTGATTTGGGCGATCATGGGCAGCAGCCAGTTTAATAATGACGTGACAATTGCGTTGCGAAGCGGAATCCAACAGGGGAGAATCCGGTTTTTGGAATCCGAATATGACTGCGAAGAGATTTTGCGGGCGAACATTAAAGGTTATGATAAGCTTTCACCCATGGAGAAGATGGCGCTGCAGATGCCGTACATCAATACCGGATTGGCTGTAAATGAGCTAGTGAACCTGGAATATGAAGCAACGAATAATTTGATCCGTGTGCATGAGAAGCCCGGCGCACGCAAGGACCGTTACAGCAGCCTGAGCTACAACTATTACATTGCGCTGCAGGTTGAACGCATGATGAGTAAAAACTTTATGCGCAATAAGAAGATTGAAATAAACTTTAGAGCGCCCAGACTGCGGCATTAAGGAGGCGGCTATATGGAAGAAATACAGCAGAAAAAGGTCGCCATGATCAGCCCGGACGGCAAGAAAAGCTTTGTGCCATTGACGGAATTTATGAGTAAGGTGCGATATGCGAACCTGGCAAACGTGAAGATCCGCGACCTGGTAAATAATCGCGACTACAACCCTACTTATAAAAAGTACACCAAGAGCCAGATTGTTACCTATTTGGGGAACCCGGCCAACTATGAAGTGCAGCTGCGGCAGATGAGCCAATACCTGTTCAATATTTCGAACTATTATAGGCGGCTGATCCAGTATTTTGCCAACATGAGCACGTTCAGTTACATTGTGGTGCCGTATGGCGTTGATTATTCCAAGAATGTGAACCTGCAAAAATTCAAAAAAGGTTACTATGCGGTGACGGCACAGTTGGAAAAGATGAACCTGCGGCACGAGTTCAGCCGGGCGTTGATGGTGGCGTTCCGTGATGATGTGTATTACGGGTACGCATGGGAAACGAACGACAGCTATACATTCCAGCAGCTGGATGCAGACTATTGCAAGATCAGCAGCATTGAGGATGGTGTATACAACTTTGCGTTCAATTTTTCTTACTTTGATTCCCACAATGAGCGATTACCAAATTTTCCACCGGAATTTACCACGATGTACAGTGCGTACCAGAAGGATTCCGGCTTGAAGTGGCAGGAGTTGTCAAGTGAAAATTCTATCTGTTTGAAAGTAAACGAGCAGACGTATGTGCCGATCCCGCCGTTTGTGAGCTTGTTCAGCGCACTGGCGGATATTGAAGACTACCGGGCGATCAGTAAAGATGCCAGCGAAGTGAATAATTACAAGGCGTTGGCGCTGGAGATTCCAGTGGGGGATGACGGTACATTTTTGATTGACTATGACCTGTGCAAAGAGTTTTACGACATGCTGTGCAACGTGCTGCCGGAGAACATTGGCGCGATTATGAGTCCGATGAAGATCAGCAGCTGGGACTTTGAAAAAAGTGGAGCTGTGAGCGGCAGTGACGATGTGGCAAAAGCTGAAAATTCGATGTGGAAGCAGGCGGGTGTAAACTCGATCCTATTTGGTAACGGTGAAGACCCCAGCAGCTCTACGCTGAGCCTTTCTACCGTGAATGACCAGATGATTGTGTTTGCAATGATGCGGCAGATTGAACGCTGGATCAACCGTAAATTAAAGAGTGTTTCGACGGCAGTTAAGTTTAAGGTAAATATTTTAGATGTGACGTATTTTAACCGGCAGGAAGTGCATGACCGCCTTGTAAAAGATGGCCAGTACGGAATGCCGGTGCGCAGTGCCATTATGGCGACAAGCGGATACAGCCCAAGCGATGTGGAGAACATGCAGTACCTGGAAAACACGGTATTGAACCTGTCGGACAATGAGGTGCCGCTGATAAGCTCCAACACGCAGAGCGCTGCTGACAGTAATGCCGCGACAGATGAAGGCGGACGCCCCACCAATGCAAGTGAGGGTAAGGCACTGACAGACGCAGGCGAAAACAGCAGCGAGGAAGACCTGGCGACAGGAGGCTGATTGAGCGATGAAGCGTGAAGTTAAGGTGCGCGGCCGTGACGTGGTACTATATTTGCTGCGCCAGAAAAAGAAGCTGGTGCGGGAAGAGCGCGACAGTGGCGGCCATACAGTATATATTTTTGAACTTGACGACGATGATTTGAAGGCTGTGCAGGAGTTTGCCGCACAGCAGAAAAAACGAAATTACTTTTGAGAGACCGCTATGCAAGCGGCCTTTTTTAGTTTACGGGGTGATTGGATGTGAGTGAGCGGTTGAACCGCCTGCCAATTACCTTTGAAAAAACCGGAGAAGTGATAGGCAAAGATACGCGTTTTATTAACGTGACGATTGATGTGCTGCATACTGGCGGCAACCTGAACGGATCGCGGTTTGAAAAAGAGGTAGTTGACCGGGCAGCAAAGAGTATTGCGAATACCCCGATCCTTGGATACATTGAGCAGAATGACGATGATGAGCTTGATTTTAAGGGCCACGAGCATGAACTGATTGTGGACGAGGACGGGATTCGATATGTATATGCCGGCAGCGCTTACGGTGTGATACCGGAGAGCTGCAACCCGCGCTGGGTAAGCCGGGATGACGGCACAGGAAAAACACGGGAATATTTGCGCGTTGACGGGTTGCTGTGGACCAAGTTTGACGATTCCTGTGGGATTTTTGAGCGGGATGTGGTGAAAGGGCAGAGCATGGAGATCACCAATATGGAAGGCTATGTGGATAAAGACGGCTACTATGTTGTGCAGAATTTTGATTTTGATGGCTGCTGCGTGCTTTCCACCACTGACCCGCAAATCCGACCAGCAATGACGGGTAGCACAGTTACGGCGAATTTTACCGCCGCAACGATTGCGAGCCAGGTTAAGGATATGCTGGCGGAATACACAGCTTTACAGAGATCTGAATCCTCCAAGGAGGCTCAGATAGATAATTTTGCGAAAGGAGACGATTGCTTGAAAGAAAAAGAAGAAATTCTGGCTTCTTACGGCATTGACGCTTCTACGCTGGAGTTCTCTTTGGAGGAAATTACCATTGAGGAACTGAAAGCGAAGTGTGAAGAGATGACTGCAGTAAAATCTGCCGAGCCGGAAGATCCGCAGGGTGAACCGGAAAGTGAACCGGCCGCAGAGCCTGCTGCTGAACCCGCAGAACCCGAACCCCCGGCAGAACCGGAACCCGCTGCGGAACCGGAAGGCGGAGAACCTGCTGCGGATTACAGCCTGAACCTGTGCGACAAGCTGAACGAAGTAAACGAGGCCATTAGCGCTGAAACCATGATTGACCCGTGGGGCTATGAAGTGAGCCGCTATTGGCTGCAGGATGTGCAGGATGACCTTGCCGTTGTGATGGATTGCCAGGATTGGAAGATCTACAGCTTTACCTTTACCATGGATGGCGACAACGTGAAAGTTGATTTTGCCAGCAAGAAACGCATGAAGGTAAAGTACGAAGCCTGGGATGAAGGCAGCGCCGATATTGGCGTGCCCGCGCTATACAGCACCATGGGCGACAAGGCCAAAGAGCAGACCGAAAAACTGGAGGCTGCCAACAAGCAGTACAGCGAACTGAAAGCAGAGTATGACGAGATGAAGCCGAAATATGATGCTTACGTTGCGGCCGAGGCTGCTGCTGCCAAAGAAGAAGAGAGCGCTAAACGCGAACAGCTGTTTGCCGTTATGGATCAGAAGCTGGATGGCGATGCTGATTATGCCAAGCTGCGAGATAACAAGACGATGGAGTTTACCGTTTTGGAAGATGCTTGCTACAAGCTGTTGGGCAAAAAGGCCGCTGAGTTCAGTTATGTTCCGCCCAAAGAAAAGAAGGGCGAGGTAAACAAGGTACGGTTTGGCGTGAATGGCACCCAGAAAACAGAGAAGCGCTATGGCGACCTGTTTGAACGTTACCTGCATACAAAAGAGTAAAAAAAGGAGTTACATATTATGGCTAACATTAAACATGCTGTTGTTGGCACCGATATGCTGGTTGGTTCCAGCAACGCTGCCTACCTGAAGAGTGTTGTTTTTTACAAGGATGGCAGCCCTGCCGCCATTGATAATGGCAACATTGTTGTGATTGGTGATGCGATCGGCCCCGAAACCTACAAGGCTGAAGCACCTGCTGCTGATTCCAAGCGCCCTATGCTGGCCCTGGTTGCCGGTGTTGAGCTGTTTCACGATGAGACCCGCACCCATTACCTGACCGAGTGGGAGAACGAAGCTGGCAAGCCTGTTCGCGTTTACCTGCTGGTTGCTGGCGCTGATTCTTTCCGCGTTACTGCTGAAGCTTTTGACGGTACCCCCGAAAAGGGCAAGTTTGTTGCCTTTGCTGCTGGTTCTACCAAGCTGAAAATTGAGGCTGATGCTTCTGCTGACAATGTTTTTGGTGTGATCAAGCGCGACCCTGTGAAGGTTGGCTTTGGCGATGGCCAGTATACCTATTACATCGTTGATGTGATCGCCTGATTTTTTGTATCAGCGAGTTAGTTATAACTAATTACTGGTGTGGCCTATGGCTACACCTATCTTTATTGTAAAGGAGTATTAACATGGATGAGAAACTGATTAAGCTGGCCGTTGATGGCTACCATGGCCACCTGGGCGAATACAGCGTGAAAGACAGCCAGGAAGTTCTGCGCCAGGCCATGATTGAGGCTAATAATGGCAAGACCAGCATGAGCTACAAGGATATCCGCGACGGTAAGTGCAGCAACCTGTTTGCTATTACCGAAGTTCTGATTGAAAAAGTCAGTGAAGAGGGCCTGAAGGGTGACGAGTTCTTTACCAATTTTATTGAGGACCGCAATACCGCTCTGGGCGATACCAACATTTTCCATACCACCAAGCCGTGCCTGCTGACTGTTGCCGACATTGCTGAAGGCACCCAGGGCGTTCGCCGTCAGCGCCTGGAAGCCGGCCAGGACATTACCGTGAATACCCAGCTGCGTGCTGTGAAGGTTTACGAGGAAATGAACCGCGTGATGGCTGGCCGTATTGACTTTAATGACCTGGTTGACACTGTTGGCCGCAGCTTTACCCAGTACGATCTGGACAGCGCTTATATGGCATGGACCAGCATGTTCACCAAGCTGGACCCCGTTTATACCCAGAGTGGTTCTTACAATGAGGACAAGCTACTGGACCTGATTGAGCACATTGAGGCTTCTACCGGCGACACCGCTACGATTGTTGGCACCCGCAAGGCACTGCGCAAGATTACCACTGCTACCATGAGTGAGCGGGCCAAGAGCGACCTGTACAGCATGGGTTACCTGGGCCACATTGCCGGCACCTCGATGGTTGCGATGAAGCAGCGCCACAAGATCGGCTCTACTGAGTTTATTCTGCCTGACGACACTGTTTACATTTTTGCCGGCGACACCAAGCCCGTGAAGCGCGTTACCGAGGGTGAAGTTACCATGCTGATGGGCGACCCGATGAACAAGGCTGACCTGACCCAGGAATTCCTGATGACCAAGCGTACCGGTATTTCCATTATTCTGGACCGTGACTTTGGCAGCTACAAGTTTGCCTGATTTTGAGCTGAACGATACCCCTGCCGCAAGGCGGGGCTTTTTTATATAAGGAATATTTTGGAGGTATGTTTTGGCAACTGCGAAGATTACCAATGAGACCATGGTGGAATGCAAGAACGGCACCCATGGCAACTTGTTTTATGCTTCGACCCGCAACCCCGGCTACACCGTTGAGTGGACCGAGTTTGGCGAGGTACAGGAGATGGACTACGCCGAGCTGCTTGTAATGCGTGGCAGCCAGCCGCGGTTTTTCCGTGACAACTGGATTTTGATTGAAGACGCCAACGTACTGCGCAAGCTGGGTGTGGAACGTTACTACAAGAATGCGCTGACTACGGAGAACTTTGACGAGGTATTTAAGTGGACCCCGGATGAGATTCGCGAGAAGGTGCCCAAGATGAGCGAGGGGATGCGCGACAGCATCCGTATCCGCGCAAAGGAGATGCTGAAAGCAGACCAGCTGGACAGCCGTGCCATGATTAAAGCATTGAACGATGTGCTGGATTGCGATTTGGAAGAATCCGTTGCATTGGAGGCACCCAAGAAACCCAGAACCCGCAAGAGTGGCGTTGAGATTGTGACGATCGGCGGAACTGAAGAATAATGAGAGGGATGGTGCGGGCCAATGGGCACAAGATACGAGGAAATTTATGAGCGTTACCGTGGCCAAGTCCGCAACTATGAGTTCCTGGACTACGATGCGGTGACAAGAGAAGCAATGCAGCTGGATCTTTTGAAGATGGCGATCAGCGATTTTGAGGATGTGTGCAAACAGGATCTGAATGATAGGGAAGATGACCTGCTGGAGTTCAATATTACGCTGACAAACCGCGAGAAGGATATTTTGGCACTGGGCATGATTGTGCATTTTGTGCGCCAGTATGTTTATAACACAGACGCATTGCAGAACGGATTGAGCACAAAGGATTTTACGTTGTTTTCGCCAGCCAACCTGTTGGAGAAGATGACGACCCTGCTGACCACGACAGAGCGGCAGCAGATGAAGGAGATTAACCTGTACTCTTTCCGCAATGGGGAAATTTCGAGTTTGACTGAGTGAGGTGGTAGCGTATGAACTATGAAACATATGCTGCTATGCTTGGCAGACACGGAAGTACGCGGCGTGACCGGATGGTTGAAAAGAGCAAACGGGACACGCTGAGAATGGGGCCTGATTCCCCTGCCTATAAAGAGGTAGAGATTGAGGGGGTACCCCACCACATGATGATTATTAGCAGCACGGTGACAAACCAAAAGATTATACGCACCATGCCGGGCGACAACTTTGAGATTGGAAAAATTATGCTGTTTAGTAAAAGCCATTGGCTGATTACAGAGCGCGATGCGGACGATGAAATAACCGTGCGCGGCAAAATTGAGCTGTGTAACCGGAGCATCCAGTGGCAGAACCATGAGACCGGGGAAATTATTACCCGGTGGGCGGTTGTGGACAAACCGTATTTTTCCAACCTGAACGAAGATGTATACATGACCATTTCCAGCCGCGAATTCCAGGTGAAAATACCGTATGATGAGGAATCGGCTTTGCTGGATGTGGGGAAACGCCTGATGATGGAGCAGATTAACGGCAAGCCTAAAACTTACCGTGTGACCTGTGTGGACGCTATGACAGAACGCTACGACTGGAATGACGCCCAGACGGGATTTTTGGTTTTGAACCTTGAACAGGACCAGCATGTGGAAGAACAGGATAACGCCGAAAAGATGCTGTGTGATTACCAGGAGGTAAAGCAGGCACCGGAGGACGGCGAAGTGATTATTAAATACGCGGGCGAACCCAAAGTGCGCATTTGCGGGCGCGGCAAGATTTTTAAGGCCACGATTGATGGCAAGCCGCTGCCGGGATGCACCTGGAGCCTGAGCGTTGATGATAAAACACTTGAAACAAAGGTATACCTTGCCAACAGTGTGCAGTGGAACCGGGTAACTGGGGGCAGCTGCCGGGTATGCGCAGAGGATAATGCCGTGCTGAATGGAGCCACCGTGAAATTGACGGTTGTGGCACCGGACGGCAAGAGCACAGACAGCATTGCAGTGAAGGTGGTGGACGTATGAACCTGAGTGAGCTGGGAGAGTACAAACACAAAGTAGCCGCCCTGCTGGCACAGGACGACACCATTATTAACCTGCTGCTTGGCCCCGTGGACGATGATACTGACACGGACGAGATGCTACTGGGCGATAAGAGCATTAGTACCGGACATATTTACGAGTTTGAGTATGTGCCGGAGATCAATGAAACGGCGGACACCTACCTGTGCATGGAGACCGTGGTGGCTAAGGCACCGAGCGATACGGCATACAGAGTGTACCTGTATATTTTTGCCTATTGCAATAAGAAGGTAATGAAGAGTTACCGACACCCCGGCGTGCTGGGGACGAAGGCCGATGTGTTGGCCATGAACGTTGACCGTTTGCTGAACGGCAGCGAAGATTTTGGAATTGGGAAGGTACGGTTACTGAACAACGATGTATACAAGCCGAATAATAACTATTACGGCCGCTGCATTACATACGAGGTGATGGCGTTCAACCGCAAGATGGGTGGCGCAAAGTGAAAGTACCGTACTATGAACTGCTGAACCCCGAAGGTTTTATGGTGAAAAATGTGGGCAGAGTACACTCGCCCCGACTGAGCGACATTAACAAGCGCGGCTATATGAGCTATCAGTTTGCGCTAAGTACCTTGCTGCTGACACCACAGGCGATGTTTGAAGACATTGCCAAGGTGACAGGGCAGGAGAACCCGTATGAAGCTTTGAGCGAGGAGGAAAAAGCCACCATAAACACCTTTGATTTATTGAGTATGAGCAAAGAAAGCCAGGCGGAGATGATTGCCGCACTGGCCTTTTTTATTGATGCGCCACTTGAATATGATGAAGCGCACCATGCTGTGCTGGTGAATAAAACCGAGGTGGACAATAAGATCCTGATTGATGGTTCCATAACGCGAGATAACTGGGCAGAGATTTGCGACATTTGCCTGCAAACCGCGTACATAGACCAGAAGCGGGAGGAAAACTTGAAGTTCAAAAATGAGGCTGCCCGCAGGTTTTATGAACGATTCCAAAAGAAAAAGGCTGAATATGAAAAATCGAAACGAAAAGGGTATAAGAGTAACCCTGATTTGGAGTTGGGGAACATCATCTCTGCGCTGGCGACAAACCATAACAGCCTGAATTATACGAATATTTATGATTTGACGGTGTACCAGGTGCATGACACTTTTAACCGTCAGAACATAAAAAAACAAAATGAGATCCATGACATGAACTATGCCGTATGGGGTGGCGAGAACGACCTTGGCGGATGGTACAAACGCATGGAAACTGATAAACAATAATGGAGGAATAAGATATGGTTGTAAATCCGAATATGGCGAACCGTGAAGTTGCTGATCTGGTTCTGCTTGATTACAAAACCAAGAAAGTTTTTCTGCCCATTGATTTTGCCAACGTGACCACCACTGACTTTACCGCAAACCGCGTGTTTGCAAAGGGCGGCCAGGGCGCACCGAACCGTGTTGGCTTTGATGGCGAGCGTGCAGGCACCCTGAAGGTTGATACCCAGATCATGCCTGTTAAGCTGTTTGCCCTGCTGAGCGGCCAGGACATTGGCAAGGTTGCAAAGATTATGAAGCGCGAGGTACTGACCGCCACCACTGACGGCATTGAGCTGAGTGAGACCCCGAAGGCCGGCACTGTGCAGGTTTTTGCTGTTTCTGACGACGCTGGCACTGAGATTAGCGATCTTACTACAACTGACAAGAAGGTTACTGGCGCTGGCCTGCAGGACGGCAAGAACTATATTGCCTACTACTTCTACGACAAGAACGATGGTGTTCAGACTGTCAAGTTTGATTCTGACACATTCCCGCGTGCCTTTGAGATCCACGGTATGATGCCGTTCAAGACCGAGGACGACGAGATTGTGCAGTGCGAGCTGGTTTACTACAAGGCTCAGCCGCAGGCAAGTTTCAGCCTGGCTTTCCAGAACACTGGTGATCCGACCACTGTTTCTATCACCTTTGACTGCATGGCCAACCAGGACGGCGACATTTACGACATGAACTTTATGGAGTGATCAACACAAATCCCTACCTTATTATATATAGGTTTGAATTGTGATGTTTGATCCGTGGGGGAGCGAAAAGCTCCTCCATTTTTAGAACGCGAAAGGAGTGGTGTGCATGGAAGACAAGAATACTGGCGGTATTGCCGATGTGAAGATTGAACCTGTTGAAATTGCTGCCCCGCCCAAAGTGCCCCTAAAGCGTCAGGTGCGCCCGCTGAAGGGCGTGGTTGTATACTACAGCAAGGAACGCGGCTACATGGGTTTTGAATGTGATGGGCACGGCTACCAGATGCCAGTGAAAGACGGCTATGCCGTTGGCGATGTAGTTAAGTTTAAGATTACAGACGGGAAGATTGAGCTGTGCAAGTAAGCGGACGAAGCAAGTATAATGTGAGCCGTGACAAGAGCAAACGCACCTATGACGGAATTGTGTTTGACTCTGAACTTGAGATGAAATATTATCGGGATGTTGTGCTGCCGGGGGTTGCCAGCGGGGAGATTGTGGATTATCAGCTGCAGAGACCCTATGAGCTACAGCCAAAGTACCGCAAGGAACGTGGGGGAAAAATGGAGACGGTGCGAGCCATTAACTATGTGGCTGATTTTTGGTTGAAGTATAAAGACGGCACGACAGAGGTAATTGACACCAAGGGGTGCCCGGATACTGTGGCACTGATGAAACGGAAGATGTTTGATTACCTGTACCCGGACGAGCATTTGCGCTGGATTGTGTACCGTAAACGGCGTGGTGGGTGGATTGATTACGAATAATGGAGAGCGCACGCCACGTCTATAGCTGTAAAATTTAGGCGGGGTTAGCTCGTGTTTAAGGGTAGAAATCAGAAATTATTGTTTTCCGTTCTGATAACGGTGTCGCCAGGTTGTGCGAACTGGATATTATAGAATTATAGTGAACCGTAAGGGAGGTGAGTGCTTTGAATATTACATCTAGCTATCAGGTAAGAATCGTTAATTGTAGTGTAAATCTCAATGAAACTGTTTGTATTTATCGCAAGGCGCTCGCCTATCTGATTGGCGTTGTCAATGAAAACTGGAATGCTGTTAAACGCATCGATACCGGTAATCTTGAGCAACAGCGCTATATTGATAAACTGGTTCATAGCACCAAAAACCATGAAGCCAAGTATCCTGATTTCGACAAGTTGTTCTATAAGTATCCGTCGTATCTGCGTCGTGCAACCATTACGGTCGCTATTGGTGCGGTGAGCAGTTATCGCAGCAACTTGGCAAATTGGGAAGTGTCCGACAAAAAGGATAAACAGCCTACCCTTCAAGTGGACAGAAAGGCTCTCCCTATATTCTTCCGCGATGATATGTTCCTCGTGGACGGCGCACCCGAAAAAGTGAAAGTCATAAAAAATCCTAAACCTAAGGACGAACTCACGGCGGAAGAAAAGAAAATCGAGAAAGCAAAGCGCAAAGCTGTTGAACTGCAGAACTCCCAAAATGAGCTGACTGCTTTGAGCAATCACTATACTGTCCGCTTGAAGGTTTTCTATAAAAACGACTGGGTATGGGCAACCGTCACGCTGCGTAAGACAGATATTGCTTACTTGCGCAAATACTGGATGCACGCTTGTGCGTCAGCCCCTATACTCGAAAAGCATTTTGGCAAATACAGCCTTCGTTTTGCGTTCGATGAAAACGTTAAACTGAGTGATACCCCTATCGATAAGCAGCGCGTCTGTGCCGTCGATTTAGGTCTCAATACCGATGCGGTATGCAGCATCATGACTGCTGATGGAACTATCCTTGCCAGGAGTTTTATCAACTTCCCAAGTGACAAAGACCATCTGTATCATGTGCTTAACCGCATCAAGAAGTTCCAAAGACTACATGGGTCCCGTGAAGCACATAACTTTTGGGCCTATGCAAAGCGCGTTAATGATGAATTATCCAAAAAGATTGCTGCCGCGGTTGTAGAATTCGCGGTCCTCTATTCTGCCGATGTAATTGTCTTTGAACATTTAGACTTCAAAGGCAAGAAAGCATCGTCCAAGAAGCAGAAAATCCAGATGTGGCGTAAAAATGGTATCCAGCATATTGCAGAGCATAAAGCTCACCGCTGTGGTATCCGCATTTCGCACATCTGCGCTTGGGGAACCAGCAAACTTGCGTATGACGGCAGCGGCAAAGTAAAACGCGCACCAGATAACCATTCCCTTGCTACTTTTGCAAGCAGCAAACAATACAATGCGGATTTGAATGCGTGCTACAATATCGGCGCACGCTATTTTATCCGCGAGGTAACAAAACCCATGTCAAAAAAGGCATGGTCTCAATGTAAGGCCAAAGTTCCTGACATTGAGCGCAGAACCCAATGCACTTTACATTCTCTCAGACAGCTGCATGACTTTTTGAACACTCCAAAAGAGATTCAACCCGAAGTAACTGCCTGATGTAGATGTACTGTGTTGTGACAACTTTGCGGGAGACTAACCCTTATGTGGTGGCCAATGCCGTCAGGCGTTGTGAGCTAAGTTTGGGCCGTATCTCTACCTTCGGGTAACGCAGAGACTTACCGTGGGGTTACAATCCACGGAGAAGCCTCATCTATAACCGCAAGGCTTAGGTGGGGAGGTTCACTACGACACGCTGTAAAACTGTGATTATGCCAGGAAACGACAGAAAAGTTTGTTGAGCATGACAAAATTAGGGCATGGTACCCGAATAGAACATGAACACGGCTCCGCCTGAAAAGGGCGGGGCTTTTTATTTTGTGAGGTATTTTTTTATGGAAATTAAGAAGAACATCCGTGTGGGCGACAGAATCCGATTTGTGGATTTTGTTTGCGACATGTGCGAGAAGGACGGCAAGCAGTATTACGCGCTGTTTGATTATGCTTGGCGCATTGCGGTGATTACCTTTTTTGCCCCGAAAGCGGAGCTGGACAAGATGGACACAGATGAGATGTGCGACTTTGTTTACAGCCGACAGGGCATTGAGATTGTGGAAGACCCGGATATTGCGGTGGTTACAGCGGGACTTTATGAGGCATGTGAAGCCGAGATGAAAGACCGGAAAGAAAAATACATGAAGGTATTTGATGCGATCAACCATCCGGACCCGCTTGACCGGATTGCAGACGCCTTTGCAGAGATTGCAGGGAATTTGAGCCAACTGGGAGACCAGGAATTTTTGGCTGATCTGGTAAAGAAAGTGCGCGAAGGAGAGCAGCCCGCAAAGAAGCCGCCCGTGAAGATTGAGGTTGTGAACGGCAAGGAGAGTTAAATGGCCAAGACGGTAAGCACACAGAAAGGGCTGGAACTGGAACTGCAGCGGAGAATTAACCTGGCACTGAATGGCGGGGCGAAAACGGCTGTGGAGAATTGTTTGAAGAAGCATATCCAGGAAGATGTACTGGATGTATACCAGCCGAAAGTATATGAGCGCCGCGGCCAGGGCGAAGGGGCATTGGAAGCCGACAGCAGCGTGGTGAGCAGCGTGAGAGAACATGTGCTTACGGTAAAGGATATTGGTGTACCGAATGAATCAGCCGTTGGTGGGCAGTACAAAACCGGCACCAATACACCGCTTGCTGAGATGGTGGAGAAGGGCGATGTGAAAAACATTTGGGGGTCGCCACCTGATGCGGCCTATTTGCACCCGCGCCCGTTTGTGGCAAACACGGCAAGAGAAATCGCAGATGGGAACAGCGCCGTACATGGAGAGATTGTGAAAGCCATAAAAGAGCAGTTCCCTGATAACTAACGCGACGAGAGCTTCGGCTCTTGTCTTGAGCGGCTGATTTGAAAAGAATCGGCCTTTGAAGGCTTGAGCCGAACCGTAAGGGGGAAAGTATATGGCGGAAGATTTAAGTATTAAGGTAAAGGTGGAACCTGACGGCGGTGGTGTGCAGGGGAAACTGGATGAGATTGCGAAAAACAAAAAGTTTAATGTACAGATTGATCCTAAGAGCCTTGAAAAGCAGCTGACGAAAATTAGCAAGACGGTAGCCAGTACATTACAGAACAGCATGGAGAAAGTTAGAAAAGAAATGGATTCTTATGCTGAAAGCGCACAACAGGCTGCTATAGTCATTCGTCAAGCCCAGGAGCGTGAAAAGGCGGCACTGATCACAAATGTAAATCTGTTAGCCCAAAGTGCCCAAGAGCGAAAAAATGCTGTTGACGCAATCAATAAACAAACAAGCGCTCAAAAAAATCTAAATGATCAAACTCAGTTGACTTCAACACAAAAGGGTAAGATCGATAATTCAGCTATTATTAAAAACCTTAATCGTGAACGAGACGCTTATGTAGAATTAAGCACAGCCGTTTCTGATTTTAATAAAGTTATTTCTAGTAGTGAGGGTGTAAACAATAACACTGCAGCAAATAGCATAAAGTCATTAAAACCCGTTCAAAAAGATATTGCAGCAATCGTCACAGACATTTCTTTTAGCGCGGAATCTGAAGATGATATAAAAAATAGTGTATTGTCCGGGTTTAATGCTATTGAAGAGGGGCTAAATGAGGGTTCTGAGAAAGTAAAAACTGTCATTGACAATATCCAAAATAGCAGTAAATCTAGCATTAAAAGTATTTTAGATTTATATTCTGAAGTTATCAGTGCTGGTGACAATGGGTTACTTGCACAATATATAGCAAATGATGAAAATGCTACCAAGGAAGCTATTGCGGAAATTGTAACAAAATACGGTAAAATTGCAGAAGTGTCTACTCATGATGTAGAAACAACTACAGATAAAGCATTTGATAAAATCAGTGAAGCTTTTAATGGGTTGAAAGATAAACTTGCCGCTACAGCGAAAGAGGTTATTTCTGCTGACACTGAAGAAGCAACTAAAAAGGCTGCTGTAAAATATCTAGCTCTTTTTGCACAGATGGCAAATGTGATCGGGGCTTTACCTGACAATGTAAGGAAGAAAGCTATCGAAAATGTGGATTCTGTTACAGAAGACATCGGCAAAGAGATTGAGCAGAAAACCAAAGAGTTATCGCAAAAATATGATGAGGTAGCGGAGCAACCTGACAATAAAGTTAAGCTTAATGTTGATCTTGACGACGAACAGATCGATACCCGCGTAAAAGAAACCAGTTCGTATATTGTTGAGCAACTTAATAAAATGAAGGATGCTCAGCTGGAAATTACCGTAGCTAAGCAGGGAACTCTGGAAGCTGAAAAGGCTATCGTAAAAGCAACCCAAGATAGCATCAATGCCCTTAAAACTCTAGTTAAGCAAAAAGAGCAGATTGCGGATGAAATCTCAAAATTGAAATCTGAGGTAACCGGTATTACAGACGGTAAAGACAAGGCTGATGATGCGAAAACCTTGCTTGAAACGCTTTCGGCAATTAACCCAAGCAAGGTAAAAGATGTTCTGGATAAAGTTTCTGCGTTCGTTAATTCTGTGGCAGAGAGCAACCCGAAGCTTGAAACGACCAAAACAAAAGCTGCTGAATTTAATGCGGCCATTGAGAGCATCAATAAAACTTTGGCAATCTCGACGGCCTTTTTGACCAGCTTAACCAAGGAAGATAAAACGGCCAAAGGAAAGCGCGGCGGCAAAAAGACGCAGAAAGCGGATACTACTGAGGTTGATGAAGCTGTAAAGCTGCAGCAGTTGGTATTGAACGCAGAAAAAGCGGCGGACGCGGTTAAAAATGCTATCACCAATGCCAGTAATTCAATTAACACCATTACGACCGAATTGAAAACAGCGGCTACCAGTGCAGACGGAGCAAAAGAAGCGACCCGCCCCATGATTGAGGCTGCAACTGCCCTGAACAATACTTTTAAGCAGTATAGTGAATCCCTAGCTGACATAAAGACCAACGCTGGCCTTATGAACGGAACCGTAACCAAGGCCAAGCGTGGAAAGAAAGCCACTGCTGAGACTGCCAGCATGGATGATGTGGCCGCCAGTGTTACAAAAGCGAACGAGGCCAGCACCCAGATCCACACGGTGTTTACCAAGTTTGCCAAGATTGGCGCTGCGACAAATGGGTTTGCTGAAAAAGCAGCGCAGATTATTGCGGCATCTGATGAAGTAAACGCTATTATTCTGGCTTATAAAACCACTGGCGAGCGTACAGCGACTACAACGGCCGATGCGGCAAAACAACAGCAGAGTGCTGCACAGGAGCTTTCTGCCCAAATGGAAACTGTTGGTGCGACCCTGAATAATGCCGGCGAAAAGGTTGGCCGGGCTACCACCGCACTGAGCGAAGCTGCACAGGCCAGCGGAACAATTGATGCTAGTGTAAAGACCCTTGTGAACGCCGGGAACCGATTGAAGCGGCTGTTTACCAGTTATGCTAACATTGCAGCAGGGTTACAGGAAAACCTGGACAAAGTGGCTGAGATTGATGGAAGCAAAAATGCAACAACTTACCGCAAGCTTGGAAACTTTATCAATAACATCGTTGATTTTTATAAGAAGTCCATTGGTGAGCTGAGTGCCATCAACAGCGTTAAATTGCCGAAAGATGAGAACGGTAAGACGGTGACGCCGAAAGTTGATGCAGCAGTAACAGAAGCCACCCAGCGATTTAAGGCAACACTGGATGAAGCGTTGAGTCAGGCACTGGCTACGCTGAAAGATACCAGCGGCCTTGATGCAAAACTTGCCAAGGCACAGAAGAGTACGACAGATGCCGAAAAGGCCAAGACTGACATTGTGAATGGCTTTGCGGAAATTACTGCCGTATTTAATAATCTAACGAATGCAGCCAAGAGCATTACGGACAGCATGACGGACCTTGCTAAACTGAAAACCATGACCGACGAGGTAAACATGGACCAGTTTGCGGAGCTGATTAACAACTCTGTTGATGAGCAGATTAAGAAAATCTCCACTAAGATCCGCAAGGACGCGATGCTGCAAACCAGCCCTGATAATAGCCATGTAACATCGCTGGCAATGAAGACCGGTAATCTTGGTGCAATGATTAAGCAGATGCCGGAAGGCGTTGTAAAAGATAGTTACACCAAGCAATTTGCTGAACTGAATGATGACATTACTGCATTTTATAATGGCAGCGAAAAAGCCGCAACAACATGGGCAGATATTGTTAGCCGGACCACCGAGATGGCGGAAGGTGTAAAGCAGGTTAATAAAGAAACCCAGGAAGCGGTCAAAGCGGCGGCACAAAGCGCAATTAAGAGTGCGCAAGACCTTGAACAGCGGCAGGCTCTTGCTACAGAATTACAGCAGCGATTTGATGCGTTGAATAACACGATCGCTAAGGGCAAAGAGATTGAAGGTAACGGTAAAGCTTTTAATGAGTTTCATAGTGCATTAGAGCAAATTGAAGTAGACGCAAAGCGTCTTGGTCCACAGTTAGAATCTGCACTGGATAAAAAGGATATAGTGTCATTAAAGGCTTTGACGGACTACGACAAAAACTTAACCGACATTGAGCAAAGAGTTGCTAAGGTAACTGACGGAGTGATTAGCACTACTTCAAAAGCTGTTAAATCCGTCGCTGACCAAAAAGAAGAGTTAAAAAATATCGATCCAACTGCTGCGATTAACAAAGCTCTGAATTTGAATGTTGACGGCGCAGAAAGTGCTAAGATTACACGCCTGCGGAAAGAACTTGAGGAGTCTAAAACTACAATAGCAAACGCCCGTAAAGCATATGAGGATGATTGGAGTTCCGATAATTTTGACAAGCTCGTAACCGCTATGAAAAATGGCCAGGATGCTGCCAACAAATTTACGACAGCAGTAAAGACGGCCAATGATACCATGGCTGACAATGGTACTAGAAGTAATGAACGCCAGTTTGAGCAGATTAAGGACTTTTTGGCAAACTACCAGACGATGCTAACGACTTTGCAGCGGAGTGCTGGTAATAAAGGATTCAAAGAACTTGGCGGAGACAATGGTGTCTACAAGCAGACCAAAGGCGCTCTTGAAAGCATGGCTAAAAAAGCTGAACAAGTTAAATCTGCGGCTGACGTTCCAACTTTTATTGCTGCGATGGCCAAGCAGTTTGAAAATGCCAAAACACCGATTGAAAGTGTCTCTGATGCGTTGAACGCTGTTAAAACAAAGATTGGCGAAACAAAGGCGGAAGCTGATAAGTTTAATGGCGCTCTTAAATCTCAGCGTGATGTGAACACTTATATTAAGAGTGTTTCTAATTCTTTGTATACAGCACAGAGGTATTTGTCTAATAACTCTAAAATTACAACTGATCCTGCGATATATGCACGATATCTTGAGTATATTGAACGCTACCAGGAATTGCTAAAATCCGGGAAAATCACACAGCAAAACGGCCAGGAATATGCAAGCGAAGCATCCAAGGAATTTGCAGAACTGAAAAAAGCAGTACAGGATGCTGGCCTTGAGACTGACACGCTGGCGATGAAGTTCAAAAAGCTGTTTGAGACAAATATCAAGAGTCAGTTTGCCAGCCAGGTAATTAACATGGTTGAGCAAGGGTTACGACAGATTTACCAAAACGTGGTGAATATTGATTCTGCCATGACCGAGCTGAAAAAGGTTACAAACGAAACCGATAATACATACGATGCGTTTTTGGATGATGCCGGTACGCGAGCAAAGAATCTGGGCGCTTCTATCAGCGATATTGTAACGGCCAGTGCTGATTTTGCACGGTTAGGTTACAATTTGAAAGATTCCAAAGAATTGGCTGACGCGGCCGTTCTGTACCAACATGTGGGGGATGGTATTTCTAGTGTCAATGACGCTAGTGAATCTATCATTTCCACAATGAAAGCGTTTGGCGTTGAAGCAAAAGATGTAACCAGCATTGTTGATAAATTTAATGAGGTGGGTAATAATTATGCTATCTCCTCGGCTGGAGTTGGCAGTGCGCTACAGCGCTCGGCATCCGCCTTGCATACCGCAGGAAACACGTTGGATCAGAGTATTGGTATGATTGTGGCTGCCAATGATGTTGCGCAGGACCCGGAGTCGGTAGGTAACGCGCTAAAAGTATTGTCACTGCGCATCCGTGGCGCAAAGACCGATCTTGAACAGATGGGCGAAAGCACGGACGACGTTGCGGTGAGCACCTCCAAGCTGCGAGAACAGATTAAGGCATTAACCAATGTTGACGGCAAAGGTGGATTTGATATCCTGACCAAGAGTGGAGACTTTAAGTCAACCTATGAAATCATGGAAGGCATTGCCAACGTCTGGAAAGAAATGAACGACGTTGACAAAGCATCCCTGTTGGAACAGGTTGCTGGCAAGAACCGCGCTAACGTTGTTTCCGGTATGCTGGACAACTGGAAGGACGCACAGAATGCCGCCAAGACTGCCGCTGAATCTGCCGGCAGCGCCACAAAAGAAAACGAGACTTACCTTGATAGCATCAATGGTAAAATCTCGCAGTTCACAGCAGCATTTGAGAAACTTTCCAAGGATGTGCTGGATAGCGATCTGATAAAATTCTTTATTGAATTAGCAACACATATTGCCAATCTTGCTGATGAAGCTGTGAAGCTTGTTGATAATATTGGACTAATACCAACTGCAATAGGTGGTATTGGCGCAGCGCTTGGAGTATCACTTATTAAAAACAAAGGCACCAGTGGTAAATTGTATGCCCGTTTACACAAGGGGAATAGTTGTGTAGGATGCAGGTGCCAAATAATTAAATACCCAAATTGCTGGGAAAGGCTAAGAGCCGCATAGCCATAGTGAGCCGGTAATGGAACACGATGGAGCCGAAAGGCAGAAACAAGTATGCGGATGCGGTATGCTGAGAGAAAAACCGCCCCTGCGGGGTGGTGCTAACCCGCGTAAACAATGCTTAATCAGCAGCCGAAACACCGCGTGCAGGAATGTACGCAGAAGAAGATGTGTGAACTTTGGTGTTTTGGTTCATCGACTGTATGGGTAGCCCTATTCCATGGTGAAAACCAGACGGGAAGAAAGACAGTCAGAACATTACGGGAAAGCCGTAAGAAGGTTATAAATAAAAACAAGCCCTGACCTTTAATGGCCGGGGCTTTTAGTATTTTTAAGAGGTAATTTTTTATGAAACCAAATGATTTATTGAGACAGTGCCAAAAAGAGTTGTTGTTTAACCGTACATATGACGTAAAACAAGACGAGTTGTGCTATTGCTGTGATGACGGGAAAGAAAAACACATAATTTTAATTGATTGTAGCGACATAGCTTATAAGGACATGGATTACAATTCTGAAAAGAAAGTTTTAGATGCGTTTATTCAGAGCTGTTGTTGCAAGTGCGAGGGAAAGAATTGTACTGACCACAAAGAGGACAATCATATGAGTAAATAAGCTCACAGGTGTCTGGGTCTATGTCCTCTTTTACAGGAACACTATCTTTATCGACGCTTGGCATCGTAAACAATTGATAAGTCCCTGTTGATGCATAGCGATTTCTTGATGGAAGATACCAACGAATCGTCTGCCCGCAATAAGTACAAATATGTGTTCCTTGTATGTTTGACATTATAAAACACCTCCTAATGGAGATAATAGGAAATTAAGGAAATTTTTATGGCATTTATGGAAGGTATTTTGAAGCCTTGCCAGCGCAAAGTTTTGTTTGAACGAGAGTACAGTTCTGAGCAAGACGCAATGATTTATAAGTGCGAATATGTTATGCGGGCAGTAGCAATCAACTGCAAAAGCTTGACGGCAAACCAAGCGGAGCAGATGGACAAGTTTGCGATGATGGGAATTTATAACGGCGGCTGTTTTAATTGCCCCAAAAATCAAGGAACGGAGGGATGATTATGGGTGCTACATATAAACCGAACGTTAATCTAAACAATCGCAAAAGTACCAGAGAGATGTTTATGCCAAGTAGCCAATCTACATATAAGGAAGAGGATTTTATGACAATTCAGATTACGGGCAACGCCAAAGAGCTTGCGGCGCTAATTAAAGAATTACAGGGGCAGGAAAACGCCAATAACAACACACAGGATGTTGAACAGTTTTTTGAAGAACTAAAGGAAGGCTTATCGTCAATCTTCAAAATTTAAGACGGAGGGTTACAACGGCTACATGGCGTGTAGTATTTTCGTGCTTCTGATAGATCCATAGCCATACTGCTTTTACGAAGATAGGAACAACCTGCACGATGATATTTAGAGCCTGTTTTGGTAACATAGACTGTGTAACTATCGGTAATCACAGATGCTGAATTTGTTGTTTCAGAAGAAGTGGGAGTAGAGTAAGATTGAACCGATGATTGACCAGCAGAGTAACCGCTGTTGTATCCGTCTTTTTTGCCAGCCTCATATCCTTCGTTATATGATTCTTTGCTGGCTTCTTCCTTGCCGTGTTGTTCTCCAATGGAATAGCCTTGATTATATCCTGCCGTTTTCCCGTCTTCGTATGCGGAAGTATAGGCTTTCTTTTTACCGGCACTATAACCAGCATCATAGCCGTCTGACTTGCCTTTATCATAACCATAGGAGTTACCGGCGTCATAACCGTTCTGATGTCCTATGTCGTATCCTTCGGAGTAGCCTTGATCGTACCCCGATTGAATTAGAATAGGCTTTTGGTTATCATACCAACCAAAGAAACAAAGAGCGGCGATAGCAAGCGTTGTAATATTTATAAGAACAGCAGGAATGGCAGAACGGATAGTAGGTAGCCTATGTTTTTGAGGTGCAGGAGATTCTGTATTTTGAGTCTGAAGCTCCTGTAGATTTTCGTCAGGTGTCATGATTTATTCCTTTTATGAGGTGAGCTTTATGGACGGTGGAGATTTCGCTTTAGCTATTTTATGTTTCTTTGCGACCATAGGAATGTCGTATATGTTAATGTCTGTTATAGTTCGGTAATACCGGTTTAATGTTGTATTAACTACACACCTATGCTATTATATAATTATTCCAACAATCAATAAGGAGTGGTTGTATAATGACTGAGCTTGAAAAGAAACAAGAAGAGATCCGCCGCCAGCAATTCACTTATGTTCCTAAGAATAAAGGAACACGAAAAGAGGATATCCAGAAGCCGTCAAAACCAAAAAATGATAAGGGGTGATGCTAATTGACAGCAACGGATATAATTAGTTATATTGAAGCCGTGCCTTTGGTACTTAAATACATTGCGCCAGGGTTTATATTTTTATGGATTTATACGCGATTGCATGACAAAAAACTACCAGAACATTATATTATGTGTTCTGTTGTAGTTAGCTTTATTCTTGTTCTTTGTGTTAATAATGTGGTATGGGATTTTGTAATTGCAGTTGTAGCAGCTCTTATTGTGTATGTCTTGAGCCGTACCACCTGGGTAAAAAATCTTTTCAAAAAAACGATATCCTTTTCGCCCAGTAAAACTGTTTTTTACGATGTGATAGACTACGAAAAGGGCACCTATATTTACGTTAAAACTGATAAATGGATTGTCAGCGGTATATATATTGGAATTGATAAAGATGCCATGGGAGTAATTGTAAAGGATTACAAGCTCTATAATGCGACAGGAGACGAGTTTGACACGCCGGAATGCAGTATAGCCACTGTGCCGTTGAACAGAATTGAATATACGAGCTTGACTTACCCTGAAGATTCTAAGGTAAAGAAATCTTGGTTTGATAATTGATAAGGTGTGTAAAGAACTCAACAGTGGCTATGCTGTTGGTTTTTTCTTATAGTTCGCCTTATCCTCAGAACCTCGTCTTACACTTCACGCACACGCGGTTGACATTGTTGGATGTTAATATACAGGCCAGTCTTTCCCGATTATGCCAATTACAACAAATCCTGTAGTTTCACCATACAAGGTTCCTTCTTCGTATTCGTCATAACCATAATAAGTTCTGCCATAACCAGTTTGATTGTTGTATGTTTGCCCACCGAGGCGAACGGGATATTCAAACGGGATTTTATCTCCAGCGTTTATTGGTTTAGTTATGACTTTATATAATTCTTTGTATAGGGCAGACATTCTGGTTTTTTGATCTGACATGGCAATTTTTTTAACACGACTTTCTGGAGAACATCCTTCCTGTTTTAAGTCGGTCATTGTCATGCCGGAATCAATATATTGTATACCATAATGATATTTTGCTATAACTAATAGGAAGGCTCTTGGGTACATAAATTCTGGGATTGTTAAAAAACTTTTATCGGAATCATAAAATTTGCTCATAATAGGTGTTGTTCTAGTATCTTTATATAACAAAACTTGCATCGAATTTTCTTCTGTTACATCATTGATAGAATTAAGAACTCGGCATGTGCTTGCTTGTGTTTCTAGATCAGAAATTTTTTCATCTGCTTTAGATTTTTCCTTTTCCAGTTCTTTGATCTGCCGCTCATATTCTTTGCTTTGAGCTTCCAGCTCTGCAATGCGGGCGTCAATCTCTTGCAGCTCTTTTTCTGTCATGGCTTACTCCTATCCTACACCGCGCTGCGCAGCATTACCATTCATATCCACAGCTGTTACAATGCCAAGTCTTTTTAACTTTCTGGCTAAAGATACCGAATAGGCCCACGGACACGGCCTTTGCACCCACGGACACTTTGCGCAGGTCGGTGCTGCCGCAGGTGGGGCATTTGGGAGTATGCGGATTTCCAAAATTAGCCATATCCTCTTTAGCTTTATTTTCAACTTCCTCACGATATTTTAGCATATGGTTATAAGCTATTTTGCTAAAGTGTTCACTAGGATAAACATATTTTTCACGAAGGGCTTCTTCTGTTTCAAGCGCATTTTGAGAATTTACCGAACGACCAACGGCTAAACAATCATCATATGTCATTACAATAGGGTCTTCGTAGTCGCAACACTCACAGATTGGAAATTTAGGCTGTTCAAGATAAAAATTGACATAGCCGCAATGAGGGCAAATTGTGTATCTCCAGTCAGCTGTGACACTCATATTTCCACTCTCCTTAAACAGTAATTATAACCTTATAATGATTATATCACACAATAATTATCTATACAACAAAAGATACAAGAATTGTTTAAGAAGACCACCGGATTTATGGACAATGACCAAGTTGCCACAGATACAGCAGCACTTCAAAGCTATATTGATCGTGTTAAAGCTCTTTCAAAAGAGATGGATACGGCTGCCACAAGAAATAAAATTCTCGATTCTGCCCTCAAAGATTCTAGCCAAGTAGCTAAGGATGTTGCGCGGAACACCAACAACTTGGATGACGTGATGAAGGTTTATGCGGCCAGCACACGGACGGCTACCAGCGTGACAGCGGCGTTGGGGGCAACGTTAAAGAGTATTGGTTGGAATATTGCAATAGCGGCTGTAGCGGCGGTTGTTGGTGTTGCTGTGAAACTTGCAGATGAATACTTGTTTCACCCTTATGAGCATGCCCGCGACAAAGCCGCCGAAATGAGCCAGGCCCATGAAGAAGCCACGCAGAAAGTTGAAGAGCTGACTAAGCAGATTGAAGAACTCAAGGCTAAGATGGATGAGTGCCGGAGCACTACCACTGGTGATATTGTAGATAAACAAAGTTTCGGTTATTTAGTGCGGCAAAAGCAATATCTTGAAACCAACCTTGAGCTTGCAAAACAGCTGGCTGAAGAAACTGCTCATGATGCCCGTGAAGCGGTGTATGATCAACAAGACAAGTCTTCGGGAAAAGTTGTTCCTAGTATTCAGGCAACATATGAAGGCGATCAGCATGAACGGTTGCAGCAAGTTATAGCTGATTATAAAAAAACGGACTTAGCCATAAAACATCTTGATGAAGATCTTGCTAATAAAAAAATACCTCAGGAAATATACGATGCACGAATTGCCGGATTTCATAAGCTTCAGGAAGACTTGCGTAATTACATTAAAGAAATGGGCGACGATTTTAATACCGAGATGAATACGTTGCTCAATAACGCCCCAAATGAGTTTAGCTCAGATGACGACAAGAGCAAATACCAAGAACGTATTAAAAATTTGTCGGATGACCAGCAAGCCTTCTTGAATTTCTGGAATCTATACATTAACAATATTCCTCTCATTACCCAGGCTACCAACGACTTTACTCAGTCTGTTGCTGATGGCGAGGATAGTGTTAAGGCGCTGAACGATGCTATCAATGGTGGGCAAGCGATTAAAGAAGGCAGTGATGCTTATAAAGAAGCTGCCGACTTGGCAGATAAATATGGTGTTAGTACTGAAGGACTTATTGCCCAGTTGCAAGCATTACATGAAGAGCAGAGTAAGGGTAATGGTAGCGATGATGACTGGCAGTTTGATGCAGCCGGTGATTTACAGAATTTCTTCTCTAACTTTACTGATAGTACCAGTAACTGTTACAAACAAACCAAAGCTCTTGAATCCGCTTTTAAGGATATGGGCGAGCAAGGATATCTAAGCAGTGAATCCTTACAGGCATTGTTGGCGGTTTATCCTGAGCTGATCAACGACATGGAAGTTGAGAATGGTGTTGTAAGTATCAGCCAGAGTATTTTGGAAGGTAAATTTGGCACGATGAAGAGTGCCATGATTGCTCAAACGCAAAGCCAGATTGATTCTACAAAAGCAACTATTCAGCAGACAAATGATCGTATTAAATGGTACCAAAGAGAAATTGAAATTCTTACAACTTTGTATGGCGCGATTGGTTCTATGCCTTCGGCTAGTTCTGTACTTAGCAGCGACTATCTCAGTCAAAAATTAACCTTTAATCCAAATTTAGGCTTCGGAAATAGTTTGCAACTTCCTGATGTTGAACAAGCAGCGGGTAAACTTGCTGCTCTTAATTCAAATCTAGAAAAAGAGAAAGCCAAAGCTAAAGATGCTCAGAAACAGCTTGAAGATCTTGAAAAGAGTTTGGCCGTAATGAATGGCTATGGTCTTAGCGGCTTTAACGGTGCCAAGCCTAAATCCGGCAAGAGCAGTAACAAAGGTGCCACAGATGCCCAAAGTGCGGCGATTGACGCATTGGACAAGAAGGCCCAGGCGCTGAAAGAAACCTATGAAGCACAGAAAAAGGTGTTGGAAGACCAGAAAGAGGCCATTGAAAAGGTTATTAAGGAACTGGAAAAAGAGCAGACGGTTCTGGATGGCATTATTAAGACTGTAACCAACCGCATTGACAAAGAAATTGACCGGCTGGAACACCAGTGGGATGACCTGAAAGAGAAGCTGGAGAAGGACAAAGACAACCTGGATTCCGCCATCAATGGTGCCAACTGGGTAATTGAGCAGCGGGTCAAAGAACTGGAAAAAGCCAATGACGAATTGGAGGACAGTTACCAACCGCGGATTGATGCGCTGCAGGATGAGATTGATAAGCTGAACGAGGCCAATGATGCACAGGAAGAGGCTATTAGCCTGGCACAGAAGAAAGCTGCGCTGGATGCTGCATTGGCCGCTAAGAATGTGCGCGTGTACCGTGAGGGCAAGGGCTTTGTTTGGGAAGCCGACGAAAGTGCTGTTAAGAGCGCCGAAGAAGATTACAATGATGCCTTGCGCGACAAAGAGCACAATGACGCCATTGATAAACTGACCAAAGAAAAAGAGGCCCTGGAAAAAGAGCTGGAGGACAAAAAGCAGGCCAACCAGGACAAGATTGACGCTTACAACGATTACAAAGAAAAGCTGGATGATGCCCAGAATGCTTATACCAATGCCAAAAACCTTGAGATTTTGCGCAAGCTGTACGGCGACAATGCCGATCAGATGATCTTGAACATGGACCAGAGCATGATTGATAAAATTACCTCTGATTACACGGAAAACATGCGCCAGACGGACTATGTGGAAGATCAGATCGAGCAGAACAAGAAGCTGATTGACCAACTGGAAGAGTATAAGAGCAAATGGGAAGAGGTTGCGGATGCTTACGAAACCGAGCAGAACCGAATCAATACCGTAGCGCGGCTTGGGGCTGACTGGGAAGAAAAAATCCTGGGCCAGCGCATGGATGTGCTGACGGACTTTAAGAACCACTATGTTGATGTTTTGAAGCAGATTAAGGATAAGACCAAAGAGGTTGAAGACCTTGAGTTGCAAATTAAGGTAGTGGAAAAAAAGTACAATGAAGATAATGCTGAGATTGAAAAGCAAAAGAAAGAGCTGCAATGGGAGAAAAACGAGATCACTCGCGCTAACCATGCAACCGGCATTATGAACGTTGCGGCCTTTGAACGTGCGCGTGTTGATGAGGCTGGGCCTGAGATTGTTGTGCGGCAGCCGGAAGCCGGACGCTATACCAGCCTGGAGGTTGGGGACGGCGTTGTGCCGGGAAACCTGACCCGTCGGCTGTTCAGTGCGGCAATTAACCCGGAAGCTTTTGTGGAGAGTGCTATTTTGAAGCGGATGGGGAATGTGAACGCTGAGTTGACCAGTGCTGGCAGCAGCGGCGTACACATTGGCGACATTAACATTGTGATGAACGGTGTGAATGACGTTGAGAATTTTGGCCGCATTTTGCACCAGAACATTGGCTCCATTATGGCGCAGGAGTTCAGCAAGCGGTAATTATAAACAGGACAGAGGGAAACCAACCGAGAGGAATCAGCGGTTAGGTCCCTTATATAATAAGGTAAGATGGCGGCTGTTGCTTTTTAAGGAGGTCATGAATCATGTGCTATTTAGTAGCGAAAGATAGATATGCTCATGGTTGTATTGCTTTGAAAACAACTCACGGCAAGCATCTTGTTGAAATGAAAAGAGCCTTAAATGCTGTGGTTGGCGATAAAGGCGTACAGTTAGTGACGATTAGCAGGCCAACAGCATATGGTGAGTATGCTCCATACCGATTTACCAAAACAGAACAAGAATTTAATGCTCTTGTACGAGCAATGCGATAATTTTATAAGTCAATTTACATCGGGTGACAGATTGTTGTTGTCCGGCTTTTTGTATGGTATAATGACCCTATTATAATAAAGTAGGAAGTGTTGTACCGATGGCAAAGACTGAGAGCCAAAACAAGCCGGACACGGAGTTTACTTTTAACCCGGAAGCCAAGAACAATAAAAATAGCTCCTCTTGGAAAAAAGCAGAGGACAAAAAGGAAAATAAGTGATGGAAATAACACAATACTTAAACGAGCTAGTTGCCATGATTCCTGCTATTTTGCAGTATGTGGTGCCTGGTTTATTGATGTTATGGATTTATAACAGGCTGCTTGACAAACAGTTGCCTCAACATTACCTGGTTTATTCTGTGGTAATTAGTTTTCTGCTTATGCAGGTGGTACCAACCAAGAAGTTACAGTATATTGTGGCATGTGTTCTTGCTGCCGTTCTTTCTGTTATGCGCAGGAACGTAAAAATTAAGCAGGTGTTACATAAGCTGTTCAAATGGTCCCCAAGCGATAGCGTGTGGGAAGATGTTATTGACTATAAACGTGGAACCAATATGGTAGTCTATACAGACTGCGAGAACGATTTCAGTGGTTCTTATGTTGGAATGGATGATAAAAAGAACGTATTACTTTTATCTGGATATGATGTTTTAGATAAAGAGGGTAATGCCCTTACAACAATGGATGACCGAATTGTTATGATTCCCAGAGGAGAAATTAAATACGTTGAGCTTTGTTATGATGAAAAATCAGATGTAAAGAAATATTGGTTTAAGCGATAAGTACGATGACGATATACCGGGTGGCCTATGTGGCTGCCCGGCTTTTTTATTTTGGAGGAAAAGCTATGGCGAAGAACACATTGGATGATGCCATTGCGGGGCTGAAAGACCTGGCAAAAGAGGTGAAGCGTTACTGCGAGAGACTGATTAGTAATGCCAAGTTTGACCGTACAGCTGTTGGCACGATTGTGAAGGTGCTGGATGATCACAGCGGCTATGTAGTGGCGGCTTTTGGCAAGGAATACACCATTGCGAGTAATGCGCTGTTCCAGGTGAACGATGCTGTGGCTGTGATTGCCCCGCAGAACGACTTTAAGCGGCTGTACATTAAGCCGTATGAAATTGACCGGAACCTGTTGAAGCAGGACAAGGTTGAGGAAGACCTGAAAGATTATGTGAATAAGGTTGACAAGCTGCAGGAACAGGTGGACGGCAAGGTTGAACAGTATTTTTATAACTATGACCCGACGCTGGAGAACTGGCCTGCTATGAGCTGGAAAGACGACACCACAAAGAAAGCGCACAACGGCGATTTGTTTTATAACACCGACAGCAAGAAAGGCTGGCAGTGGACATATAACGAAGAAACAAAAACCGGTAGCTGGGTAGAAGTGACAGATAAGGAAACGCTGGATACGTTGGAAGCCGCAAGCAAGGCACAAGACACTGGAGATGGTAAGCGCCAGGTATTTACGGCTGATGCCAGCAAAGGGGAATACCCGGAGCCGCCGTATGACACGGGCGATTTGTGGTTTAATGGGGAAGACATTCTGGTTTGTACGGTAGCACGCACGGCCAGTGACAAATATAATGCCAGCGACTGGGTAAAAAAGGATAGTTACGCCAGCAAAGATGACATGAAAAATTATGTGGATGGTGTAACGAAAGATATGCAGGACCAGATTGACAGCAAGGCCGAGCAGTACTTTTACGCCTATGACCCTACGCTGGATAACGAGCCGGCCAAGAGCTGGACGACAGATGAAGAAAAAGAAAAACATGTGGATGACCTGTTTTATAACACTAAGACAGGCAAAGCATACCGATTTATGAAAGGTGACGATGGCAGCTACAAGTGGGAATTGGTGCAGGACAAGGATGTAACCAATGCACTTGAGGCGGCCAGCAAGGCACAGGATACGGCGGATGGAAAGCGGCGTGTGTTTACAGCAGATGCCAGCAAGGACGAACCCCCCGCCCCGCCGTATGACGAAGGTGATTTGTGGTACACGGGGACAGAAGTGCTTGTTTGTGGAAAACCCAAGGCGAAAGGCGAGGCATATGATGCCGGCGATTGGGGCAAGAAAGACAATTACACGAACAAGGACGAAGTGATTGATGCGGTTGATAAGAAGCTGACACAGGAGGACATCTTTAACCGACTGACCAATAATGGAGCAAGCCAGGGTATGTTTATTGAGGATGGCAATGTGTATTTTAATGCAACCTATATTAAATCTGGTGAAATATCTACTGACCTTATAAAGAGCGGCAAGCTAAGTTCTAAGGATGGTAGTGTATATTTTGATTTGAACAATTCGGAAATTCATACTACGGATAACAAGTTCGTCACAACATTGGATAAGAACTCTATTATTATTAAGTCTGGGGATAATACGCTTGCCAGATTGAGCGGCTACGATGAAACATATGGTACAGAAAATGTGGTGCAGATTGCAGATGCTATGTTAAAGCTTGATACTTACCAGTATGATGATACAGAAAAAACCACTACTCACACAAATACAATGGTATTAGATGGTTCTTCTATTACATTCAGGGCCGGAGAAGTTACCAGTTCATCATCCATGTCATCGCTTTCTAAGGCTGGACTGAGTACAGAACGGATTACTTTTAATAATGCTATTGGAACCTTGACTGCGCAAAAGGAGTCTGATACTTCCGGACGATTTGTTATTGATTTTTCAACCACACAGCTTAGAGGTAATGTCCAGCTATATGGGAATGGCAACTCTATGTACATCTATGACGGCACCACCAACTGGGGCGGCCAAACTTTAGGCTGGGACGGTAGCAAAGAAGTAACCACTCTTGACGCAAACACCCAGGCCGTACCGTTTGTATACGGAATTGAGCTTGTAAAAAATGTGCAGGGTTATGTGACAGATGTGAAGTTGAAACAGCATGGGCTACGGTTTATTGGCGGCATTTTGGTTTAATTTTGACGAGGAGATTTTATGATGGAAAATTTTAACTTGAAGTGCGAACAGTTGAAGACTTACATTTGTGACGGCGTGAATCAGGTGGGGCTGCCGCCGTATGCAGTAGAGCTGATTTTGGAGAGTTTGCTGCGTGATGTGCAGAATATCCGCAAGAGCGCGATACAGGAAGAGATGGAAGCGGCTAAGAAGGCTGCGGCAAAAAAGGCCGAGGATACGCCGGTAGATGCAGCAAAGGATAAGCCGGAAGAAAGCGTAAAATAAATATAAGCTAATAGCATTATTGAAAGATAAGAATAACCGCCTGACCTTGATTGGTTGGGCGGCTTTTTGTTATTTAGAGAGGGAGGGGAGTGGCGGGAGGATGAGCAAACCAGCATTATATACCGTATCAGCATTTGATGCGACAAAAGATTATACATTCCGGTTCCGATACATTGGTGTGATTACCAAGGTGGAGGCGCAAATTTGGGCCAATGCCATGAGTGCAGAGGAACTGAGCAGCCCAACTTACCAGAGCGGTGAGGTGAGTACCCAGAGATCCGAGTTTACTTTGAAGGCCAGCAGCATTACAAACAGCAGCGCGGCGTTTGGTATTAAAGTACGGGTGTGCGGCCAGGACAGTGCGTGGAGCGAATGGAGCGACATTCTGCTGTTTTATTGTGTGGAGACACCGGTGTTTAAGTTCAAAGAGATCAGCACCAAGGACAAAACCAACATTGAATACAGTGCTTTTGAGTTTACAGTGCAATACGAGAGCACCCAGGGCGAAGAGCTGAACGAATATACGATTGAACTGTATGATGCCAGCAAGAGCCTGGTGAAGAGCAGTGAGACGCTGCGGGTGCCGGACAAGGCGTATATTATCAGCAACTTACGCAATGACACGACTTATTACGCCAGAGCACAGGGTATTACCCAGCACGGCATGAAGCTGGACACTGGATTTTGTGAGCTGCTGATTGGCTATGTGGGCGGTGATGGCTATGCGGCTGTGGCGCTGGAAAACCATTATGAAGAGGGCTGCATTTGGGTGAAATCTTATGTTGTGACGATTGAGGGCAAGGACCGCAACGACAACAAGGATGATTACCACTATGTAAGCGGATCGGCCGGGGACCAGGCAGTAGACCTGACGGTGGACGACACCGACCCGGTTAAGGCCGACATGACGTTCAAAGACGGATTTAAGGTACAGGGCAGCCATGTGGAAGAAGGAAGCGTGGTGGACAGCAGCTATGCCCTGGGGCTGAATATGAGAAGCGACCGCTGGAACAAGCTGCTGATTGGGCTGTGGAACAAACGGAGCAACGGGATCAGTATGCCGACAATGGATGAAGATCCGTATGCTTTGAAGTTGTTTTTGTGCCGCCGCGACATTGCGAACGATTACAGTAGCAATGCCTACAACTACCAGACGAACGAAAAGAAAACATGTTATTACCTGGAACTGACCTGCGGCGGATATTGTTTGCAGAGCAATGTAAAAACCAGTGCGCCAAATGGATGGTTTAAGGTGTATTTGAAAAACCAGGGCGGCCTGTTTGAGCTGCACTGGGAGTAAAGGAGGGGTGTGGAATGATTGTGGGAGCCGATATTTTGATGGGACAGAATGCGATTTTGCCATACCCGCCTTATAATGAGGCGCTGAATGTGCTGAAGCTGCAGAACGGTGTTTATGACGACCTGCTGTTAAGCCGCGATGCCGACAAGGATTACGGCAAGTACAATCTGGACAATGGATGGCAGGCCCAGACGGCCATTTATGCGGCCTTTAACGGTGATACCCTGGGCGGCAACCTGCGCTACCGGGCAGAACAGATCAGCGAGATGCGGTTAAAGCGACGCCGGGTTGGAACCTATAACTGGATTACCCTAGCGACCAAGCACCGGCCAACCCCGGTGAATGATGAAACCCTGAAGGAATGGGAAAAAGAACTGAACAACTGGGTACATATTGATTGGTACGCAGATGGGCGCAACACCGAGTATGAGTATGCGTTTGTGCCGATTATTGACGATGCCGAGCAGGACATGTTCACGAACAAGATTTTGAGTAGCTTTGACGGTGCGGTGCTGACAGACGGAGACATTAGTTACCACCTGTTATTTGATGCCAGCGTGACCAGTACGACCAGAACACAGCCAAACAGTGTGGTGGAAACTATGAGCAGCCGTTACCCGTATGTGATTTACGGTAGCGACCTGAACTATGAGCAGGGCAATTTTACGGCCACTGTTCTGAAATATAGTTTTGACACGGATGATTATGACGGGGATGGCGGTGCCCGGTACCGCAAGCAGTTTGTGGACTGGTGTACCAACAAGAAGCCGAAGATCTTGAAGCTGTTTGACGGACGCAGCTGGATGGCAAACATTATTAACCAGCCGAGTATCAGCTACAGTGACCATTATGACAAGGTTGCCGTGGCGTTTGATTTTGTGGAGATTGGCAGCTTGGAGAGCAGCACCGATTTGTACCGCAACGGGTTTATTGCAGAAGATATTGAAGGGAGTTGATGCGCGATGTATGTGCCAAGCACAGAAGACATACGAACCTTATACTCCCATAACATTGAGTTGTACACCCGCATTGACCTGCTGAACGACCGGATGAAGACGATTGACAGTTTGCAGGGCATTACGACCGAGGGAAGAATTTCCGTAGATGCAGATGCGGACATCCGGCGAACGTACACTTCGACCATTGTGCTGGACGAAAAACATGCGATTAGTCAGTACAGCGAGAGCGAGTGGATGAACAAATATGTTTGGATTTATATTGGTGTGAAGACCCCGATGCTGGACGATATTATCTGGTACAGCCAGGGGGTATATGTGTTCAGCCAGAACGGATACAACTATGACACGCAGACCCGGAGCCTGACCATTAACTGTATGGACCTGACAGCAATGCTGAATGACACGTTGGCCGGACAGCTGACAGGTATTAAAACCGTGTTTAAGGCCGGAGGCGGAATCCGCAGGGCGATGGTGGAGCTATTACAGGAAGTAGGGATCAACAAAGTATTTGTGGAATATTGGAACCGAACGATCCCTTATGACCAGGAGTTTGATGCGGCGACCAGTGTGTGGACAATTTTGACACAGTTGCGGGATTTGTATTACCCGTTTGAAATATTTTTTGAGGATGATGTATTCAAATGCCAGCAGATCCCAAGCTGTGAGGATGACCCGCTGGTGCTGAATGCCGATGTATTCAATGATTTGATCATCAGCGAAGACGCAACGGTGGATTACAGCGAAGTGCGAAACTGCGTAGAGGTGTTTGGCGCTGCAGCAAGCCCGGATGTGAGCTGCACAGACCTGGTGGTGGACACGACAAAGAAAACCATGACATTAAACGTGATTGGGTTGGCATTGAACGGTAAGAAGCTGATTTTGTTTACGCCGCCGGACAATGTGGCCGACCTGTACAATGCCGACAAAGGGTACCAGATGAAGATCAGCGCCAAAGCAACAGAGAGCAGCGATGCGGTTGTGACCGATGTTTTGAGCCTGTATACCATCAGCACAGATGAAGCCGGCAACAACAAAAAGGCCAAGCAGGACTGCATGAAACCAAAAGTACAATATGTGGTGCGCTACGATGCCGATTATTCCCCGAATGAGAATGGCGGCAAAGGGCGCTTTTATTTTTATGGGCAGGTACAGCCGCACGCCATGGTGATGCTGAAAGATGCAAAACCGAGCAAGGAAGAGCTGGACAAGCTGAAAGAAACCGAGAACTGCCAGAATTTGGAGGTTGTGAGTACCGCCAACCCGGATATTGAAGGGTATGAGGAAGACGACCAGTTTTTGAACAGCCCGTTCAGCATTGAACGAATTGGACGACGCAATGTGGTTTTGAGCGGCGGTGAGTACGACAATTACACTACAGATGACGGCATTTTGGATGTTGCCGAATACGAGTTGTGGAAGCGGGCGCGATTGACCGACAGCATTACGGTGAAGATGCTGCTGGTGCCGTGGCTGGATGTGAACACTAAGGTTGAATACTGCCCGCGTTACATGGGCGGCAAGACAGCCGTGCAATTTATTATTAAAAAGATTGATAAGAGCTTGGGGCAGGGAACGATGGATGTGACGCTGATGAGGTTTTACCCGTATTACCCGTACCCTGTAAAAGATGAAACAGGAGGAAACTTTAAGTAATTAAAATCATTGTCAATGGTGATTAAATGTGTTGAAACATGCTCATGGAGGATAAGAGGAAATTGCTAAAAAGCTTCAAGACAGAAATAAATCCGACGGTCGAGCAAAAAATCAAGATTCGTAAGACGATAGGAACCTGCAGATTTATTTATAACTTCTATTTGGCTCATAACAAAAAGCTCCACGAAGATGGGGAAAAATTCATGAGCAGCAGTAAATTTAGAGTCTGGCTTAACAACAAATATCTTCCACAGCATCCGGAGTATTTGTGGATCAAGGAAGCATATTCAAAAGCTGTAACGCAGTCAGTAAATAATGGACAGACCGCATTTACAAGATTTTTCAATCACGAAAGCGCCTTTCCTAATTTCAAAAAGAAAGGCAAGTCCGATGTAAAAATGTATTTCGTAAAGAATAATCCTCAAGATTGTTGCTGCGAAAGACACCGGATTAAAATTCCATCACTTGGTTGGGTTCGTATCAAGGAAAAAGGATATATCCCAACTACTAAAGATGGATATGTGATTAAAAGCGGTTCGGTTTCCATAAAGGCTGGCAGGTACTATGTTTCGGCTCTTGTGGAGGTCTCTGACAACAAAGCAGTCGATCATTTCGGCGAAGGAATTGGCATAGACCTCGGATTGAAAGACTTCGCCATTGTATCAAACGGTAAAACATATCAAAACATTAACAAATCAGCAAGGCTTAAAAAACTTGAGAGACAACTTATTCGAGAACAAAGGTGTCTCTCTCGTAAATACGAAAAATTAAAGGAAGGAGAGTCCACTCAAAAGAATATACAAAAGCAAAAGCTCAAAGTACAAAGACTTCATCACAGGATAGATAATATCCGTACCGATTACATCAATAAAACAATTGCAGAGATGGTAAAAACCAAGCCATCTTACATAACGATTGAAGACTTAAATGTAAAAGGTATGATGAAGAACAGGCATCTCGCAAAAGCCGTTGCATCACAAAAGTTCTATGAATTTAGAACCAAGCTCAAAGCTAAGTGCAATGAAAATGGTATTGAATTAAGAGTTGTAGACAGATGGTATCCATCATCCAAAATATGTCACTGTTGTGGTACTATCAAGAAAGATTTGAAGCTTTCAGATAGAATATACCGTTGTGATTGTGGCTATATCGAGGATAGGGACTTTAATGCTGCTCTTAATCTAAGAGATGCTTTAACTTACGAAGTTGCATAATAAAAGCAAGCGTAAGTATGTACCGAAGGCTATTTCGGGAATTTACGACTGCGGAGTGTACAAGAACTTGTGAGTAGCGTATTGTTTATAATCGTCAAAGCATACACATTGAAGCAGTAAGAAGTATCCGCAAGGACTTCAATTTCTCGATGTGTTTGAGTATATTTCAACACATTTTGAGTGGCAGAGTGATAAGTAATGGCAGATACCTATACAAAGTTCCCGGAAGGTATTGATACGTTTGAAGACAATGCCGACCTGGACAGCGGCCATGCTGCAGCGGCAGCTCAGTACACCAAGTACCTGGCAGACGGCAAGTATACCGAAGCCAGCAATTACCTGAACCAGAACAGCGGCCTGCGCAAATACATTATTAAAGCGGCGGACATTAACCATGTGAAACATGCGATTACTGCACTGGAACAGCATTATGCCGGAGCGGTGAATTACATCATTGATGGCAAGTTTGACCCCGACATGATGATCCATGAATACAGCTACAGTTACAGCGGCGGGACCCATACCCTGACATGCAAGAGCGGCAGCAGTTACAGCAACGCAGCCAACGGCAAAGCATATTTTACCACGGCGTTCAGTGACGGGCACAGACTGGTGATCAATGGCAAAGACATGACCAGCAACGCCTACTGCGGCACAGAGAAACTGGGTGACGGTGCAATTGGTGCTGGGCAGTGGGTGATTTTTCAGTACGATACGAGGAGAAACATTGTAAATTTTACTAACGGCAGCGGCATTGGGGCTTCCAAGCTGGCTGCCACGACTGCTTTACCGGACCAGGTGCTGGCAGGACAGACATTTTACAGCAAGAACAAAACCCTGAAAACCGGCACCATGCAGAATTACGGCAATGTAACGGCAGAGTTGGCCAACGGCGAGAGCTACCAGATCAAGGCCGGCTATTATAGCGGTGGTGCGATCAGCGCAAGCGGGCTGGATAGCAATACGCCGGGCACTGCGGATGAAAAATCTATCCTGGAAGGAAAAACTGCCTGGGTAGATGGCAAATTGGTGAAAGGATCTATCAAGACTTATTCTGCCACGACCCAGCTGCAGGGCGGCGAGCGCGAGAGCACCAAGATGACCGTGCAGAAAAAGGACGGTGTGACCCGGCTGTGTGTAGCCACAGATAACCAGAAAACCAACGATATTTACAGTGGCTGCTATTACGATAACGTGATGTGGCTGTGGGGAACCGCAAGCACGGCGGCCAAAGCCCTGTTGGAGGATGATACCACCAATGCGGCAACCGCCAATGATGTGGCCAGCGACAAGAAGTTTATTGATAAGAATGGCAACTGCACGCAGGGTACCCTGACCAGGCGCAGCTATGGCTTTGCCCATGACATGGGTTTTGGAACCGACAGCGAGTATTTTGCGCTGCGTAATATTGACGAGGGTGCATACAAAAGTGACGGTAATTTTTGGGCACCGGAAGTGCGCGTGAACCTGGCCGATTTCCGCAAAGGGATTGGCTGCACAGAAGATAAAATTGTGAACGGCGAAAGCATTGCCGACCTGACTGGTAAAGCCGGAGGCCGAATTGCAACGATTGATAAGGATACAACCAACGGCGACCATTACAGCAACGTGGTGACGACTGGCGGTTGCCAGCACGCATGGGTTGTGGTCAGTGTGAGTAAGACCGGAACAGAAAACAGACTTAACCGAGTGTGGGTACAGGCCAGCAACGACGGCAGCAACTGGACGGATGTGTGGGACAGCGGAAGCGGACTGCAGGCTGTATACAAGCAGCAGGCTTTGAACACATCCACAGTGTACACCCAATGGCGCGTGAAGCTGAACAGCGATGGCGATAAGTGCCACGCCCATATTGTATTGTTTGTTTGAAAAATAGAAAGGGGAGGAGGAAAACATGGCATTAAGTTTTGAAGAATCGAAACGGATGGCGGCTGAGATGGCAGCCAAAGCAGAGCCTGTGGCATTGCAGGCTGAGGCTGCCCCCATGGCCGCGGTGGTTGATATGCCACAGGCGCAGGCCAATGATGACGGCGGCTACACCCGTAGTGAAAAATACCTGTGGTACAGCCAATATAACGATGATGCGTTTTCGACCATTGACGATATGAAAAATGTTGTGATGGACGAGAGCCAGATCAACATTACCCAGGAAACCAACAGCCAGGTGATCCCGTTTAAGATGCCGCGGCGATATGACGGCATTGATTTGATGCAGATGATGTTACAGGTGCATTACCTGAATGTGGACGGGCAGGAAGCATATGCCACGCCGATCAATGTTACCTACAACGATGATACGATCCGGTTTTATTGGCTGGTTACAAATAGTGTGACAAGCAAAAAGGGGACAGTGCGTTTTGAGATCACTGCAACCGGTGTAAATGAACGCAGCGAGACCTATATGTGGCGCACACGACCAGACGGCGAGTTGAATATCTTGGAGGCTTTGAGTGGCACCAAGATGGTGGAACCGGATAACGACTGGTACACAAGCTTTGTTGCCCTGATGGACGAGAAGGTTGGCCAGGCTTCCAGCTATGCCAGTGCCGCACAGGCCAGCGCACAGGATGCAGCCAACGCTGCGGCGGGTGTGGATAATAAGATCCAGAATGCGGCAGCAGGAATTAAACAGGAGCTGCAGAATGACCTTGACACCAACTACACCAAGAAAACTGAGCTGACCACGGAGCTTGCCAAGTATTATAACAAGGAAGAAGTGGACGGCTTTGTTACACTGTTGGAAGGTAAGATTTCCGGGATCGACGGATTGGCGGCTTTTAACTGTGCGTATGATGCGGGCACCCGTACTTTAACATTTTATAACGGCGATGCAGTGATTAAAACTGTAACCTTAAGCACCGATCCCAGCGCAGAGTGGACGACCGCATATGGCAAGACGGTGGATGCTAAGATCGGCGCGGCGGTAAACCCGGTAAGCACAGCGCTGGATGAATACAAGACCAGCAACAACGAGGCCGTGAAAGCTTTGCAGGATAGTGTGGGCGACCTGCCGAACACCTTGCAGAGTGATTATTATAATAAGGAAGCAACCAACAAACTGCTGGCTGATAAGGCGGACAAAACTGCTCTGGATGGATTTACCAATGATTTGACTGTGACCAAGAATACCGTGACAGCCTTGCAGGGCAGTGTGGATACGGCCAACAGCGACATTGCAGAAATCCAGGAAAAGATCAAAGATATTAAGCCCAGCAACGGCCATGAGTACGACATTACTTACACCAGTGATGACGGTCATTTGAGCCTGTTGGAAGACGGTACAACCAAGACTGTTGTTACCATTAAAGGTGGCGGCGGTGGCGGCGGTGAGACAACCAGCATCATTACCATTGAACGAATTGGTGACAGCAGCCTGACGGTAGTTCAGGGTGACAGTGTATTGATCAGCTTTAAGTTTACGAGTGTGGACAATGCTGGCGATGACACCGGCAATGCAACTGGCAACTGGTATGTGGGCAACACCAAGGTGGCAACCACGACCATTACCCAGGGCAAGAACACCTTTGATGTGACGCAATACTTGCACAGCGGTGACAACACCGTGCGGCTGCAGGTTACGGACAGCATGGGCAGTGTGGGCAGCAAGAACTGGTCGGTTAATGTTGTTGAGTTTTATTTGGAGAGCATTTTTGATGACTCTCTTTTTTATTCAGGCGAAGTAACTTACCGGTTTACTCCGTATGGCAATATTGCCAAAAACATCAGCTTTAAGTTGGATGGCAAGGCGATTGGCGGAACAAGCACTGCAGTGACAGGCCGCCAGATGACCTACAATTTGCCCGCCCAGAAGCACGGCAGCCACCTGCTGGAAGTGAGCATGACGGCGGAAATCAACGGCAAACAGGTAACAAGCAACACCCTGCGCCACGATATTATGTGGGTGGAAGAGGGTAATAATACCCCGATTATCAGCTGCGCCGTGCTGGATTACAGTGCCAAGCAGTACAGCAATGTTGCGATCAGCTATACCGTGTATGACCCGGCCAGCAGCAACACCAATGTGACCCTGGCTGTGGACGGCGTTGTTGCCAGCAAGCTGACGGTAGGACGCACCAAACAGACCTGGACGTACAAGAGCAGCGAGATTGGCAGCCATGTGCTAACCATTACCTGCGGCGAGACGGTAAAGACCATCAATGTAAAAATTACTGAACTGGGTATTAACATTGAGCCGGTGAAAACCAACCTGATGTTTGACTTTAACCCGGCTGGCCGAACCAATGCGGACGAAAACCGCCTGTGGACCGATGGCAATACCGCGATGACGGTAAGCGATAACTTTGACTGGAGCAATGGCGGCTACCAGATTGACGAGGACGGCGATACTTACTTTTGCGTGAAAGCCGGAACTACCGCCACGCTGGATTATAAGCTGTTTGCGGACGATGCCAAAAAGAAGGGCAAGAACTTTAAGCTGGTGTTTAAGACCACCAATGTGCGAGACTACGATGCTACGGCACTAACCTGCGCAAATGGCAACGTTGGTTTGACGGTACAGGCACAGAAGATTACCCTGACCAGTCAGCAGAACCACATTGAGCTGCCGATTTGCGAAGATGACTTTTTGGAGTTTGAGTTCAATATTTTGCCGGATAGCAAGTATAAAGAGATGGTGCTATGGTGCGACGGTATCCCCTGTAAGGTGGAACTGTACGATGCAAGCGACAACTTTACACAGGCAAACCCGGTTGGCATTACGATTGGTTCTGCGGACTGTGATGTACAGGTATACCGCATGAAAACCTACGGCATGGAGCTGTCAGACGATGAAATCCTGGACAACTTTATTGCGGATGCCAAGAACGCCGAGCTGATGATTGAACGCTATAACCGCAACGATATTACCAACGTGAGCGGCGAACTGGATGCTGACCTTTTGGCCGAGAAGTGCCCGGACCTGCGCATTATCAAGATCAGCGCCCCGACCTTTACGACCGGCAAAAAGAATGAGGTTTTTAATACCACCATCCAGCAGATTTACAAGAACGGACGCGCTGTGGAGGATAACTGGACCGCGACCGGCAGCCATAAAGGCCAGGGCACCAGCTCCAATGCGTATGGCGAGAGCGGCCGAAACATTGACATTAACTGTTCCGGCGGATTTACGTTTGGCGACGACAGCGCCGGCAGCACCTATACCTTGACCGAGAACAGTATCCCGGAGAAATATTTTAATATCAAGGTAAACATTGCAAGCTCTGAAAACGCAAATAACGCCTGCATTGCAGATGATTACAACACGTTTAACCCATACACCCGCAAGGCAAAGAAAGAGAACCCGAAGGTGCGCGACACGATGGCGTTTTACCCGTGCGTGGTGTTTATCCAGGAGACGGACGTGGAGAACGCGACGGTGTTTAAGGACGGCCAGTGGCATTTTTACGCCTGCGGTGATATTGGCAACAGCAAGAAGAACAATGACACCCAGGGCATAGACCCCGAAAACCACAAGGAAGTTATTGTTGAGATTGATAATAACACCGATGCCCAGACCCGCTTTTTGAGTGATGATTTGAGCCAGGAAACTTGGGACGGCGACCACAGCTTTGAGTTCCGCTATATTAGCAAAAAGTGTACCGAGGAAGAAACACAGGCAGCAAAGAATGCCTGGCAGAGCTTGTTGACCTGGGTAGTAAATGCAGATGATGCAGAGTTTAAGGCCCACTTTGAGGACCACTTTATCAAGGACAGTGTGCTGTTCTATTATCTGTTCACTGAGCGCCACACAATGGTGGATAACCGCGCCAAGAATGTGTTCCCCCACACAGAAGATCTGATCCATTGGGATTTTTGCATGGATTATGATAACGATACCTGCCAGGGCAACGACAATGAGGGCGGATTGACACTGACTTACGGCTATGAGGACACCGACACCATTGGCACCAAGAGCGTGTTTAACGCGGCAGACAGCAAGCTGTGGTGCAAGGTACGAGATCTTTTTGCGGACGACTTGCAGAAGATGTACCTGAACCGTGAGAGCGCTTTGGCCTGGAGTGCAAACCGTATTTTGCGCAAGATTGAGGCGTACCAGGATGTGAAGCCCGAAAAGCTTTGGATTATGGACATGCGGCGCAAATATTTCCGCACCTATGAAGATAATGGGACGACCAGTTACCTGCCGATGATGCACGGCAACAAGCGCCACCAGCGCCGCCAGTACCAGAAGTACCAGGAAAAGTATATTGCAAGCAAGTACAGCGGTACGACCTGCACGGCTGATGATATGACGATCCGCGGCTATACCCCGACCAACTGGACAGGTGTGCAGCCGGACGGCACGTTCCATATCCGCCCGTATGCAGATACCTATGTGAGTGTTTTGTATGGCTCCAACCCGGTAAAAATGCGCGGTAAGCGCGGCCAGACCTACACGATTGAGTGCCCGATTGCAGCCATGAACGATACCGAGGTTTATGTTTACAATGCCAGCCTGATACAGAGCATTGGCGACATTAGTGGATTTTACCCTGGGTATGTTGATTTTAGCCATGGTGCGAAATTGACCGACTTGAAGGTTGGCAACGGCACCGAAGGCTACCGCAACACAAACCTGACCGACTTTGCAGTTGGCAACAATACGCTGCTGGAACACCTGAATTTGCAGAATGTGCCAAACCTGAAGAAATCCATCAGCTTGGCGGGATGTGTAAACCTGACCGATTTTTATGCCGGCGGCAGCGGTATTACCGGTGTGGCGTTTGCCAAGGGCGGCAAGATTGAAAAGGCTGAACTGCCTGCGATTGCAAGCTTGACGGCACAGAGCCTGAACCACCTGACCGATTTGAAGATTGACGGCTATGAGAACCTGACCACATTGGTTGTGGAAAGCTGCCCGACCATTGACCTGAAAGCTATGTTGGAAAAATGCACAGGTTTGAACCGCGTGCGCCTGACTGGCCTTGATTGGGAATGCGAGGATACAGCGCTGCTTGACCGGCTGTACACGATGACCGGCCTGGATGAGAACGGCTATAACACCGAGCACTCTGTATTGGAGGGCAAGGTACATGTGCCCATTATGCGTGAAAAGAAGCTGGCAGAGTTTAATGCACAGTGGCCGGATTTGAAGATCAGCTACAACACGCTGGTGGAACAGTTTACCTGGACCTTTGTGAATGATGATGACGAGCACACAGTTTTGGATGTGCAGTACATTGACAAGGGTGGTAAGGCTGTTGACCCTGTGACCCGTGCGGATAAGCCGATCCCGAAGCCGACCAAGAAGAGCACGGTGAGCACTGACTTTACCTATGCTGGATGGGACACAGAGTTTGTTACAGTATTTACCAACCAGACCGTAACGGCCAAATATACCGAGAGTGTGCGGAAGTATACCGTGCGCTACCTGAACAATGGTGCGGAGAAGCAGAAAACAGTTGCCCCCTATGGCAGCATGGTGTTGTATGAAGGCGATACCCCGACCTACACGGCGGAGGAAGGTGCCTATAAGTTCTACCTGTTTGACCATTGGGACAAGGGCGGATATGTGAACGGAGACAAGGACATCAATGCGGTATATGATAGCTGCGAATATACCTCTGGTTATTTTGACGGCAAAGAGATTGGCAGTTTGCGCCCGGTTGAGATTTACGCAATGAAAAAGGTTGGTATAGAGAATAAGGTGGTTAGCCCCAAGGACGCTGTGACCATTACGATGGGCAACGACTTTAGCTACTCTGACATTGAAGAGAAGGTTTTGATCAATGAGAAAAAGACCTTTGATGGCACCAACTATGTGGATACCGGTGTGCAGCTGTTGAAGGAAGACCGGGACTGGGTGCTGGCGGTAGATTACCGGATGACCACAACCGATACGGCCAATGCTGTGCTGATGCAGTGTTTTGAAACCAACGGCATGAACGGTATCCGCATTTGGAACAATAATGGAGCCAAGATCAGTTGGGGCACCGAAAGCGCAACAGCTGCCACAGTTGGAACCCGTGACATGGTGGTAATGCGCCACAAGAAGGGCGAAAACAACCTGCATGTGTATACGGCTAATATTTACGGTGACGACATTGTTTACACCGAGATTAACCGTGGACGAATTACACAGACCAATGCAACGCTGGTGTTTGGTTGCGCCAAGGCAGATGACGGAGAATATGAACGGTTTGCCAAGGGTGATGTGTACTGGGCGAAAGTTTGGTATGCAGACCTGGGCGACAATGCCTGCCGGAAGCTGGCTGCATGGCCGCATGAAACCCGCGAATTTGAGATGTGCGGATTTAAGCAGTTTTATTTAAGCGATAACACAAACAAGCGCTGCGCAATGACGTTTTTGGCGAAAAATACGCTGGCACGCAAGATGCCGATTACCAGTAGCTATTACAACAATGGCGGTTGGCCCGCAGCAACGCTGCGCACCTACCTGGACAAACGGCTGCCGAATGCCTTGCCGATTGGATGGCAGCAGTTGATCCAGCAGGTAAAAGTGACATCCAGTGCGGGCGGAACATCCAAGGAAATTGTGACGGCGGATTGTTACTTCTTTATACCGGCTGCATATGAGCTGAACCCCAGCATGAACAGTGAGCCGTATATTTATGAAGGTACAACGATCAGTTACATGACAGATAATCAGAGCCGAATCTGCTATGACGATGATGGTGCGGCCACCACTTATTGGACACGCAGCCCGAATGTTCAGTATGCAGGTTACTTTTTGCAGGTTGCGGCAGATGGCCAGATTTACAGCTATGTTACCCCGAATGAGCAGCATGGCGTGCGCGTAATGTTCAGCGTGTAAAGGAGGTTGAGGGACGAAATGTATTACAAGGTGATATATAACGGCCAGGTGATTGATACCCTTGACCACCTGAGTTTTGTGAAATACCAGGCGAAACACGGGATTATGGTGAACTGCACGGCAGATGATGCCGAAGGAATTGTGAGCAGTGATGGGCGCTACATCTGGCATGTGGACGGATACTATAACATTCCGGCGGCAGGATACGATACCGTGCAACTGGTAGAGATCAGTGTTTACGAATATGACAAGCTGAAAGCCTTGGGGGCCAAAACCCCTGAGGCTATTATTGATGCTTATACCCTGAGCCTGATTGAAGGAGGTGTGCTATGAGCGACTTTGTGGAGAGTTTGCGGCGGCTGTATTTGGATTGCCGATTAAAAGAAGCGACCCTAAATGCGCTGTGGCACAAGGGCAAAATCAGCCGCAATGAGTTTGACTACATTGTGGGCGGAAAGGAGACGAGCAATGTACACGATCCTGATTAACGAGGACAATACCCTGACCGCCAGTGTGGTGGAGCGCGTGATGCAGCAGAGCAAACTGGTAGACACCCTGCATTTTTTGGCTGACTCGGAATACAAAGGCAAAGACATGCGCGACTATGTGGTGATGCTGGAATACCGGTTACCGGTGAGCAAGAAATACCGCACCGAGTTTTTGACGCTGAGTGACGAACTGTATAAAAACAAACTGGAATATAAGCTGCCCTTTGACACAGCTCTGACCAGTGAGGCCGGTGTGATTGAGTTCCAGCTGACCTTTGGCAACATTGAGATGGATGCTGAAGGCAGGACCACCCAGTACATCCGCAAGGTTGGACCGGGCGAAATTAAAATTATTGATGTTTACGACTGGGCAGCTACGATCCCGGACGAAGCACTGAATGCTTTGGACCAGCGGATTATTGCGATGCAGGCCATGCTGAAGGCCATGATTGATAAGAGCAACGCCATGATGAACAGCAAGGCCGACAACCTGAGCTACAAGAATGACATGCTGCAGCTGACCGCCAACGGAAGCCCGATTGGCAATGCGGTAGAGATCAAGAGCAGCGGCGGTACCGGCAGCGGTGGCGATGGTACAACTGATGGAAATATGCGGGTAGTTGAGTTTTAAGGCTTGGCCGCCTGCGTTTTTTCTATATAGCGACAAATGGAGAAAGGAGTTGGGAGAATGGCAACCACAAGCAAGTTGGGCTATGGTAACGCGGAAAATCTGGATACAGCGATTACGAATGGAATTATTGACGAGAAGGACCTGGTTATTACCAAGGATACATCGGAGTTTTATTACATCCGTGACGATAAGAGCAAGCAGGCGATCCGCCCCCGTACCCGTGTTTTTGACAGCAACGGGCAAGCCAATGAGCAGCTGAACAACAGCAGCGACACTTATGCCGGACAGACCGTAATGATTAAAAACACCGAGGGCAAGTACGAGCCGTGGATTGTACAGCTGTTGGACACCGGGAAGTTTGCTGTTGAGCCGTTCAGCACTGCAAGCACTGGATTTGTTTGGCAGGAATTTTAACCGACAAAAACAACATGAAATTTAAGGAGAGATAATTATGGCAGAAGTAAAATTTAATTATGGCACCAAAGCTAACTTTGAAGCCCTGGAGGCAAAGGACAACGACACCCTGTATTTTTTGACTGACACTTTGCAGATTTTTAAGGGTGCAGTTGAATACACCAAGAGCTGCAAGCTGGTGAGTACCCTGCCTGGTTCCGGCCAGGTGCAGGGCGTTGTTTATGTGCGCACCAGCGACTTTACCCTGCATGTGTTCAATGGCACCAGCTATATCCAGCTGAACAAGGCCACCGTGACTGAGATCCCGGCTGCCGACGCCAGCGATGACAATGTGCCGACCACCAAGGCTGTTGCCGACTACGTTGATGCCAAGATTGAGGGCGTTGTTGGCAGCAAGGGTGTGTTTGTTACCGATGTTACCTACAATGATGGCGTGCTGAGTGTTGCCAAGGGCGGCGACCCCGTTGCTACCACCCTGACTGGCGTTGTGCATGCACCGACTTATGACGCAAGCACCCGCACCATCAAGCTACCGGTATTTGGCGGCGACGAACTGACCATTGCGCTGGGCAAGGATCTGGTTGTGACCAGCGGCACCTATAATGCCAAGGACAAAAACATTGAGCTGACCATTACCAGCGGCGATGTGATCAAAATCCCGGTTGGCAGCCTGATTGATGTTTACACCGGTCTGGCAACTTCCACCGCTGAGGTTACTGTTTCTACCGACAATAAGATCAGCGTGAAGGTGAAGGTGAGCGCCAAGGCTGACAACTCCATTACCCTGGAGGAAGACGGCCTGTATGTTGCTGTGCCCGATGCTTATACCAAGGCTGAAGCTGACAAAAAGATCAAGGCTGTGCAGACCGCCCTGGATACACACACTGCGAATGCCGACATCCATGTGACCAAGGAACAGAAGGCCACCTGGGATGCCAAGGTGGGCACTGAACAGCTGGCTGCCGCCAAGAGCGAGGCCATTGCTGCTGCCGCTGCTGACGCAACCACCAAGGCTGATGCTGCCCGTGATGCCGCCAAGGAGTATGCTGACGGCCTGAACACTGCCATGGATACCCGTGTGAAGGTTGTTGAGGGCGCTATTACCTGGAAGACCATTGGCTGAGACGGCCAAGCGGTTAGTTATTTCAAATTGACATAAAAAATAGCCTTCGCTGTGAAGCCAGTGTTTTGCGAAATAAGGAGAACATGCACTGTGCAGCGAAGGTTTTATATTGTATTGACAAACAACGATGTTGAATATATAATAATAGTAGAACTAAGGCACCGACATAGACGGTCTACCTCAGTTTATAGTTTATGTATGACAGTTAAACCATCATAGCAAAAACCGTTCTGTGGGCGACAGGGCGGTTTTACTTTTTATTACCACGAAAAAACGTGATAACTGCTACGACAGTTTGTACCCCAGTGAACACAACGCCAATAATGACGATGGTATCAACAAAGGATAGATCCGGCATAAGCATCACCTCCTGGCAAAAATAAATTTACCGGAAGGCAAAGTAAGGGCGCTCCACAATGCCTTGCGGCAGATGGGAGGTTTGACCGCCTATTACGTCTATGAGGAAGATATGGCAAAAAGGAATAAACGTTGGTGCCTTAGTTCTGCTATTATTATACTGTCAATGCAAAATTTGTCAAATTAAATACTGAATCGAAACCGCTTATCTGTACGCAGGTAGGCGGTTTTTTTATTGTTACAAAAAGGAGTTTTACGATGTCAAAACTTTCTTTATGCGAGATCCAACAGTCGCAGCTGGATAAAACTCCTATTGTGGATGGACAGCTGGTATGCTGCTTGGATACGGGAAACACTTACCGGGACACAGCCGGCGGGCGAGTTCGGATTGGAAGCGATCTGGAACGAGTGAGTGAGCTGCCATTGGCCCCGCTGGCCGGGAAGATTTATTACCTGCCGCCCGGAGATTTATATATTTATAACTCTGGTTGGGTAATGCTGAATGATACTGATTTTACAATTGGGGCCAGCAAGGCTGATGCCACAGAAGTCAATTTGGAGCTGAAACATGGTGATGTGGCAAAAGGTACGGTAAAGGTGCGCGGCACCGGCATTACGAGCGTGACGGCGGATGCAGATGGGAGACTGATTATCAACACCCCAAGCCCGGAAGCTGTGATTGACGAGATTACCAACAGCCAAATTGATAATTTATTCAAAGACGAATAGGAGGGGATAATATGAAATTTTTGAGTTATGACGGTCTGCTTTATTTTTGTCAGAAGATTAAAGCTTTGCTGGCGGGCAAGGTAGACAAGGTTGATGGCAAGGGGCTTTCGACCAATGATTACACCACGGCAGAAAAGACCAAACTGGCCGGCCTGATGAATTACATCCACCCGACAACCAGCGGGAATAAACATATCCCTGCAGGCGGCAGTGCCAACCAGATTTTGGGTTGGAGCGCGGACGGCACCGCTAAGTGGGTAAACGAAAAGGATACCACCTACAGCGTGATGAGCGGCGCAACGGTTGATGCGGATGGCAAGAGCGGATTGGTGCCCAGCCCGACGAAGGGTGCGCAGCGCTGGCTGGATTCGACCGGTGCTTGGACGACCCCTCCGAACACCACCTATGGAGCTGCAAGCACCACGAGCGCCGGCCTGATGAGTGCCGCTGATAAGAAGAAGCTGGACGGTGTTGCGGACGGTGCAAACAAATATGTACATCCAGCTACAAGAGGCAACAAGCACATCCCGGTAGGTGGTTCTGACGGCATGATCCTGGGCTGGAGTGCCGATGGTACGGCCAAGTGGGTTGCTGACAAAGACACCACCTATACCAACTTTAAGGGTGCGACCGCTGATACGGCTGGTAGTTCCGGCCTGGTGAGCGCACCTGCCAAAGGGCAGCAGGGATTGTATCTGCGCGGTGATGGCACCTGGGCAACCCCGACCAATACCACTTACAACGATGCAACCCAGAGCGCACACGGTTTGATGACCGCCGCTGACAAAACAAAACTGGACGGCATTGCTGCCGGTGCCAACAAGTATGTACACCCCAGCTATACCGCACATGACAGTGGCCTGTACAAAATCACTGTGGATGCGACCGGACATGTAAGCGCTGTGACTGCGGTTGCCAAGGGCGATATTACGGCATTGGGTATCCCCAGCACCAACACCACCTACAATGATGCCACCCAGGGCGCCCATGGCCTGATGAGCACTGCCGACAAGAAGAAACTGGATGCTTTTGGCGCGGCAAGCACCTATGCCCTGAAGAGCGACATTACCGCTATGTACCGTTACAAAGGCAGTGTGGCAAGCTATGACAAGCTGCCGACCAGCGGCCAGACCATTGGTGATGTATACGACGTTGGCAATGGCATGAACTATGCCTGGAATGGCGAGAAGTGGGATGGACTGGGCCAGGTGTTTACCATTGATGCGATCCAGAACACTGAAATTGATACCATTTTGGCATCTTAAAAACTAAACCAAGAGGAGGTGTGGTAAAGTGGGATATTTGAGTAACGCGGGGTTGAGCTACTTTTTTGGCAAGCTGAAAACCATTTTTGCGCCCATTAGCCACGGGCACGGGGGAGCTACACAGAGCGCGGCTGGCTTTATGAGCGCAGCCGATAAGAAAAAATTGGATGGGATTGCCGAGGGGGCGAACAAATACAGCCTGCCCACGGCGACCAGCAATGTGTTGGGCGGCGTGAAAACCGGAGCGAACATTACAAACAACAGCGGCGTGCTTAGTGTGACGGCGGCCAATGTAACGAATGCACTGGGATACACCCCACCCAAACAGGACACAAACACATGGCGGCCGGTTGTGAACAGCTTGACCAACAGCGCGACCGACCAGAGCCTTGCGGCAAACCAGGGTAAGATCCTGAATGAGAGCAAAGCCGCCATGATTGTGTTGACAAACGAGAACTTAAACGATGTGGTGACGCCAGGATTTTACAGTTCTGGCGGCGGCAACAACGTGACAAATAAACCAAGTAACGTAGACAATTTTGGCTTGATTGTAATTCACCAGGCAAGTGGAAATTATTATACCCAGATTGTTTACAGCGACAGTGCCGCTTACCGCCGCCATTGTGTAAACGGGACCTGGAGCGGATGGGTGCAGGACAAGCTGACAGACACCGACACTTGGCGCGGCATCCAAAACAATTTGACCAGCGACAGTACGACTGACAGTTTGAGTGCCGCACAGGGCAAAGTGCTAAAAGATCTAATTGATGGAAAGGCCCCGACCAGCCACACACACAGCCAGTATTATGATTCGACGATTAGCCGGACAAAAGGAACTGTTTTGGCAGCACCGGCCAGTGCAAACGGCGTGGCAACGTTCCGCACACTGACCAAGAGCGATGTTGGGCTGGGCAGTGTGGATAACACGGCGGACAGCGCGAAGAGCGTGAAAGCCGCTACAAAGTTGCAGACATATAAGCAGGGAAGCACGACAGAAACTTATGGAGATAGTTATCCGCTCTATGCGCAGTGGTCTGGCAATGATGTCGTTCTGAAGTGTGATAATTATAATGTTTGTGCGGATCGGGCGTCTGTTTCTAACACCGCTAATGCAGTAGCATGGAGCAATGTTACAGACAAGCCGAGTACCTTTACACCGAGCAGCCATACTCACAACTATGCTGGGTCCAGCAGTGCAGGCGGTGCCGCAACGAGCGCCAACAAGGTGAATGCAGCTTTGACGATTAACCTGAACGGGACAAGCCAAGGTGCATGGGATGGCAGCAGTGCAAAATCGATCAGTATTACGGCAGCCAGTGTTGGCGCAACAAGTGTAACAATTAGCAGGTGGTGATTTTATATGGGAGTTTATTTAGGAAGTACGCAGGTGGATATGCAGGGAGGTTTTGTGACTGGTGGTGCCAGTGGGACGAGTTTGCAGAGCAAGACAGTCAGCCCCAGTGAGAGCGCACAGACGATCAAGGCCGACTATGGCTATGATGGTTTGAGCCAGGTTACAGTAAATGCAGTATCGAGAACTTATGTGGGAAGCGGCGTGACGAAAAAAAGTGCTGCGACTTATACCCCAAAGACCAGTGACCAAAGTATTGCGGCAAGTCAGTATTTAAGTGGTGCCCAGATCATTAAAGGTGATGCAAACCTAGTGGCCGGGAACATTAAGAGCGGTGTGAGCATTTTTGGTGTGACAGGAACTTATGCCGGCGGCGGGAGTTCCGGCGGCAGTGGCAATAACAATGTGGAGGCATACGCCATCACGAACACCAACCCCAGCGTGAATTTTAAGCGCACTGACGGGGCAATCAAGATTTGGGGTTACGGCACCATGACCAGTCAAGGCGGCTGGGGCCAGCAGACTACGAGCCTGATCGCGTTTGAGGGCGACAAGTACCACAAGGGCGCCATATATGGCGGCCCAAGTAGTACCAATCTGAGCCTAAGCATCAGCAACGGAAAACTGACTGGGCTGCCGAGTGGACTGACGGCGATCAGCGCGATTGTAACGAGAGGTATATGATTATGGCAACTGATACAAAGCTGGACAGTTTGGTAATCAACTACCTGACACAAAGCCAATATGATACGGCTAAGACAAATGGAAAACTGAATGCAAACCAGATTTATATGACACCGGCGAACACAGGAATGGCAGTTGAGACTTGGGAACCCACTATAACAGCTGAGAGCGGCTGGAAACTCGGCTCAAAAAAATTTTATAAAATCGGAAAAATGATTTATTTTGAAATCAACGTTGGTGTTACCAGTAATAAAAGTCTGATCCAAGGCGTGACATACGAGTGTTTTACTTTAACAAAACCAACCGCGGACACGATTCAAAGTTTTGCTGGAACACGTTACGATACTATGATTAGCAATGCCAGCAGTGACGAAGATTGTCATGTCGCAAGTTTTGCCTTCTGGAAAAAGCAAAGTAACGGAACAGATTATAAGTGCAATATTTGCTGCACAAGAAAATTCACGCTAAATACTCCCGATGAAGGAGTGTTTTACAACTATAACTGGCTACAATTATCCGGCTGGATCTTTTTAAGTTAAGAAGCGAGAAGTATACAGTATGGCGACGAATACAAAGGTGGGATTATTAACTAAGCTGAAATAACCGTGAAGCAAAATTACTTTACAATACGATGGAATGTTAAAAGGAGGCTGATGGAAGATGCGGCTGAAGAATGGAGAGGTATGTTTTGGGTGGCCATTGGCGCAGCATGTGATTACGGCCGGCTGGAAATATAACAGTGGGGCGCTGCACAGGGCAATCGACTTCCGCGCTTTGGTGGGAACACCGGTGTTTGCGGCGGAAGACGGAACGGTGCGCGTGGTTTACCATTGGAATGGGCGAGTGACCCAGGGCGACACCAACAGTTATGGCAATATGGTGAAGATTGAGCATATGGCATATAAAGGCGGCAAGCTGGAAACGTTGTATGCTCATTTGAATTCTATCACGGTGAAGGTTGGACAGAAGGTGAAAACCGGCGAAGTGATTGGTTACAGCGGCCAGACCGGCAACTGTTTTGGTGCCCATTTGCACTTTGAGGTGCGCTGGAAAGGTGTGCGCGAGAACCCGCTATGCTGGTTGGATGATGACTTTAAGCCGGCCAGCCGCGGTGTGATTTTGTGGGCCAATGCAAACCAGCACAGTGTACAGGTAGACAAGCAGGAAGCGGCTGAGGAGCCGAAGGTTGAACCGGCAGTGAAAAAGACTGTGGCAAAAGCCATTACCCTGAACAACGGCAAATGGAATGTGCGTAAGGGTGCCGGAATGCAGTACCAGTCCATTGGGGTGATCAGCAGCCCGAATGCCAAGACCGGCAAGCCTGTTTGCATTGGGTATGAGACGGTCGTGAACGGCTGGTTCAAAACGATTTATGGTTATATCAGCCAAAAAGCGGTGAAGAGCCATACCTGAGTGCAGCCAAAGCAGGTGATTTTTATGAAGGAAAACTGGAGCCTGATGAGGTTCAGCAAAAAGATTATTGTTTTTACAATGGGCGCAACGATTGTTTACGCGATTGTATACATGATCCTGTGTTTTAGGACCGGACAGTTACCGGAATCGTCTTTTAACATTGGGCTGTTTGCGGCAATGAGTGCGGAGAATTTGTGTAACGCCTGGATTAAGGTGAGGGAAAAAGTAGCGGAAGAAGAAAAAACAGAGGGTGACAATGCGCCCCCTGGTGATGAAATTTTTACGCCGATTGATGAGACAAGTGACACGGAAGAGATTGGAGGTTAGGTATGGAACAGGGAATTGTATATATTGTGATGGGCCTGGTTTGCGTGGTTGCTTTTATGGTCGGCAAATATGTGTTGCCGAACGCCCAGGAGACAGTAAACAAGGCACTGAACCTGTTGAGCGGCTACCCGCTGTTGATGCAGTGGGGGTTAAGCGCCTGTAAATATATCAAGCAGTATTTTAACGATATTTCCGGCGAGGAAAAGAACAAGCGTGCCGCAGAACTGATTATGGAAGTGGCCAAGCAGGCCGGCGTTACCATTACAGAGGAGCAGGCGCGTGCGATTGCCCAGGCGGCTTACGAGCAGATGAAGGCGGGTGAAGCTGCTGCCGGAGAGAAGGTGAACGCAGATGCCTAACCCAGTATTTACATTTACGGCGCAGGACATACTGATGCTGGTGCTTTCAGCTTGTGCGGCGGTGGTTAGTATTTCGAATGCGATTGCCCAGGGGGTTAAGTTCAACAACTTTTTGAAAAAGCCAAACAGAGATCAGGATGCCCGGATGGACAAGATTGAAGAGCGGCTGAAAACGGTGGAAGGGCGCTGCGACACGTTTGACAAACAGTTGGAGGGTGTGAAGAAGCACCTGAATAGCCTGGATGAAAGCATCAACATGCTGTTGCGGGCAGAATTTGCACAGCTGGGGCACAACCTGAACGGCGACAATGTGGAGCAGATGCAGCGAGCATTTGACGATATACAGGAGTTTTTGTTTAAGCGTTAAGGTTGACAGCGAACAACATGTGGTATATAATACAAGTAGAGGATTGAAGCTCTTAATAAGCGAACACCTCAGTTAGCTGCAAATGAACCAAATACATCTGCTACAATGTACCCAGTTCAGATGAGGCCGCCTAAGTGCTAGTTAGGTAGCCTCATTTCTTTTTACGGCCAAAATAAATGGCTACAAAAACGCCAGTCCATGTACCGATGCAGCTTACGATTGTAAGCACATCCACAATAGAATTCATGGCATCACCTCCGACAATAAGATTGCCGAAAGGCGAAAATGATTAAACCTCCATTCAGCCTTCCGGCTAGTGGGAGGTGGCCGCCTAAGCGCTTATAAAGGTGGGTGAAATTCAGCGGAGCTTCAATCCTCTGGAGAATAGTATACCATAAAGAGTCGTTGGATCACAAGTAAATTTTACGCTTGAGTAAAAACAGCAAAGAATTATACAAACAGGAATAGGGAGTACCTTTGGTTTGAAACCTTGGGTGCTCCCTATTTTTTAGCAGGTTGGAAGTATCAGTACAGTTCAGAGACAGAAAGAACTTTGGCGGGAAGATCCTCGCGCTTGCCGGATGGGGTTGGTGTGGAGATCTTGATGGTTTGAATGGCGGAGTTGATTGCGGGTTCAAAGCCGTCCAGAACGGGGATAGCATCACAGGAAAAGAAAACCTTGTTTGCGTTGCCATCTTTGGTGGAATATTCAGAAATATAGTGAGTGCCAAAATCGCTATTGGCATCATGAATATAATCCGGCAGTTCGATGGTGACGAGTTTTTTACAGGGGATACCGGACGGTTTTTGGCCTTGAAGAACCCAGCCAGCCGGAAGACGGTGGGCCTGATACGGATCATTTGACACAAAGGTAAAATAGGTTGTTGTGACAGGGCCATGTTCCGATGTTTTACGGGTGCAGGCAAGAACCCCTACAATAATTTCAGTTATCATGATGGTTCTCCTTTTGTGTTTGATAATTTTTTATAACGCCCACGTTTTATGTCCTTATGGTATTGCTGTTGTTTTTTAAGAATTGCTAAACATTCAGGAGAACAAGCATTACTACGATCTACTGCAGCAAAAGTTTTTCCGCAGACAACACAAATTGTTCCGTTTTTCTGCATGTTCTTTTTGTGGTCTGGGTTTTGTTCACGGTAATTGGCAGCCCAGGCACGTTTTAACGGCTCGGTTTTTTCTTTTAAGGAGATCGGGGCGCATTCTGGACAATATTTTTGAAGGCCACCTTTTACGATATAAGGCTTGCCACACCGCTGACAGATATCGGTAGATCCAATTTGGCGAGTGGTCTTGTTTTTAGCAAGGTTCCGACATTTTTTTACAGCCTGCTTATCACGTTCCGCCTTACATTCTGGGCAGAAAGACGCACGAGGACCACCGGTAAAAGTAGCACCACACGACTTACAAACATGAGATATCATGCGTGGTTTATGAGCGGCCTGTTCACGACATGAGGGGCATAGGCGCTGTTCTTTTTGCCCTTCAAATGAACTTCCGCAGCGAGTGCAACGACGAAGCATGAAACTACCTCTTAAAATAAATCATTGACAGAGCATTGAAACAGCGAGGCAAGAGTTTGTGCAACCTGAACAGTGGGTTTACTTTCGCCGGATTCAATGCGTTGGTATTGACGGAGTGATACACCGAGTTTATCCGCGACCTGCTGGGCTGTCAAGTTGGCACGGGAACGCATGGCTTTGAGGCCGATGGGCTTAATATCCGAATACTTTTCGGCCTGACCATGATAATAACCGAGAGCGAAAGAGCCTTGCAGCTCAACAGGAAGCAGCTTAGAAAACTCGTTTTGCATATCATCTTCGGTAATTGTGGAGTAAGTCAGAGCAATGAGGCGGTCCAACTCCGGTGTTATGCGGTGTTCTGTGTAGGCGCGAAGAATAAGCTGCGCGACTTCCATTAAAGGATGCATGGTGGCGTTCTGGAGGTTATTGGCTTTGGGGCCATCCTCGCCATAAACAATCGTGGCGAGCTTGTTATAAAGAATACCCAGTGCAAAAACCTGTTCCGTAGTAAGAGCCATAAGAAAGCCTCCTGTTCACATGACGTTTTATGTCGTTCCTTTGGTTATGGGATACGACATTTTATGTCATATGTCAAGGAGGTTTTGAAAATTTTATTGGGTTCCCTACATTTCGCTAAATTTATCTTTAGCGAAGTTGCCGGTTATTCCTTGTTCTTTTTGTATTCGGCCATTGCGTCTGCCAGGCGCTGTTCCCAACCGGCGTTATCGTCTAAAAATTTATTGTAAAGAATTTCTTCGGCTTCTTTTCTGGCAGCGGCTGCGTCTTTTAGATTGGTGAAGAAACCAAGGTGAATGCGTTTATGCTTAAAGTTAATATATGCTTTGTAGGTGCCTTTTTTGGTAAGCGCAACACCGTTTACCCCGGTTCTAGAGTTTTTATTTACTGTTCCGTTTATGCGCGAACGAATTTTTGACAAGTCGGTTCCATCCACGTTTACGACTTTTCTGGTTATTTCCAATAGTTCTTTTTTGTCTCGTTCGCAATGACCACAGAATTGTAAATTCTTTATGCTTGACATCCGCGTTGTGAATTCGCGCCCACACTTGGGACAAATTGCAATACATCTGGTACAGGTGCCGCTTTTTTCTTTATCAACAATCTTTTTTATAAAAAAACCGTTGATTGTTTTCCCCTCATATTTTTCTTTTGAATTTTTAGTGTTTGCTTCTAATTTAGTAAGCGCCGATCTTGCATACCCGCATTTTTTGCATGATTTACTTTTCCCGCTAATGAGTGAGTGCCCGGAAACATCAGAAACAGTTCCGCAAGAACAACGGCATTCAAGGTATCCTTTTTTCGCTTTTGCCGGGTTCTTAGAACGGCCAATGACGGTCCACTGATCAAAAACAGTGTTGGGTGCAATTTCTAATTTTTGAGGCATTGTGGTTTACCTTTTTATTTTTGAAAAGCTTTGATTTCATCGTCGGCGCTACGATCCTGGCTATCGTAAACGCTCGGCAATTTAGGAGCATTGGGGTTAGGAACTTCTTCTTCGGGGGCTGTTTCCGGTTCGGTTTTGCCAATGCCGATGGCTACAAGTTCCAGAGGGGCTTCCAGAGCATCAGCAAGCTTACGCAGAACATCAATGCGCGGGATAGACTGGTTGTTCTCAATGCGGAAAATTGTGTTTTTGCTAACGCCGCTTTTTTCCGCCAGTTTTTGTAGGGAGATGCCCTCCAGATTGCGGACGACCTTGAGCATATTACCCTCTCTCCAGCAGGTACCGATTGTAGCACGGGCCAGAAGCTCAAATTCATGCAGATCTGCGATTCTGGTTTTGGCAATCGGGTATTTTCCGCTGGCGGCAACAATAGCAGTCATTACGTCCAGAACGGCTTTGCCTTGAGGATAGAGTTTAGAGGGCATTTTAATCACACGCTCATTAGCAAGGGTATGAAATTTTTCCATGCCGGAAAGGATTGTTTTGCTTTGCATGGCGCTAATGTGATTGAGGTAGTAATCCGATATACAGGGTTCTTGGTACTCGATTGTAACATCATCAAGAATTTTGCAGCACGCGATGAAATAACCCCACAAGCTGGACATTTTTTCCTGTTCTGTATTACCCATAGGTTTGATTTCCATGTTTGTTCCCTCCTGATTTGCTTTTTAGATTGACATTATTGTACACGTTTATGGGTACGAATACAATAGGCAGGTTGTACAAAGTTATACCCAAGAATGTGTACGCGGTTATTATTTGGTTGACGGGATTGATTTTTGTTGAATTGCCGGCATGTGGGGTGTATACTTTTTGGTATATAGGTTTATGGGGTGTGAAACCGGGAAAACGGCCAATGTGAACGGTTTATGAATTGATAGATGATGTATGCGACAAGATTGAATCCGGCCGGCGCTGGCTGCTGCAGCTATTACGAGTTTGTTTTACGCCGAAAACTGCAAAAAAATCAGACCCTCTCCCCTGCTGCCGATTGATGGGCAGAGCATTTAGAGCTGAACTACGAGTTTCTTTTACGGTGAAAAAGCGCAAAAAATACCGATTGTAATAAAGTCAGGACGGTATGGACGGGCGGCGCATGACGGGACTTGAAGTTGATTTATGACCACCCATAGCTAGAATTACGAGTTTGTTTGACCAAAAGATTGAAAAAATATGGTTCAGACGGCCAGATATGGATGGTTGATGCAGCGGTTTGAGCTACGAGATTCTTTGATTTGAAAAAGCGCAAAAAAAAATAAGAGTGAAAGCACTCCCCTACCCTGCCCGGTTTGGTTTTGAACTACGAGGTTGCTTGACAAAGGGCGCAGAAAAAGAAAAAATTTGTGCCAATTACGAGATTGTTTGATGCGAACTGCGAGATTTTTTGACGGCAATTACGAGGTTGTTTGACAGCGAAAAGCAGGATTTTGCGTAAAAGAAACTCGTAGCAGGAATAAAAGAAACTCGTAGCCAGTATAAAAGAAACTCGTATGTAGGATAAAAGAACCTCGCAGCTTGTGTAAAAGAAACTCGCAATATACCTTATATAATATAAATATAAAATATAAATAATAAATAATAATAAGCGCAAAAAAATTTTACTACGAGTTTTGTTTTGAAGAAAAGCGCAAAAAAAATCAGGCTTGACGAGCGGATAAAAATAGGGTAAGATAAAGATATAATGCGTTAGGTATACCCACCTGTACGATGCGATACATACACTGTGATTTGGAGGTTGAGCCTGACATGGCGGACAGGCTATGCGGGCGAAAGAATTATGAAAAACCAAAAAGTAAATAGTGCAGGTACAGGAATGGCGATTACCGGAGAGGTGATGACGGACGAAGAGGTTAAGGCGAAAAAGGAGCAGGAAAAGAAGACCGGCTCCCCTTTTGCCGTTGGCTCTTACATCACCAAGAGCAATGACCTGATCCAGAAGACCAAGTATTCCCTGCCGCGCAACGAGCAGAAAATTTTGTTCATGCTGCTTTCCAAAATTGACCAGAAAAATGACACGGACGCTTCGAAGTATTATACGATTACGTTCAGTGACTTTTCAAAGCTGACGGGCGTGAATGCGGAAAAGCCGGCCTATGTGGCATATTTGCAGCACACGATTGAAAATTTGGAGAACCGGACATTTTGGGTGCCGATTGCCCCGACCAAGTACAAGAGCATGAGCTGGGTACGCAAAGGTTCGATCATTGATACTGAAGGCAAAACCATCAGTATGCGGTTCAATGAGGACATTTGGAAAGACATTGCCCAGCTGACAAGCAACTACACATCTTACAGCATTGAATACCTGCTGATGATGCAGAGCACCTATTCCATGCGGGTGTATGAAATTATTTTATCTTATGATAACGGCAACCGGGACTACGAATACGCCAATGGGCTGGTGTTTGAGCCGGTGACGGACGAGGTGCTGGGGATGTTCCCCGCCAAGCGGAGCCAGCTGCGCGGATACAAGTACAAAAAGTTTGGCATTGATGATTTCAAAAACCTGCTGTCTGTACCGACCAAAGAAGAACGCGGTATGAACCGCAAAAAGTCCGATGTGGATAACAAGTATGACCGCGAAAAACCGTTGACAGAAAAATACCCGAATTTTTCAGACTTTGAACGCAATGTTTTGAAGCTGGTGAAAAATGAAATCAACGAGATGACAGACCTGTGGTTTGATTATGAGCCGGTGCGAACCAAAGGCGTGCGGAAATACACCCATCTGTATATCTTTATCAAGTACAAATCACGCAAAGAGATGGAGAAGGTGCGGGCGTTTTTGAGCGCGAACCAGCGCAGTGACCAGGAGGTGGCACGCAAACAAAAGGCGAAGAAACAAGCTGTGTTGGCGGCTGAAACCGGAGAGGTCTCTCCCCTGCCCCCGGCCGTGATGAGAATGACGTTCCGCAAGGCGCGGGGCGAGATAGAAGACCGGGCTGGCTATGCGGGCTACAAGAAGGAGCTGACCGTAGAAGAGCGGAATGTTTTGGCAAATGTGTTTACTTATGCGGCCAAGATATTGACCAACCAGAACAAACAAGACCAGGCTGAAGAGACACTGGAAGCGCTGAATGGAATCATCCAGAATAACCACGGGCTGAAAAGCTGGGCGTTGGGTGAACTGGAGAAGTTTAGCGTGATGCTGAGGCAGGATGTGGAAAAGAAATCTGCGCAGTATTACCGCACGGTGGTGTACAGCGACATTGTAGAAAATTCCGCCACGATCATTGAAAGCGGAAAACGGCGGATGGGACAGGACGGCAAAGAGCCGATGTTCCGGCTGGATGAAACAACATTTGAAGAATAACCAGGGGGAGCTGCTGACGAGGTGGCTCCCCTATTTTTAACTGTGTTACAGCAACAAAGAACTGATTCTTTTGCTTGTTGACTTTGAGTGTTGATGTGTTATAATGAAATTAAAATAGCAACAAAGAATTGGTTCTTTTACATGGAGGGCTGTATATGGCTGCAAAAATTATTACGATTGCGATTGAAAAGGGCGGCTCTGGTAAAACAGTTACTGCTTCTAACCTTGCTTACTTAATGGGAGATGAAGGAAAAAAGGTTTTGTGTGTGGACACTGACCCACAGGGCAACCTGACCTTTGCGTTGAGCGGCGGCAATACAATCACGAGCAATGCCTATTCCCGCAAAGCACTGTATGATATGTTTGACGGGTTCAAGTACACCCCCACGAAGGACTATATTGTGGAGACAGAGTATGAGAATGTTGATATGATCCCGGCAAGCAGCCAGACACCGCGGATCAACAAGCGGCTGCCGGACCTATTGGCTGATGCGCAGCAGTATGATGTGGGCGACCCAAGACAGCTGGAATCTACGGCCGACTTTTTGCTATACTTTTTGAACCAGGTGCGGGAAAACTATGATTATATCATTGTGGATACCCAGCCAACCCGTGACAGTATGATCCTTTCAAACGCCTTAGTGGCAGCGGATTATGTATTGATCCCGATGATGTGCGATTCGTTTTCTGAGGATTCGGCATTTAGAACTTATTCCATTTGCAATGAGCTGCGCAAGAACCCAAAGACAAACCTGAAAGGAATCGGCGTGATTTTGACCATGGTGGACAAGGGCGCGGCCACGAGAGAGACGCGGGAAGAATGCCAGAGAGTGCTTGGCTCTACCCTGTTCAAGACTGAAATACCCAGCGCTTTGGCTGTGAAAACATCGGTAAGAAGATGTGTACCGGTATGTTATTCTGCTAAGACCCAGCCGATTGGCAGGAGCTATGTGGCGGCTTATAAAGAGCTAAAACAGAGGCTTGAAAAACTGGACAAGGAGGAAAAGTGAGATGGGTTTGAAATCAAAGCCGAAAAAAGGTAACGAGAAGAAACTGAACATCCCTACCAGCAGTGCGGCAAAAGAAGTGAACGATAATGATGCCGGCCGTGCCCTGGTTGGAAAGATCGTTGGTAATAAGACCATTGAGTTTGAAAATAAGGATATCAGCCTGGCAGACATCCGGCTGAACCCAGACAACGAGATTTTTCGCCAGAATGACAATGGAGAAGATATTGAAATATTAGCCGAAGACATTAAGCGCAATGGCCTGCTGCACAACCTGGTCGTGTTCCCGGAGCAGGAAGATGGTAAGACGGTATATGTTTTGCTTTCTGGCGAGCGGAGATACCGGGCATTGATGCTGTTGCAGGAACAGGATGCGACATGGAATGCGGCCAAGAACTGTAATGTAGTTACCACTCCCCTATCCCCCAATGAAAAGAAAGTTATTTTGTACAGCGCGAACCTGCAGGTGCGTGGTGGTTTTGGTGATGAAATGATCCGGCGCAAGGCAACAGTTGAATTTATTGAGTGTCTGCAAAAAGAGCCATATAACATGAACCAGGCCGAGGCCAAGAAAGCTCTGAAGGAAATCAGTGATGCAGTTGGGCGGACGATTGATAAAGACATACGAATTGAACATACGTTAAATAAGCAGCTGCTGCAAATGTTAGATGAAAAGTATCTGACACGAAATGAAGGCGAAGAATTAACAAGGCTCAACCAGGAACAGCAACAGAGAATTGGTTCTTTGTTTGAGGAACTTCTTGCCATTGAAAACCCAGAGGTAAAAGATCTACAAGACGAGATTAAGAATGAAGTTATGGCAGGGTTGAAAAACGTTTGGAAAGGCGGCTCAACGGAAGAGCGCGACCAACTTTTTGAAGATGTACTGACAGAGCTGAAAAACGGAATTAAAACACTGGTTGAAAAAGAAACGGAAAACGCAACTGAGGAAACTGAAAAACAGGCTGCACTTGAACGCGAGGTGGAGGTAGCTGAAAAGAAAGCCGAAACCAAAACATTTGTTCAGAAAACGTTACAGCCGCTGGCCGGTAAGATTGGCAAGAAGATTGCAACGCCGGCATATAAGAGAGGACTGAAAAAGATGAGCCAGGAGCAGCGGGAAGAAGACATTAAGACGCTGACAGAGCTGATTGAAAAAGCTGCGAAGCTGAAAGAGCTACTGGAGACAGTTAAGTGATGGCAAAGGAAGTAAAAATCAACCTGCGGCTGAGTATGCGTGTACGCGAGGTGCTGAACGATGAGGCCGAGGTTGAAGATACCCGCATTGGAACCGTGACAAACCGGCTATTGCAGGAAGAGCTTGGCAGGATGATGGCGGTGGGTGCCGACCGCTGCGTGATGAAAGATACCAAAGAATACCGGGCTTTGATGCCGCACCTGGAAGGAAGCTATGTGCTGCCGACAGAACTGGAAATCAACCGGCACATTACAACGCGGCTGGATGACAAGAACTACCCGCAGGTTTCTTTATACTTTACAAAAGAGCAAGCAGAGTTCATGGCCGGACTGGTGAAAAAGCAGAGGATACGAGGGACCCTTTACTATGACGGCAGTGTGAAATCTTACCGGTATGTGATTGTGGGGATGCTGTTGAAGAACCCGTTGTTCGCTGATTTTGGTCTGAACTAAAAAAGATAGCCCCCGTCCGCTGGGTGACAGTGGATAGGGGGCTTTGTTGTTTTATTCGCTGACTTTTACTGCAAAGTTTTTAAGCTTTTGATAACAGTCAATGTAAAGTTCCTGCTTATCGCCGTTATAGGTAGCTTCGTAATACAGGCCGTCTTTGACAGGGGTGGTGAAAAGACCTTTATTGTTTTGAAGAGTTTTGCACGACCAGACGGTGTAGATATCATCCGGTGACAGATAGACACCAGTTACATCAGCGTTATCATTGAAGTAGCGGGAGATGGCGGTGCAGGCGGCCAGTTCAAATTCTTTAGGATTCATGGGCGGTACCTCCGGTAGAATTACAAGTCATATCAGGCGGCGCTGTCCAGGGGGTTGTAGTGGGGATAAACGGCATGTTGTCAATCGGCTTGGTGTTTGGCGTTACCGGCAGAACTGTTTCGCCCTGTTCGGTTGTGATGGTACGCTTGATGAGATGGCCGGCATCATCAAATTCTTCCGTAAAGGTAAAGATTGTTTTACTCAACTTTCCAGCCTCCTTCCTTATCCCAGGCAATGAGCTGGTTAAGGGTTTTGGGGGTATAATCATGCAGCATACAGCCAACATTGATGATGTTGCCCTTGTTACTGGCGATACCGACCGCGTTATCATGTAGTTCTGCTTTCCACTTGGCGAGATAGGTATTCTCACGGGTGTTATGAACGTGGCCGCAGAGCATGTAGCACTCCGGCGAATAGGAGTGGTTGTAGAACATGATAGGGTAGTGGCAGAGAATAAGTTTGTATTTGCCGGCTGTGAGTTCATCATAACCCTTGATGGAAGAAAAGTAGCGCATCATTTCCGGTGAGATTTTATCGTGGTTGCCCTTAATGAGATGGATATGGCCATTGAGCTGTTCAAGGATCATAGGAGCTTCGGACGGGTCCCAGAACATATCGCCAAGGACATAAACATTATCATCCGGAGAGACAACGCTGTTCCAGCGCTTGATAAGCTCCGCGTGCATAGAGGGCAGGTCAGGAAACGGACGGTCATCGAAGCGGATAATGTTACGGTGAGAAAAATGAAGGTCAGCAGTAAAGAAATTCATAGAGAAATCACCTCTGATATGGTAAGATAAAAGAAAAAGGCAAGGAGTGGTTATGAATGGCAGGACCGACAAGCGTAAGATTTTGCAATGAGATGCTGGAGCTGTGCGGCTACCAGGAGGATACCCTGAATGAATGGAAACAACGGATACAGGAAGGGGACAGCTGCACAAGAGAACAATACATCCAGATTGAAAAGGAACAGCAGGCGCTGCGAGAGATCCAGGCAAAAATCACGGACTATTTTAAGGTGCGGGCCAAATTTGACGAGGAGTTTGAAACAGCGTTTGAAGTGCCGAAGCGGAGTTTGTTTGGACATGCACAGCCGCGAGTGGTGGTAAGACGAAGAAAGTAATCAATCCGCCAGGTCGGCTGAAACGGTAACGAGTTCTGTGATTGCGTCTTGAACGGAGGCTGATTCCTTATCTTTGAAGAAAGAGTCATAATCGAACCAGAGGTTGTTGATGATATTGCCGATGATTTTAACGGTGCTGCCCCAGCCCTTGGTAGCGACACGAATGTATTTACCTTTCATGTCTTCCAGACGGGAAACACCGACGACATCCATGATGCGCATGATAGCCTCCATACCGATGGCAGAACCCTCGTAAGAATCTTTTTCATAGCTGTCGGGGTAGACTTTGCCAAGGCAGTAACCGCCGTAAACAACATCCCAACTGGCAGCTTTGAGAGTAAGATCAAGAGAGAGACAGCAATAATTTGTGGTTGAAAGAGATACGTTTGTAATCTGAGCGTTCTCAATGGTGTAGCCTTCATCAGTGAGCGTTTGTGCGGTATATTTTTTCATGGCGTGTACTCCTTAATGTTTACTGCTGCTGATATGAGGCCAGAAGAAGATGCCGCCGATCAGGCAGGCCCAGGCATATGTAGAGGGCAGCATTTGCGGGGTGAAGGATGCGGTATTGAATAATTGGTTCAATGTGGAGCAGATGGCGGTGCCAAACATAGGCACCAAAATAAACTTGGCGAGAGCCAGGTGAAACCAAAAGGCCAAAAAATAAACCAGAACGGTAATAAGAATGCCGGTAAGAATTGAAAGAAGTTTATCAGTATTAGCTGTCATTGATTACATCTCCTGTGCAAGTGCGGCGATACGGGAACGGTAGATTTTTTGGAGCTTGACCTCGCCATAGAAATCCTGACCGCGGAAGACCTGGGAGAGGCGGCGCACCTTCTCTGAAAATATAGTTGTTGTAAATAGAACGGTTGCTACTACCTAAATCCAAGAAGCAATTCATATGATAAAACTTGTGCATTACTGTTTTCCTGTACTTCCGAAAGATCCACTACCGCGGTCTGTATCAGGGAGTTCTGTGACCTGGGTGACGGTGCAGTGGACAACGGGCTGGATGACCAGCTGGGCGATACGATCCCCGATAGCGAACGCCTGAGGTTCATTGCTGTAGTTATGTAAGGCCACGATGATTTCGCCGGTATAGTTTTCATCAATGACACCAACCATATTGGCGGGGGCGAGGCCGGTTTTGGTGGCAAGGCCGCTGCGGGGATAGACAGCGCCGAATGTGCCGTGGGGCAGCTTGATGGCGATGCCGGTATGTACTTTGGCGGTCATGCCAGGCTGGATAATACAGGTGGCAACGATGACGGTACCGGGTGCTTCCACACTGATGGCGTGCAGATCCAGACCGGCGTCCGTGGGGTGAGCATAGGAGGGGAGGGGGATGTCGGAGGCAAGAGATTTGACGGAAAGTTCATCCTTAAAAACGACATCGCCTTCATCCAGGACTGTCCCAGTTGACACGATTTCACCGAGATGGTCGACTTTTGTATCACAGATGGGGTAGGTATAGTTTACATACGGGGTTTCATAGTGCATGGAGTACCTCCTTTACTTATACAGACCAATCATCTGGCGGCGAAGATAGCGAAACCATGCGCGGCACATGGCGCGATAATTGGGCTTGGCCGAGGGAACTGGTGCCGGAGTGGTTACGGGTTCGGGAGTTGCAGTCGGTGCCGAAGTAGCTGTGGGCGCAACAGTTGGTTCCGGGGTAGGTTCCGGTGTGGCAGTAGGTTCAGCTGTGGGAGCAGGAACGGGACCGCACCACTGAGCATAGAGGTCCATATTGCCGGTACAGACATATTCCTGATGAGGGGAATACCAGGTACCGGAGCCGTCGGACTCTGTATTCCAGCCGTTGAAGGTGTTGGCACCGTAGGTAGGCTTGGAATCAATGATCTGATAAGTTTTGCCTTCCTCCTGCTCATACTTTTTGGTGGCGAAAGAATAAGTCGGGCGGGACCAGTTGCTCCACCAGCAGCCGCCATTGGCGTGATAGGTAACGGTGTAAGTAGTGACGGCGGTTTCGGGCGTGGAAGACTCAGCATAGGCGGTGGCGCTGAGCCGGGGGCAGAAAACAATCAAAACAAGCGCCGTGAAGAACGCTGAGAAGAGCACGCCAAAGCGAAAAAGTTTGTTGCATTTATTAAGATTCATAGTTAATCCTCCTTGAGGTAGAGGCCGCAATGGCACTGGCCGGAAACCTGAGAACGAAATTCCTGACACATACATTTGTTGGCCGGGATATGCTCAATGCGACAGGGACAATAGCCGTTGTTGGACTTGATGGAGGCGCGGAATTCTTCGACCTCCTCTTTTGTCCAGCTGGGGTTTGTAATAATTTTCATGTTAAAGCCTTTCTGCATACTGATTAGAAGAAGCGAGTGTGACACCGAGAACAGGATCTTGGACTGGTGCGCTACCGGGAACATAGCGGCCAAACTTGATGATGATGGTGCTGCCATAGACGGTGTTTAACATACGAAGAGAAACCAGCTGCTGTGTTAGTTCCTGCGGATAGTAACCGGTATAAATCACAAAATCATCCAGACAATCCTTTTGGCGAAAGTAAGCGATCAAACCGTGCAGTTCTTCAAACTGGAGAAACGGTTCCAGACCACCAACGACAATTGCGGTAGTGATGGGGTTGTGAATGTATCGGTCAAACAAATCAGCATAAGAGACGGTATGTACAGGCGAATTAGCAAGAGGGCTGTTCTGACACATAGAAACATCGCACCCGGCATCATGACAGCACTTCCAATCACAGGTGGCGGTGCCGAGAAACATAGCAGGCTTTTTATACTGAATAAAATCTTCATCCAGAAAGCCGCGCAGAGTAATAGAATCCGGCATAATCACATCTCACTCATCGTATTCAGGTCCATCCAGTCACGCATTTTGAATTCAGCCTTGCGCTCCTTGGAATAGGTGCGTTCCGGGGTAAGGAAACCAACGATACGCTGATAGGTGGTCACTTTGGGTTTGCCACAGATAGGACAGGTATCACCGTAGAAGCCGTGGTTTTCCTCGCAAGCGCTGATACGGGTGCAGAATGCAAAGTAAACAACGCCCTGGTCGGCAACATAGTTCAACATCTTCCATGCGGTATCAAAATTATTGAACGGTTTATCAATGTTGATGTGAGCGATGGAGCCGCCGTTGCAGGCTTTATCGAGAGCGGCAGACAGGCGGACTTTTTCCTGCAGAGTGGTTTTTACACCGAGGGGAATCCACTGGTTGCCGTACAAGGGCAGTTCATATTTTTCATCCGGGAAGAACAGCATATCTTTCTGCATCAGAACTGCGGCGGCACGCTCACCTGGGATTTCCTCAATGTTGGCACTGTAGTCTTTATCCTTGATGTAATTGTTCTTGACGGTGTTGATGATTTGCAGGATATCCTCAGCGAATTTCAAGCCCTCATCGGTATAGAACGTGTTGCCGAACTCGTCCTTAGAGGTCATGTCGAAGTGCTGTAGGGTTTCGTAAATGCCGATCACGCCAATGGTATTATATTGGGAGGCCATGTTCATGATGTGCTTGGAATAGTTGGGGAGCAGGCCCTTTTCGATATTGCGCTTGATGATATGGCGAACTGAATCCAGAGTGTCAAGGCAGAGTGTTACGGCATTTTTGAGATTAGCAAAAAACTCTGCGGGGGTGGTGCTGGAATAAGCAAGACGAGCAAGATTGATGGTGTTGACCTTAATAGAACCAACCTCCAGTGCAGTACCGCCAATGGAATTAAAATACCCAAGATCTTTGATATCGGAGACAAGGCGGCAGCAGTTGGAGAGGCTGGTTACATCTTCGCTGATGAAGAAGTTACTATCTGCCCAGGTAATGTTATGAGCGCAGCACCAGCGGGCAAAATCTTCGTTGACAAACTTGCCATTCTTACGCAGCAGGGAGTAGGTAAGAACCGGAAAGGTCATCATGTTTTCGCTGCGGATCTCGCTGACAACATCCATAAAAGCTTTTTCATACTCGATGATGCCGTCGATTTCATCAATCATAAAGGAGCCATCCGGGAAGGTTTTACCACCAAAGATGGCCTCCAGGTAGGACTGATCCATGATGGTGAAATTAGTAAAGGCGCTTTGGTTGACGCGCAGGTACGGCTGATTAAGCTTGTAGACAATGCGCTGGAACTCCTGGTTACGGTAATATTCCGGGGACTGAATGTAATAACCGGATTCGACATCTTTTTTCCAGAAATAATAGGAATAAACCAGGAAGCTGGGCAGGCCGCAAGCGCCACTGCTGCGATTGGAGGTCCAACTGACAAACTCACCGACAAAATCCGTGAAGGTGGTCAGGTGCTTGGGCGGCTGGGCGTTAAAGTTGTCAATAAAATAAAGGCCCTTATTGACAAGTTCCTCGATATCATAAGCAAAGCAATAGGGGACAAAGGTACTTGATGCAGCATCGTGCAAGTAGAAATAGCCGAGGTATTCAGCAGTTAGCCAATTCTTGGCGGTATCCAGGCCATGGGATTTTTTGAGTTCATAGAAGATTTTGTTAAAGGCAAGAAGCTTGGAATGGGGTTTGTGCATCTCGGTGGTGAGAGAGCAGATATCCTTGGTGCCGACATTGGCATTGCCGTCGATACTGGCATCGGCCACAGTCTGCTTGTCGATGAAGTTATCAATAAAATCGGTGTAGTTCAGCTGTTCGTTTGCAAAGCCGTTGAGCTTGGCCAGGTCTGGGCCATACTTACTGATGAGGTAATCCAGTTGTGTGGTAAAATCTTTATCGAGTTTAAGGTCAATAGAAAAATCCATAGAATCACTCCTGTTTGTTGATCCAATCATTTGCAGTCTTAAAATCCATCAATGTGCCGTCCACCGAAAGCATCGGGACGGTAGTAATACCCATGGAGAGCATGGTTTCTGTGTTTGTTTCTTCTTTATAAGTCACCCCCTTTGCGGCAAGTTTAGCGGCCAGCACCTTGCAGCGCGGGCAATGGGTTGTATACATAATGATGTTCATTCGGCATCTCCCTTCAATGTGGCGGCAGGAGCATCACGAGAGGTGAGGATGGTGTCGTCAGAGATATACTTGCTGTAATCAAACTGTGGAGTTGTACGATATGTAACGGCGGAAGCAGCCTGAGCGAAGGCAGAGGAGCTTGAAGCGTTTGCTTTTTCTTTGGCCTTATCCAGCTCCATGACAGTGAGGACGCAGTAGTTGGCAAGATCCAACAGAGTATCGCGCAGAGATTCATTGACCTTGGCGGGGGTGCCCTTGATAAGATTCATGAAGCGGTGGTACTTATGGGAGATCTGGACGGCGGCGGTGATGATGCCGTTATCGCCAAACTCCTGATAGAGCTGGGAGAAGGAATTGCCGTAATCTGCGTTTTTTGATTTGAAGGTATCGCACATTTCAACCTGGATGCGACCAAAGCGCTGAACATCATTCATGAAGTAACCTCCTTATAGATACATAAAAAATTTAATTAGCCAGCCGGCAAAGAGGGCGACCAACGCGGGCGGGCAGAGACCGGCAAGAGTGCCGAGGAAAACACACAAGCCATCCGGCAGAGACCAGGAATCAAAGCAGCTTGACTTGCCGTCAATGACGTTTTGAACATCATTCTGCAGGGGAATTTTGTGAGGGATGCCGGTGGTATCGACGATAAATTCAAGAGCCAGGCCGATGCCAGCTGCATGAAAGACGCCGATGGTGGGGATAGAGCCAATGGCTAAAAACCAGTTCCAAAGTTTGGATGCGGCGAACCCCCAGACGGGAATGTGCAAAGCCCAGGCAGCAACGGCGCAGGCGTTAAGCTTTACAGCGCGGGTGGAATCAGTGAGGACTTTATGGACAACTTCGGACAAGTCACGAAGAGCAGTTTCATCGTCTTCAGCCTGGTTGATATGTAACTCGTAGGTTTTGAGGAACTTGCGGATTTCTTCTTGGGTCATTCGGACGCCTCGATATCATTGAAAATTTCAGGGTAGACAGCCTGCAGCTCCTTGAGGACAGGAATCATGAGGGCGCGGATAGCGGGGTGGGCATCCTTGGCAGTGCGAAGGCGAAGGACTTCATGCCATTCGCGCAGGTTCCAGGTGCAGACGATCTCGGTTTTGAGGCAGAGGGGAAGGACATCGCGGGCTTCTTCCGGGGTGGCACCAGCATTCAACATGTCACGATAGCCTGTTTCAGCAAAGCCACAATAGTTTTTCCAGGAAATACGTTTCCTGCCGGTATAGCCATGGTCAATAACTGTGATTTCATTGCCGAACTTATCTTTGTTGTAATTGCAGTAGCGGGTGGATTCCTGGGCGTAGGAGCCGATACGGTGACGGACGATCTCGTTGGCGACGCCGCGGTCAGTGATGAATTTAATGGTCAAGCTGATGTGCTCGATCATAGCGTAATGATGATTTTTACAGAGCATGGCGACCATTTTGGAATCACTGCCGGGCTTGATAGCATCCTCGCTTTGATAGCAGGTGCGGGCGATGCGCTCGATACGCTGCATGGTGACATCACGGTTGAGCGGGGTGATCCATTCGTGGGATTGAGGGATAATTTTCATTCTGTGGGTGCCTCCTGTAAGATGACGCAGTTGGATGGGTAGAGAAGGATATAATCTTTCTCCCAGGCATAACCGCGGTAGGTAGGGTTGGAAACTTTGACGCGGCAAGAAGTGAAACCGATTACAACATAAGTGTTCCAGTTGATGCCGCTGTTTTTATCCGTCTGCGCATAGGCAACGGTATCGCCGACATGGATTTCGCGGCCAATGGCATCGGTAATTGGTTCAGTCATGGGCGGCCTCCTGTTCGGGTTCGCACTGCTTGATAAGATGGCCGATCCAGAACAGGCGCTTAGGGGTGACGGGATCTTCTTTCAGGCAGGCAAGAGTGTGGTTTTTGCGAAAACGAGGTTCAAATTCCAAAGTAAAAACGGTATCTGCATTGGAGAGAATGAAGTCTTTATAGTCCTGGCGAAGGATAGGCCAATCGGGATCGTTTTGGATAGCGGTGAGATCAAATTTGACTTTATCGCCATCTTTGTAATCCAAGATATTGCCGGTGTTCTGATAGAGCCAGGCGATGGCTTTGCCGTTGCGCTTGATGTTGACGGCGTTTGCGATTGCTTTGTTTTTGATAAGATCACCTGCTTTGGTAAGAGTGAAAAGGTTGGCGGGCATTGAACGCTGCACGCTGGGCGGGTGTTAGATCATTGATGTTATAGGTAATGATGAGAGCGGAACATTTGGAAGCATAACTGCGGCAGATAGATTCAAGCTCTGCCTTGGCACGCTCTTTGCGGTGGAGTTCACGGGTAGTATTCATGGGGGCGGTGGATCAACTCCTTTAACGAGAAGATAGGTTTTGCCCTGGAGGGCAGCCGGGAGAAAGACCAGGCGGCCGGCAGTAAGGACGAAGCAGCCGATTTGAAGGCGGGTGATGACCTGGTAGCTGCGGTGGGCACGGAGCAAGGGAGAGGCGGATGGATAATTGGAGAATAGGACGGCTTGCATCATGGCTGAACCCCCTCCAGGTGCTGTTTCATTTCGCGGTAGAGGATATCATGGATGAGCTTGCCGGAGGTTTGAGGTTCACAGAAAATGAGCTTGCAGTCATAGCGGGCAAGCCAGGTTGTGAGGCTGGCCACCATGGCGACAGGGGACATTTTGCTGCGGTATGTACCGGCGTAAAGCATTTCCCAGGTGGTGCGCTCAACAAGCAGATAGGTGCGGGCACCGGCTGCTTTGGCACGTTCAAATTCACGGGTAAAGCGATCACGCTGGGAGGTAAAGCAATTTGCGATTTCGTCGCTGGACATCTTCCGTTCAATCACGACGATATTTTCCAGGCTGTAGGGAACGCCGGTGGGCAGGATGACCTTGGCAGAATAATCGCCAAAATTGAGCTTTTGCCGTTCGACTGGGCAGCTCATTTGCTGAATGCGCTGAGTGAGCGCCGAGGTTTCGTGCTCACGGGTATCGATCAGGATAGTAAAAGTTTCAAGGGCGGATTTAACAAAGACTGGTTCGATAACATCACCCCCTAGGATATGAACCACCAGAACAAGCTGAAAACGATGGCTGTGAGATAGAGTTTGTACCAGGCATCACGAGATAAAAAAACCGATTGTCATTGGTCGAGGGCTTTGAACCGCCCCACCGGCCAGGCGAGAATGAGGTTGAAGGGATAGATGAGTTCAAACTGGGAGGGGAAGAAGACGTGGAAATCAAAGTAGGCGTATCACCAAGCATCGAACTCTTGGTGACGTTACCGAAAATAGTGGCAATAACACTGATGGCAGTATTGAGAACCGCCATAACCAGAAAAAAATTAACGTACATGGCTGTATTTATAAAGAAAAGTGTTGAAATCCGTTGTGGACTGAACCCAGCCGGCATCGGTGCGGGACCACTTGCCCTCCTGCTTGGTGCCAAGAACCTTGATGATATCGCCTTTAGCGATGGGGTTTTGATCCATGGTGGAGGGACGAATTTTGAAAGTGACGGTTTGACCGGTTGCAAGCTGGTACAGTGCGATGGTCTTGTTTTTATATTTGCCGTCAATAGAGAGAATGTAGTGGTAGGTGGAAGCGAGAGAAGGGTTTTGGTATTGGAGGTAACCAAGGTACTCACTCTGGGCATTTAAGACCTGCTTGACATGCAGCGGTTCATTCGGCAGATCATTCCAGATGGCTTGAAGAGCAGAATCATACTGGAAATCTTTATAGGTTTTAAGCTGGTCAGATGTTGTGGAGTAAGCTTCAATGTAAGGTTTGTACGAAGACTTAGTGTCCTTTGGAAATTGAGAACGGCCATAGAGGTCATTACACGCACTGATAAACTTGAGAATCTTATTGCCGCCAGCAAATGGCTTAAAATAATCCAGCAGGACAAGCGTTTCGATCTTGGCGGAGTTTAAGCTGCGGGTATGGGACATTTCTTTCCAGAGAGAGTAAAAATCGGTGAATTTACCGGACTGATACATTTTCCAGAGGTCATTGGCACAACCTTGGCTTAAACCTTTGATGGAGAGAAGCGAAGGGTCAATGGCGTGATTTTCTTTATCAGCGATAAACTTGCGGTTATCATGCCCCCACTGGATAGGTCCTTCATGAATACCAAAACCGCGGAGCATTTCAGCTTTGAGGGCAGCTACTTTCTCCTTTTTGCCTTTATTGGAGAAGTGCTGCAGGCAGACCTCGTAAAACTCATAGGGATATGTGGCTTTCTGCCAGGCATTATAGAGGGAATCATAGGCCATACAGGCTGAATGCGATGAGTTGAAACTGTACGCTGTTGCGTCGTTAATAATCTGCCAAATCTGATTTGCGATTTCAACCGGCTCTTTGCCCGGTGGACATTGGCCTTGAAGCTTATCACAGAGGCCGGAGATAAACTGTGCCTTTAACGGCTTAACCTTTTCAGGATGCTTTTTGGCAATATCCTTGATGATGCCGTAGCACTGGTCTATGGGGAAGCCGGCAAAGTTCAGAATCGTCATCAAATTTTCCTGATATAGAATAAAGGAGTATGGGAACTCTTTTGTTTGAATCAGATTGTCAATGACAGGAACGCCGTAATCAAACGGAACGCGGCGCTCAAATGTGGGATACATGGACTTGAAACCGGGACGGATGGCAGCAACAAAAGCGGACAGCTCAGAAACGTTTTGCGGTTTGTAACGCATGAGTTTTTGAGTGGTGGAAGCTTTTTCGCACTGGTTGACACCGCAGGTGAGACCGCTGGCATAGATATTCCAGACGGCTGGATTATCCTTGACTTTTTCTGATAGTTCATCAACGGTCAGAGGTTCCATGCCGATACGCTTGAATACTGCTGCGGTAAGAGCTACGGTATCAACAATCAGCCAGTCATTTTTAAGGAACTTATATTTTTCAGCCACAGCGCCATCAATGACGGTGGTAATATATTCCTTTTTGGTTGTTTCGCTTTTACATTTGATAAGACCAATCTGGCGGCGGATGCTGCCCTGATAAAGAAGATAGGCACAAGGAGCTTTTGATTTTGATACAATTAAGCCCCAGTAAACCTCGCTGCGTTTGACAAGATCCTGATATTCTGGGTCAACATAATCATAGATACTGATATCGGCTTTATCATCATCATCGGCATATTTGAGAGCAACTTCGTACTTTTCAAGCTGGTCACTGATTTTATTGGCAGTTTCAAAATCCAGCCTTTGAGCGCGGGCGTACATCTTAAATGCAGCTTTCTTTTTCATGGTGCCAAAGGCAATCATAGGGTAAGCATGGTCTGCACCGAGGATTTCGCGCTGGGCACGCTCGAATGGTTCTTGCGCACTGATATTCTGGTCGATATCGGGCAGGCTGTTCGTCTGAATAATACGAGTAGTAGAGAGGAATCGTTCTGGGTACAGACGAATGGGAGATTTGAAACGGTCAACTTTACTGAAACCACAGAGGGTATTGGTAAAGTAGCTGACAGCAGAACCACGGCCAGTGTTTGTGATGATGCCACCATATTCAATGCCGCGTTTGACGATTTGATAGTCAATTAGTGGATAATCCACCATGCCGGTATCTCGGTAAGTATGAGCTTCCATCTTGACGCCATCAAAGTAACGCTGATAATCCTCTGGCGGAACGTGTTTCATATACTCGCGGAACTTAGAACTGATTAAGCGATTGTAGATTTGATATTTTTCCTCTGGGGTTTTATCCGGGTACAGAGTGGGAAGTTTGCGGTTGGTTTGAAAAACCTCGCTATCATAATCTTCAAAATCACAAATCAGATCTGTGTTGCGAATGGCCTGGTCAACTGCTTCTGGCGGGACGACGCCCTGTTCGGCAAAACGCTGGCGAACGGTAGCTTCATTTGGATAGTCCATATACCAGCCATCCTCGTCGTCATAGTGGATATCACTGGCGGCAAGAAGAGCATCACGTTCAACAGATTGTTCCGGGTAGATATAGTGGCTGTCAAGGCCAACAATCATCTGGATACCGTACTTTTTGGAAAGCTCCAAGATTCTTGCGTTTAGCTGCTTTTGCTTATCGGTATTATGAGCCTGAATTTCAAGCATGAAGTTATCCTTAAAATGGTTATGTAGGCGAAGGACTAGATTTTCAACATAATTAGGTTCATAATGCCAGAATGCAACGCAGGCAGAAGTAACAAAAACATCGTTGGGCGGCAGTTGGAACAGGAGTTCTTCATCCAGACGTGGGCGATAGTAATAACCGTCCTCATTGGCGGTAGATAGAACTTCGTTGATCCACTGACGACCGTTTTCGTTTTTGGCGAGAAGAACAATATGGCAGTTGGTACGGTCTTTTTCGTGCCGGTCTTTAACCCAGTAAGCTTCGGTGCCAAAGATAAACTTGAGGCCATACTTGATAGCGATTTCACGGCATTCATGATATTTACCCTGCCAGCCGTGTTCCAAAGAGCAAAGGATGTTCTGACCGAGTTCAACAACGCGTTTAGCATATTGTTCATAGGTGGCGGGAGAATCGGGGGTATAGATGTTGGAGCAGCAGGTGTGCTTATGGTAGTTCTGCATTAGCATGGCCTCCGTGTACCATTGAACATATCCTCCGATGCTCGTGAAAACTCAGCAAAAGATTGTTCTCGTTCTGCAGCCACTGCTTTTGCAGCTTCTTCTGGAGTATCAAAATGGCCAAGGTAATGCCGAATGCCATTACAGGTAATTTGTGCTGTCCACGGTTTGCCCCAGCCTTTATTTTCCCAGACGTCGGCATAACCGCTTTTATTGTCCGCACGCATTGCCTGGTTTTTCATATTATCGGCATGTGTAACTAACCGCAAATTTGAACGTCGGTTATCGTATGGCTTGCCGTTAATATGATCAATTTCCATTTTGGCCGGAATATTTTCCTCTCCAAATAAAAGCCGATGCATCAAGACGTAGTGATTATGCCGAATATTATTTTCGTCAAGATAATAAGTATAAAGAGTTCGTAAATAACCATCTTGATGTTTATGCCAACAGTACGAAGAGATAAGGGAATAATCTTCTTTGGAAAAATAAAATTCATAACCAGCACGGGTTGTACCGATATAATATGTTCCATCGTCAGATAAGACATATGAATTTCTTTTTGTATTAAAATGAGTTATATCTCTTGAATGATCATAAATTGATGGCGTTTTTATTCACCTCCTGTAATTTATTTCAAAAGCCCTGCGGGGGCGGGGAACGGGTGGTCATGGGTGGCTCCTTGGTTAAAACAAATCAGCTTCGGTTTTGGGCGGGTCTGCGATGAGGGCTTGGGCGTTATAATCCCGGATGGCGGGGCAGATTTTGCGGTAGTTACAGAGGTTATTGCAGAAGAAAGCACTGTCCTTATCGACCTTGCGGGCAGGCCAGGGAGTGGTTTCATCCTGGGGCAGAGACTCATAGACATCGGCGACCTTGTTGATGTAAGTAAGAGCTTCCTGCTTGAGTTCCGGGGTGTAGGGGTAAGGCTCCACAAATGGTTTGATGCTGAACTGCTGGGCAATCGACATGGGAAACCTGGGACCAAGAAGATTTGTTTCTTTGAAGTCAAGCATGGCAAATTCAATCTCGGCTTCATCCATACCAGCATCGCGGCAGGTAGATTCGACCGCGGGGGCGATGGTATCGTAAATTTTGGAGCGGTTGACGATGCGGGTACACTGGGTTTTGTTGCGCGAACGGGATGTGGCGTACCAGGTGTAACGGATCTCGACATACTTGAGCATGATCCAGGCGAGATTTTTGACTGTATAACCGGCCTGTTCCAATGCCATAGCGTAGATCACAAGCTGGCGGCCATGCTCCAATAGGGTAGATGGGGCGAATCGTGTGCTCGTTTTCCAGTCGTAAACCGACACAGAGCCATCGGGTTCCAATTTCATCAGGTCAATGTAACCTTGAATGGCGCGGGTAGGACTGACGCGGTAGATAAGCAACTGTTCTGTTTTGAACTCGCCCCTAGGCGGGTAAAAGTTCTGGCAGAAGTGGGTCATATCCTTGATCCATTTTTCTTTGATTGAATCATTGCCGCGGAAGTCCTTAGGAAAGGTAAGGCCGAGGGTTTCACATTCATCCAGGGCATTATGTAGGGCAGGAAGAAGGTCGTCACAGGTTGCTTGCTGGTGAATCAACTGTTCCAGAACATCGTGCATAGAGCCACCTAACCGTGAATAAATACTGTCGATTCCTTCTTCATGTTTGATGTAGGAGTACCACGCCTGGAGTTGGCACTGCTCAATGGTGCCTAATTTGGAAAAACTGTATACATTTACGCCGGCATTGAAAAGTTCTTGCAGGCGGGGGTCTTTGGCGCGTTCGATTATAACCACCTCACTTTCGTTTGCAGGCAGGCGACATAGGCATCGCGGCCAAGGTCGGCGGGATTTTGTTTGCTGCCTGCGGGGATAATATCGTGGTCAGGGTCCCAGACATAGCCGACCCTGGTAGTTAGGATTAAATTGTTTTGGACAAGCTTAGCAGCTTCTTCCCGGATAGCGTCTTCTTCTAATCCTTCATCGAGAGCGAGAACAATAGTTTTGGGGCGAAGAGAAAAGATCATGCTGCGCTGGGCCTGAGAGACATGGCAGCCGCAGAGACCGAGCGAGATATGGGCACCGAATGATGCGCATTGCATAGGGGCTTTTTCTGATTCAAAAAGGACCACGTTCTGGGTTTCGATGATGCGCTGGTAATTTTGCTGCAGGGCGAACAGGGTTTTGCTGCGCGGGCAGCTGACGATGGGATACCAGCGGTCCTGATGGGGGCAGTTGGGGTCATTGGAGCGACCCATGATGCCGCAGAGCTGGCCATCAAAATTGCGCTCCGGGATGGTGATACGGTTGGAAAGAAAATCATAACCAACCTGAAATTTTTCCTGCGTTACATAATCAATGCCATCGCGGAAGAACATCTGGTTGTACTTGCCCAAGTATGGCTGCAACGTTTCCTCTGGGATGGGAGGCACGGAGTAATCCTCCGGCTGATCAGGGAGGAGCTTGCGGTAGAAGCCGCCGAAGGGATAGTGAACTTTGGCCGAGAAATCATTCTGGTCGAGATCCAGAACGGTGGTGACAAAGGTTAAGCTATCTGGGAAAGTGCAGTTCAGGCGCGACATGATGAGGGTGAAAAGATTGCCTTTGCCGTTGGTGGAAAAGCAATAAAACCGCAGGGAATCAACATCTAGAACAATGCTGGTAGGGTTGGTGCCGTCCGCCCGTGAAAAGCGGAACTGGGCTTTGGCTGAATTAAACGTAATGTTTTCATAGCCGAGGGTTTCGAGGATGGTGTAGATATCATCCGAGTGGCCGATCAGGCGTTGGGAGAGGAGTGCCGCGTTCATGGGCGCACCCCCTTTAACGGCCGATGGCTACATGGTCATTGCGGATGGTACAATAGCCGACCTCTTTCCAGTTGTTCCAGCTGAGGTTTGCTTCATACAAAAATTGCTGACCGTCTTCATCGTTACGGGTTTTATCGAGAAAGGCGACGATGTACTTTTTGGTTTTATCCAGCGTGATGGGGGTGGTGAATTTTTCCCAGGTGCCATCCGGTTTGCGGGTGCGGGTGTATGCGTGACAATCACATTTTTCGCCGGTGTATTCATCCTGCCAGAGTTCCCGAATATAAATCATTTCGGAAAAGACCTCTTTGATTTGTTTGCCGTTGGAAAGGGTGGAGGCATCGAGAAAGCGCTGGTTTTTCATGTAGAGAGCCAGCTGATAGGTACAGACGATGGAGACGTTTTCCCGACTGGCACACTGGAAAATTTTGCGCGAGGACTGCAAGAGCTGGCGATACATTTCCATATTGCCGCCGTCATCGTCCGACTTCATGGTGTCCCACAGGAACATCTGGTAGCCGAGTTTGGAATATTTGCGAACCGACTTGATGACGCGGGAGGTGTCGTTATCGAACATTTTGATGAAGCGGATGGAAGAGTATTTCTTTTGGCTGATGGCTGCCGCTTTAAGCAGCATTTCTTTTTGTTCATCCGTGAACTTGCCGACCTTGAGATGCTTGCGCGTCATTTTCCAGTAGCCGAGATCATTGGTGAGGATATGGATGGTGAGCAGCTGTTTGTAGGCACGGACCTGCATTTCGTTTGAAATGATGCAGCACTTGACACCAGATTCGGTTAAAGGCAGGATCATATTTTCAAACACGAAAGAGGTTTTGCCGGTGCCGGAGAAGCCGCCCAGCATGTAAAGATCACCAAGGGGGAGGCCGAGAGTGGCCCAGTTGAGGCGGGGACAATTTTTACCGTAATTCAGACCGACCGTTTCGCCCTTATCCAGCTCTGTGATATACGATTCATCAAAGGCGACAGATTCGACTTTCATATCGCGTGTGGAGTTCATGCTGATGGTGTTAAGCTGATAATCGAAAAAGTCGTAGACTTGGGAGTTGGACATGGAATCAAAGCGGGAGGTATCCTGGAAAGTTTTGAAAAACTGTTCGCAAAGATCGGAGAGGGTGTTGAGCTTAGAGATGCGGTCAAAGTAAGCTTCGACGTTATCAACATCCACAAGGGATTTGAGCTTTTCGACTTCCGGGTAGCCGCCGTAGGCCGAGAAGACTTTGCGGGTATCGGCTTTATCCGAAAGGTAAGTATCGACCGAAATGCTATCGAAATTGCGGAAGCCGGAATCATACATGCCGCGGCCAAGCTGGTAGTAAAAGAGGGCATCTTTGGTTTTGATGGTTAAATCATTGCCGAAGTTGACCTGATCGTACTCGCCAAACAAAACCGGTTCTTTCCAGAGGCAGAAGACAAAAGAGGCTTCGTCTTGAGCGCGGGAGGTATTGATTTTATCAAGACAGGTTTGGAGTTCGATATTTAGTCACCGCCTTCCAGAAAATCTGTAATATCTTTGGGCAGAGCAGCAGAAGTGAAATCCTGTGGGGGCGGAGCCTGTTGGGGTGCAGCCTGACGGGATTCAAATTCCTGCTGAGATTTGAGGCGGCGGGCAACATCGTTGATATTGTTGGTAAGGATAGCCATGAGGTAGGATGCTTTTTGATAGTCCGAACCGAAAGAGCGGGAAGCCAGAGCGTATTCAATTTTGGACTGGCATTCCTCCATGGTGGCAAGGACAGCGGCATAGCCGTAATGCTTGAATTGCATGAGGCCGCGGGTGATGACCGTTGGGAAAACATCGCCCGGCTCATAGCCCATATAGGAAGCCATGCGGGTAACAACCTGACGGTAATAATCAGATTCCTGCTTTTTTTGCTCATATAGCTCTTTGGTTTGGTAATAAAAACCATCCGGGGCTTTGAAATAATCCAGCGAGTTGCCATAGATGCCGGTGGCGTGACAGATGACGCGGCGGCCTTTACGGACTTTGGGTGCTGCCATATTTGACACCACCTTTACGCTGCGAAGAGGTCAGCAATCTGGCGCAGGGTTGCAGCCGGGATGTTGGGGGAGGAGAATTTGGGTTCACCGGTGGCGGCCAACAGCTCCTTGGCTTTGGCCTTGATTTCATCTGAGGCGTTGGAGAAGCCATTGACGATGGTGTTGTAATATTCATCACGGTGAGATTCGTCCTGTTCGGCCTGCTTTTCGGCTTCCTCTTTTTTGCGGGCTACGGCTGCCTGTTTGGCGGCGGCTTTCTGCTCGGCCTTGGCGGCAGCATCGATCTGCTTATCCGTAACCGGAGCAACCGTGTGAGCACCGGCGACACCCTGTTTGAAGGCGGCGAGGAAATCCTGCGGATCAAGGGTGATCGTTTCGGGCAGGTCATTGAAACGGGAACCGGCATCAATGGTAGAGGTGCCGCGCAGATGGATGACACGTTTTTCGTTTTCGATTTTGCCGGATGCGATATCGCGCTCAATGGTGCCAACCATGACCATCTGGGCGTTATCAGCAATGGCGCTGTATGTACGGTCCTGCATGAGGTTTGTGAGCTGCTCATACTTTTCGCCGGTGAGGGGGTCCGTGCGCTCCTTAAACTTGGTATGGGACAGGATGAAGACGGCGATGCCGGCATTGCGGATGCGAGAAAGCTGATCGTTGATGATTTTAATCAGACGGTCAGAGCCGCGATTGTAGCCGCCGAAAGCATCATTGATGGATTTGCAGGACTTGCCGGTTTCACGACGGGATTCCCGCATGACTTCATCGGTGGCGATATCAAAGAGGGTATCAAAAGTATCAAAGCAGACGCCCTTGATGCCGTAGTCAGCATTGTTTTCGATCAGATCATCGACGATCTGGACAAGGCCGCGGTGGCCGGTTTCTTCATCGTAATCATCGTCCCAGGTGAGGGCTTCTTCGACCTGGAGGTTATCGAGGTGGTGGAAGCCGGACTCGGTGCCGCAGGAGATGAGCAGACCCTTGGAGGCATTGCCCCAGGCGGCGACAACGAGGTTGCGCCACCAGGTTGTTTTGCCGAATTTGCGCGGGGACAGCAGCATGTAATAGGGGTAGCTGGCAAGATCGCAGCTGATCTGATTCATTTTGAATGCCATAGGTTCACGCTCCTTTTGTGTTGGTGGTTAATTAAAACAGCTCGTCTTCATCCCGCGAGGTGGGGGCGGTGAAGGGCGGAGTTTCCGGTTCCTTTTTGGAGGACTTTTCCATATCGGCAACCGATTCATCCTTGGTGGGGGTGTAGATCAGGTCAACAAACTCGGAATTCTTGAGGCCGAGGTCGATCGGGCCATCCTTGAAATCATTGCGGGGCATGGGGCGCATGAGGCGGAGTTCCTGAACACGGTTGCCGTAGATGGAGCCGCGGGGACGGAAATCTTCAAGAGTGGCATTGCCGGCCTTGATGGAACGCAGCTGGAAGGGAGTGAGGCAGGATTCATCGAACGGCTTTTCTTCAGCACCGTTGACAACACGGCCTTCCCACATCATGCAGAACATCGTTTTGGCTTTGGTATCCAGCTCGCCCATACGATACTCATAGGTAGACTTTTCACCGGGGTCATCCATGTTGTAGACGGCAGTATTGAAGATCATCTGCAACGGCAGATACTTATCGCCTTCGTCCTTGTTGATGTAGGATTCAACATAGCCGTTGACGTAGATCTTGCCGGTTTCCTTGAGGTCGGCTTTGTCGATACAATCCTTGTTGAAGATGAAGGGGACCATGATGGCCAGCTTGGGCTTTTCGACCGGTTCGCCGTCTTTATCGAGCAGGGGTTTCCAAACGGAATCAATGTTGAAGTTGCGGCGCAGGATGCCTTTGGAATCGTAACGGAGGACCATACGGCCATTAACAGTGATGCGGCCGGTGTAGTTTTTGAGAGCTTCGGCCAGGTACTCGGCCAGGTCATAGCCGGTGATGAAGGTTTTGGTTTCATCCGAGCCGATGTTGGTGCGGTAGGTGCGGTAGGGAGCAACCTTGGAAATAACATCGGGGTCAAGGCGGTCAGACCAGCGGATATCAATGGGGTTATTATCCTGGTCGTAAGTTTTGATGACATCGCCAGAGCGAGAAGTATCCAGCAGGGAGACGAACTGAACGCTACTGCCGACCTTGACACCAAAGCTGAGCTTGAGGCGGGTATCAGACATGCCGCCGTAAGTAACCGGGGTGGAGGTGAGCAGATCATTTTTGGTGGAAGGAGTAAAATCACCAACAAAGTTGAAGGTGATGGTGTTGTTTTTTTTAGGCATAAAGGACTCCTTAATATGGCATATTTGCGAAAACTTGTAATTAGAAAAGAAAAAATAAAAAGGCAGGGTTAATCAGCCGCCAAAATCAGGGTCAAAATCGTCATCGTCATCGTCTTCATCGGTCTCGTCATCCTCGAAGTCATAGGATTCATCGTCCTGGGAGGCGGCACAATCACCGGAGCAGTTAGAGCAATCGCCGGAACATGTTTCATCGCAGGGGAAGAAGGCATCATCGACGGTGAGATGGGGGTTGATGGTACAGACGGATTCAATGGCGTTGGCAACAGTATCGGCACAGGAATCACAGACGGTGAGGTCAAAGATATCGCCGTCATTTTCGGAACCATAGCCGAAGCGGTAGTTCATGCGCATACCGTAACTTTTGAAATCAGGAAAAATCTTTTTGCAGACATTGCAGATAAACATGTAAGAACACCCCCGTTAAGATAAGTGAAAAAATGATTGCGGTGGTTGACGAAAAAACGGGGGGGGGGGGGGGGGGCGGGGTAGGAGAAACGGGGGGGAG